GAGTTTCAAAATACTCAAAAAAATGATAAAAAATATGGTAAGTTTGTTGATTATTCGGTTAAATGTATTTCATGTGCTAAAATTTTTATTGTAAATGAACGTGAAAAACTACACCCACAAAAGAAAATATATTATTGTTCACGAGGCTGTGCTAATAAGAGAGTACATTCACAAGGAACAAAAGATAAACTTTCATTAAAAAACAAAAAGGTTAAAATTATTAATTGTGAATATTGTGAAAATAGTTTTGAACAGAAGAAAGTAAACCAAAGATTTTGTGGACATTCATGTGCCACAAAATTCCGAATGCCACTGAAAGGGTATGAAAGAATTGGTGGTTTATGTTCTGTAAAATCACAAAATAAAAGAAGTAAAAACGAAATATATTTTGCTAAATTATGTTGTGAGAAATTTAAGTTGGTTCTTTGTAATGAACAAATTTTTAATGGATGGGATGCAGATGTAATTATAGAAGATTATAAAATTGCAGTATTATGGAATGGTGCTTGGCATTATAAGAAAATATCGAAAAATCATTCATTATTACAAACAGAGAATAGAGATAAATTAAAAATTAAAGAAATTATTGGTTGTGGGTATGAACCATATGTTATAAAAGATTTAGGAAAATTCGATAAATCCTTTGTAACAAAGGAATTTGAAAATTTTGAGAAGCATATAGCGGGGTAGAGAAGCGGCATCTCACGAGCCTCATAAGCTCGGAATCACAGGTTCGAGTCCTGTCCAACGCTACAATGAAATTTAATGGTCTCGGCATAACACTCCGACAAAGGTAAGTCACAAGAAGACTGCGCCAATAGATTTCGAGAAATAAAAGAAGAACTGTTGGTGTTTACAGTAAATTTGACGGCAAATCAGAAAACTACAAAACAAGACTGACGAAATTCTTCTTAAATTTTTAAACGTTCTTTAACAAAGTATTAATATGGGGAGATAGCAAAAATAAAACAAAAGATACTATAGTACAGGTATACAATGGTATAATGGAACTAATACTACAACAGGGGCAACAGCAACAGGATTGGGAACTGGAAATGCGAACACAAACACTGTAGTCAGTAATCAGGGGGCAGGAAACTATGCTGCAAAATTGTGTTCTGATTTGGTATTAGGTAGCTATAGCGATTGGTATTTACCCAGTAAAGATGAATTGAACAAACTCTTTTTAAACAAAACGGCAATTGGTGGTTTTGCTAATAATTATTATTAGTATTTATAATTATATATCAATAATGAAAAAATATAATCCAGTTAATAAATTTATGTATTGGCTACTACGATGGTATGAAAGGAGAGTGTTCTTTGCATACTATAAATATCACGGTTATTCAAGTGATAATGTTTTGCATGTTTACTTTAATATTGATATAACTAAGAATGGATTACTTAGTTGTTGGACTCCAGAAAAAAATATTAAAAGAATAATTAATCTAATTCCAGAATGGGATAAGGCATCAACCTGTAATAAATATCAGATACCATTCCTCAGAAGAATTCTCTTGAGTTATTTCAGGAATTTTAAATAGTGGGTATGGTTCTATAGATAAATCATTTAATTCATTATCATTGGTTTTCAAAGAGCCAACAATATCAATTAACGTTTTTAAGTTATTTGTGATAGAGAATATATTAACATCAACACCAACTATTTTGTAATTATTTGAAATAGTATTAGTTATATCGGTATTGCTAAAAAAATAGAACCATTTTCCGCTTTTATTAATTGCGTGGATTTTTTTAATAACAAAACCCAATTGTCCACTGAATGTTTGATTTGTCATTTTAACCACTTTTAATTAAAAAAACTTTATTCGTATGGCTATATTGAAAACTTATCAAATATATTGATTTTTTTGAGTTTTTACATCTAATTGAGAAAATAAGGTTGGTTAAGGATTATGCTGATAACACGCTCATTCTCATGTAGACCATAATCCAATTTCAATATACATACTCACTGCTCTCTTAGATGAGAGAACTGATTGTGTTTTCAGTAAAAGGTAAAGCAATTGATTTGAACTCAATGATTTGCAGGTTCGAAGCCTGCTCTCCCCACAAATTTTTCAGGTATGCACGGAAAAGCCTCTTACGAAAGTAAAGTAACCGTGTTTCTGGAATTCCCGACTGTCCCTGTGGCAACACAAACTTTCGGGTGAAGATACGAAGGGAAAACTAAAAGTGTTTACAGTAATATCGGAGGTTCGAGTCCTTCCTTCCCCACAAATAACAAAACAAATTTGGGGAAGTAGACAAGTGGTAAAGTCAATAGTCAGTTAAACTATCAAAAGAAAAACAACAAATACTATTAAAATGTTCCCCAAGTTTTAAAAGTGGTAAGGGTTAAACCAAATTTAAATTAAATCAAGTAAACCCCACCGCTTGAAGTTTTTAGGCTGTCGGCACCAGAGTGTTTTTTACAAAAAACGGGGCGTGTCGCCTAACATTTGATGATTAAGAATGGTTTTTTAAGCAGAAGTGCTTATTTTTTCATAAAAAAAGACATATTGTTGTGAGTAGATGTCGGGTTCTTCGGAGCGTGCCACCTGAAGCAGCAATTTGACAGAAGAACTTGTTGTGAATACAGTAGATTGAAAAATGTAATCCCTCTCATGAAGAAGAGGGACAAACTTACCAAATTACAACTAAACTTCTTCTCCTTAATAGAGAGAAGTGTTTTTCGAAGAGAAAATGGGCGGGGACTGACATAGAAATGTGTCTACTCGCCCATTTTTTTTGTTTTTTTTTCGAATATGTTTTGATGTTTCAGATTTAATAGTATATTTGCACTCTGAAATGTTTTTTATTAATAATTGTAATGTAAATTTTTAAACATTCACTATGGAAAAGTTGGTATTAACACAGAAAATGCTTGTAAGCGTTAAACAGACACTGATTGACGGTCTTACCACAGCATCAGGTAGCAAAGCATCAGCAACTTACTACCACAGCAGGGATGAGCAAGCAATTGCTCTCCAGAAGGAAATCAAGAAGATGTACGGTCTTTCTAAGGAACTCCCTTTGATTATAGCAAGTCAAAAGGGTGCGACTGGACAGTTCGTGTCTGAGGTACTTTTAAACGAATTTAAAAATACTTTGAAGGGTGGCGCATGTAATATTGTTAATCCAATCGACTGGTATGATAATGGTCTTAGTGATAAGGCAGTTCTTACCGCACTCAACAACTTGGGTGAAAACGGTCTTCCATATGTATTACGTCTTTTCGTAGACTTAAAGGATGCTAAGATTAACAACGAAAGGTCAAGGAAAATCATTCTTGGCTTTATCTGGGGTCAAACTAACTTGGAATTCTACTCATTGAAGTACCGTAACAAGATTGCTCAGATTTTACGTCACGTTTATGGTGTTAAAAAGACATCAGTATTGCTTTCAATTGCACAGAAGAACATAATCACAAATGGTTTGTACGGAAGTGACAAGGAATTGACAATTGCAACTAAGAACATTCTCAAGTACTTTAACGGTAGTGATACTCGTGCATATAAGTTATTGATGTTCTTGTTCAAGAGGGATTGTGGTGCTAACTTTGTTGGCGTTCAGTATCCTGCAAACGAATTTCCACTTTTGTCAGAATACCAGAAGGCAAAAACTGACATTACTTCTGTAAGTTCAGTACCGGAAGAAGTTCTTATCGGTATGGTTGCAAGTACTTCACACCCTCAGTATCACTCATTGTGGTCAACTAAGGTTCAGAGAGAAGCTACAAAGGCACTCATTCGTAAGAATGTGAAGGTAACTTCTGTAAACCAGCAGGTCCGTCAGACCAAATCAACCGCAAAACTCGGTGTTGAAAAACACGTTGAGGTTGAAAAGGCAACAGACTTCCTTGCACTTTACAAAACTGGTTATGAAACAACTTTCACACCAGAATTAAGGTCAGCAATTGTAAAACTTGCAGATAAAAAGAAAATTGCAGGTTTCTTCTACCAGAATATCGGTATTATTGTTGACGGTAGTATCTCAATGACAGGTGACAAGACCGAATCAAAGAATACCCCAAGGGCAATTGCAGATTTCACTTCATTGGTTCTTATGGCATCTGCAAGGGAATCTAACAGAGTTGATACTAAAGGTTTTGCAAGTGATATTGCAAGTGCATTTATTGAACTTTTGAAGGAAGAAAACCCTTCAAAGCCATACGATGCAATTTTCATCTTAACCGATGGTTACGAAAACGCTTACGATGGATTGACTAACGAAGTTATCTCAATCTGGCAAGCAGAAAGTGGAAGGAGTGTACCAACATTCCAGATTTCACCGATTACCAGTGCCGAAATGGGTGCTAATGTAAGGACTTTAGGTAAGGGTGTTGTCACAATGGCAATTAACAACCCTGCAGCTTTACAGCCACAGATTAACGCAAGGTTACTTGAAATTGACACCAAACGTTGGCTTGAAAACCAGGTTCTTGCTCTTGAAGCTGCTCCTGTTAAGAGAATTAAAAAAATTAGTGTAAACGCTTAAACGCAAATTAATATGTTTCACTACCCAAGAATATTGTTTGAAAATTGGAAAGATGTTGTCGGATATGAGGGTTATTATCAAATAAGTAATTTTGGAAGAGTTAGAAGTTTGGATAGAAATGAAATTAACAGAAATGGTGTCAGTCGAAGACTGAAGGGTTCGTTGAAAGGTACGTTTATTAATCAAGGTAAATATGTGCTGGTTACTTTATCGAAAAATTGTATAAATAAAGCATTTTGTTTACACAGATTAATTGCAGAAGCATTCATTCCTAATCCAAATAATTTGGATGAAGTAAATCATAAAGATAGAAATAAGAAAAATAATTTTTCTTCTAACTTAGAATGGTGCACTTCAAGAGAAAATACTCATCATGCGAGAACAAAAATGAAAAGTAGTAGTAAATATGTTGGAGTATCGTATGTTAAAGAAAAATATCAAAAACCTTGGATTTCAAGAATTAACATTCAAGGTAAAACAAAATTTTTAGGTAGATTTGAAACAGAAGAATTAGCATTTAATGCATATAAATTAGAGTGTGAAATTAATAACATTAAAATCAATACGTTATGAATACAAAAGATTTTTCAGAATTATTGAAAGGTTGCCGTCCTGTCAAAGATAAAGATGGTAATATTATTGTACAAAGCATATTAAATATGCAGATTGTATGCCTTACAACCGATGCTGAGTTTTCATTGGATACTCGCTTTGCGAATCCCTTGACATCATTGGTGTCAAGTAACTCTACCTATGGTCAAATCACGTTTACCAACCAACAGGATAAGGAAGTTATTCTTCCTACTCAGATGGCTGTTTTAACTAAGCAACAGGCACAGAACCACGGTATGGTAAAGGCTGGTTATGTTGAGCCACGTGCTCAGACAACTTTCCATGACGCAGGTTGTGTACAAGGTGGACAGACCGGATACTTCCGTGGAACTCAGGAATTCCGTATGATTCCCGTATCTATGCGTGAAATGTTGTTTGATGCAGTTGGTCAGACATCAGGTCACGGTAATATTTACCCTGCTATTCAGAAGTTAGGTGTAGATACCAAGTCTGGTACTGGTAACTACTTGAACATCTACTTCGAGAAGTTCGACAAGAAACTTGAACAGTTCATTGCACACTTTGAACGTCCAAAGAACTTGATTGGTATCATCGTGTTGATTGATGGTGAGATTGTTGCAATAGACAAGTTTCCTTCATTCACATACGCTGAACAGGTATGGGATTTAATGATTCGTGACTGCTACGGTTCATTGGCAATTATTAGTGAGTTGAAGAACAAAACTACTATGAATGAGTTTACTCAGACATATGAGGAATTGAAGCAGACTCACAGGGAAAATGTTGTTGATTTGCTTGAAAGAGCATTGAAGCAGACAAAAGCTAAAATGACTGCTGATGTTACTGAAAAGATTCAAGAAATTCTTGATTTAACCTTCGAAGCAAAACTTGATACCGAAGGTCAGTCTCAGTCACTCCGTGCTCCCAAATCTTATGTTCTCAAGGCAGAAGGTTATATCGGACAGGTAATTACTGAGAACGAATTCAATCACCTTGTATCAGTTGTTAAGCGTGAAAGGTTTAATCCTGACGCATACAGGGAAGTAAACGAACTTCGTAAGAAGGCTCGTAAGCAGAAAAATTTCAGTCTATAAGATTGAATAAGTATATCGAAACCCCGTAGGAGAAATCTTACGGGGTTTTTTATTTTCCACAACTGTAAGTTTTTAATCTGTTTCTATTGTATTTATTATAAATAAAACCGAAGGAAAAACTTCGGATTTGCTAATTAGGGGTACGGCTTGCAGTTACGAAGAAATGAAAAGAGAAATGCACACATATAAACAAAAATATAACTCGTTTTTTGAATCCGGATTAAGTGTTATTGAAATAAATCGTGAGAAGAAGAATAAGTCATTAACAACAATACAATTTATTGAAAGAGCAGTTAATGTTCATGGCGATATTTTTGATTACTCGAAGTGTGAATATGTTAATATGTCAACTAAAATTATAATCACATGTAAAAAACATGACATAGAATTCACACAAACACCAATTAATCATTTACACGGTCCAATTGGTTGCTCAGTATGTAATAAAAATATTAAACCAAGAATTAGACGTGAAAGGTTTATTAAAAGGGTAAATAAGAAAAGCATGATGATTGGTAGTGTGGGTGAAAAATTAATTGGTTATTGGCTGAATCAACATTCAATTAAGTATGAAAAACAAAAAACTTTTAACGGGTGTAGGAATCGTAGAAATTTGAGGTATGATTTTTATTTACCAAATCAAAATATACTTATTGAATATGATGGAAGACAACATTTTAAACCCGTTGAATGTTTTGGTGGTGAAAGCGAATACATGGTTACTCAATTGAATGATAAAATTAAATCTGAATATGCAGAGAAAAATAATATTACTTTATTGCGTATTCCATATACTGAAAGAAAAAATCTTTCAGAAGTGTTAAAAAATAATATAATAATTTAAAAATAAAAACATATGGGATTTTTCGCACGTCCAAACCTTAGTGATGAACAATTTAAGCAATTAGAGGGTACAACACTAACATTATCGGGTCAGACAAAAATTGAAAATGTAACAGGTTTCTCAATATCTGATGGCAGTAACTTTATTCCTGTCATTGTAACTGGTGGAACTAATTTCGATGTATTAACTTATTGTAATGGTAAAATTACCTTAGAACCTTCAACAGGTACTGGTGGCGGTGGAGTGTATAGCGGTGCATCGCCAACAACATGTACAGTAGGTGGATTATGTTGTGGAAGTCCAATATATGGATTGCCAATTTCAGACATACTTGAGAGTATATTAGTACCAACAGTTAGTCCTGCTGTATCAGCACCTGGACTTTCATTCTACATCAGTCCTTCAACAACATATTATGAAGTTGGTGTGAGTGTGAGTGTTACGGGTTGTTTAAACTTCACCAGAGGTTCAATTGCTCCACAATATTGTGGTACTTGCTGTTTCAGAAGTGGTTTACCAAATACTCATAGATATCAAGACATGAATGGTGGTTTCTGTAATTGCTTACTGACTACATTAACATCAACCTATGCAATGCCTGCTCACACAATAACTCCCGGCAATAATACCTCATATGGTACAGTTTGTTATGATGCAGGTCCAACACCCGCATATGATAGCAGTGGTGCAGTATTTTGCACTGCATTGCCTGCTGGTTGTATAGCACCAATTGCACAAAGTGTTTGTGGCTTATATCCTTATTATTACGGTAAAGTAGCAAGTGGTGGTTGCCCTGCAGGTATTAATAGACCAATTGCAACATGTGCAATGATAATTGGTGGTTGTAAAGTAGTTGCTTTAAGTACAAGTACACTTTGTATTAATTTCAGCAGCTCTCCAGATGATTATATTTGGTTTGCAACACCAGATGCTTCAGCAACTAAAACAAAATGGTTTGTAGATGCACTTAATAACGGTAATATTGGTGGTGCTGTAAGTCCTGGTGGTAATCTATTTCCTTCAAATACAACCGTTTGTCCTGTTTCAACAGTACTTTGGGGTGGTCAGTGCTACAAGATTTATATCAGTAATTATCAGACTGCTTCAGCAACAATAATGGAATTAAGAAATAGTTAAAAGATATGGCAATAATACTAAACGATAACATTAAAATAAATGCGGGTAAACCGAGTGAGTCAAAATATTTAACCACTGGTAATACCGCATATGCTTCAGTAACTTCAGCAAATGCATTATTACCTGTTCCTGTAAGATATAATGGTTTAACTGTACTTGTTAATAGCGGTGGAACTAATATTGAATATTGGTATAAAGACGGTGTTGCTGATATTAATCTTATTGAAAAGAAATACGACTCAACTGTTCCGATTGGTGATTTTGTTACAGGTGGAACTAATGTTGGATATTTCAGTGGATTTACTGGTATTCAGACACTTCCAATTGATAACATGACTGACAATACCTATGATGGTAATTATAATTCACTTTATAATTATTTTTATAGGGGTACTGATTTTAAAATTCATACTGGTACACCGAGTGATAATATTGCTAAAAGAGGTTACTTAAAATCAACCGGGCAGGTTAAGTCATGGATTTGGAATGAAGGTTTAGACTATAGTGTTGGTTGGATTTTTGTTGATGGCGATGTTACCAATTTGATTGGTATTAATCCGACAGTAAGTTCATATTATAATGGTGTAACAACATTTCCGTACACTACAACTGCTTGGGTAACAGGAAGTTTTTATAATAACGGCTCAACTGCGGTTATAAACACAGTACTTGGAAGTCTTACCACAGGTAGTACATATACTAATGGTGCGCCAGTATTTGCAGGTGAAGTTAATAATGTGTTGAATTTTAAAACAATTCAGAGTAAAACTCCAGACTTGCTGAAAATTACTGCTGACGAATCCCTGATTTATTTTTCTGGAAAAACTCCAACAGTTTTAGGTTCAAATGTCGGAATTGGTGTTGATGTTTATAAAGACACAACAATAAATATTAGTGATACCACATTGAATTTCAGAACTATTGTGGGTGGTGGAAACACTGTTGTTACTCAAAGTGGTGACACAATCGTTATTTTTTCAAGCGGTGGTACTGGCGGTAGTGGTGACACATATAACTTAGCAAGTCCTGCTGCAATATGTGTTGGTGGAATTTGTGCAGGAACATCATTAGTTGGTAAAACTTCTTTTGAATTATTCGAGGAATTATTAGTCCCAACATTATATCCAGTACTTACTAATCCAAGTAGTAGTATGAGTTTAAGTCCTTCAGGTACTTTTGAAGTGGGTTGTCATATTCCATTGTGTATTTTAAGTTGTTTTGATGCTGGCTGTATTAATCCACAGTTTACTGCAACATGTAGTAAAAGAAGTAATGGTGTTAACTTATATTGCCTTACAGGTACACAAACTGCTCCGGGTGCATTTAGTTGCACTTCACCCACATTTACTTTTCCTGCAGGTACGTATGAATTATTATATGGTACACAAACATGGGGAAGTTGTCAGCATTATAATTGCGGAGTTCAGCCAAAAGATAGTAAGAGTTATAATTATTGTTCGCCATTAATTGCAGGAGAAACTTCTGCAATATCTGCAAGTTTAACAGGAATTTATCCGTATTATTATGGTAAACTCGTTGCAGGTAGTCGTCCGGCTGTAACAAATTCTCTTGTAACTGGTGGAACTAAGGTTGTTGCAGACAGTAGCGGTACTGTGACGGTTAGTTTCAACTCAAGTACAAGTGAATATACTTGGCTTGCAATTCCATACACAGCAACAGCAAAAACATGTTGGTATGTAAATGCTCTTGATAATGGTCATGTGAATTGTGCTCCATCAGATAAATATCCTGATGAATGTTTAATTGGAATTACTTCTGGACAAGGATGTTGGTCGGGCATAAATTATAAGGTTTATATGAGTGGAACTGTTGGTGCAATAAGTGCTCCAATGGAATTCAGAAATAGTTAAAAAACAATAGATATGGCAATAAATTTAAGTGATAATATTAAGGTCCAAGCACCGAAACCAGCAGATAGTAGATATCTGAACATTACTGTTCCATATACTGGCACAACTGAGGTTAATATGCTTATACCTTCGGGCGAAAGATTTCCGGGGTTAACTGTATTAATAAACGGTACTCAGACAGGTGGTGTTAATAAAGAATATTGGTATAAAATTGGAGTGGCTGACGTAGATTTAGTGCTCAAATCATTAGGTGGCACAAGCGTATTGACAGGTGCAACAAATGGTTTAACACTTGTTAAAAGTGGTACAACAGCAATATTAGGTGGTGTATTAACAGGAAATACTGTCTTTGATGGTACTGTTTCACAATATACCTTAAGATATGCAGGTGATTACAGTGCATCATATACTGACCGTTCTTTAATTGATAAAGGTTATGCAAATGCAATACTATCCGGATTAAAACCAAAACAAGCGGTTAGTTTGGCAACAACAAGCAACATCACTTTAAGCGGTAATCAGTTAATTGATGGGTATATGACAACCACTGGCATGAGAGTCTTGGTTAAAAATCAAAACAATTCTACCACTGGTGATACTGCAAATGGTGTATATAGTGCCTCAACAGGTATTTGGGGTCGTACTACAGACTTTGACGGTACTGAAGTGGAGAGTGGTTCATATATGTGGGTTTTAAGTGGAAACACAAATGCAAATAGTTCATGGGTGCTTTCAACACCAGACCCAATATTTGTCGGTGTAACATCATTAAATTTTGTATTATTTAATCACGTTTCTGATGTTCTGGGTGGTCCTGGCATAACAGTTGTTCAATCTGGCGGTACACATACAGTTAGTGTGAATGCCACAAATGGTTTAACAGCTACAATGGCGGGTTTGGCTTTAGGTGGTACTTTAACAGGAAATACAGTTTTAGGTGGCGGTTTTAATTTACAATATAGTGGTAGTTATCTTCCGGGTCTTTCAGCCAACTCGCTTATAACTAAGCAATTTGCAGAAAGTCTTGTTGCTACTGGTGGTACTTATAATCTTGCTAACCCCGCAACAAAAACAGTTGGTGGTGTAACTGCAGGAGATAATTTAACGGGAAAAACAGCATTATGCTTACTTCAAGAGATTTTAGCACCAGAATTATTTCCGACTTCTTTGGTAAATCCAAGTGTAAGCATTGGTTTAAGTCCTTCTGGCACATTTGAAGTTGGTTGCTCAATAGCAAGTTTGAGTGTTACTGCAACATTTAGTAGAGGTAGTATTTCTCCACAATATTGTAGTGCTTCTCCATTCAGAAGCGGTTTACCAAATGCATATAGTTTTACAGGCAGTCAAATGCCTGTGGGATTTCAAGCATGCGCAAGTTCACCTGCTGTTGAAACAGCAACTGCATATAGTGTATTATTAGGCGGTCAGACATGGAGTGTTTGTACAAGATATGATTGTGGCGTTCAACCAAAAGGTAGTTCGGGAACAAACTATAACACACCATTAGTAAGTGGTTGTTCAAATGTATCAAATGCTTCAATAACAGGTATTTATCCATATTATTATGGTAAACTTGCTGCAGGTAGTCGTCCCGGAGTAACAAATGCTCTTATAACAACAGGATGTATTGCAAAACCAGTTGCAGATAGTAATGGAACAGTTACAGTTACATTTAGTAGCAGTGGTGAATGGACTTGGCTTGCAATACCTGCAACCTCAACATCAAAGACCTGTTGGTTTGTAAACGCACTTGATAACGGTAGAATTAACAATGCTCCGTCAGATAAATATCCAGATGAATGTCCAATAGCAATTACTTCGGCACAGGGATGTTGGGCGGGTGTAAATTATAAAGTCTATATGAGTGGATATGCTGCAACAGATGCAAATCCAATACAATTTAGAAATAGTTAAAAAATACAGATATGGCAATAAATTTAAGTGATAATATTTACACAAGTGCTCCGAAACCAACGGATAGCAGATATTTATGCAACCTTACACCATATACGAGCGTAGGTCAAGCGAACAGTAATATTACTGGTGGTGTCGGTGGTGTTAGGTATACTGGTTTAACTGTTAACATTGGTGGTAGTGAATATTGGTATAAAACTGGTATCGGTGACGGTGATTTGGTACTTAAATCATTAGGTGGAACTATCACAGGTGCAACCAACGGTTTAAGTCTATATAATTCAGGTAAAAGTCTTGGATTGGGTGGTTCAATAATCACAGGTACTACACTTACGCTCTCGGTTGGCTCAACATTAACATTTGTTGACTCACGTTTTGCTTCAAATCAAATTGGTGTTACTTATGCGGGTGATTATAGTTTGAATTATATTGCACGTTCAATTGTTGATGCAGGATATGTAACGGGTAAATCAAATCAGGTTAATGTTTATTGTCAAGCAGTTACTGCTGTATATGTGGCAACTTGTTCGAATGATTTTATTGGTGCTCAGAGTGGTTCAACAATTTGTTTGCCAGTAACACCAAAACCATGTCAGAGGATTACAATTACTGATGTTAGTGGTCATGCATTAGAGTGTATGATAATTGTAAATGGTAATGGAAGATGCATTAACTGTGCCGATTGTGCGACTGTTAATACAGACTTTGGCTCAGTTACTTTGGTCAATAATGGAAACTCTTGGAGTGCAACTGCATTCATAAACTAAATTTAACATAATGCAAAGACTTATCGGCTTTTTAACTATTTATAAATAACATAAAAATACGAAATTATGGCATTTTCAACAAAATTAAATCTAAGTTGTGCTAAGTTTGAGCAAACAGATGGCACTCCATTAACATTATCGGGTGATACGAAGATTGCATCTGTTGGTACAATCTGTTATACCTCAGACCAAAGTTCAACGTTTACTGCACGTTCATTAGCTGATGCAGCTTATGTAACAGGTAAAACTGCTTGTGTATTAGGGTCAGCAATAACTGGTGCAACCAACGGTTTGACAAAACAAGCACAACAAGTAAAACTTGGTGGTATTTTAACTGGCAATACTTGCGTTGCTATTCCTGCAGATGTTGCTTTAAGATATTTTATGGCAGGAAACGGCACTTGCTCAACAGCAAGTGGAACTAAATTATATGTCGGTACAAGTTGTGCTCCTGCTGAAAGTTCATGTAACATGGTTGTAGCTGCAGCAAATAGTTGTATGGGTCATAGTGCTGTTATTGTTTGCGCACAATTAAATAATGGTGTTTTTTCAGAATTTTATAATTGTAATGGCTGTTGCAGAACAACATTGTTAGGTACAAATGCTTTATTGTATGGTAATGATTATAGCACATGCTTTATAGCACGTTCAATTCCAGATGCTGCTTGGGTAACAGGTAAAACTACTACTTCTGGTATTCAAACTGCGAATAATGGTTTAACAAAGCAAGGTACAAATGTTAAACTTGGTGGTACATTAACTGGTACTACAACAATTGGATTAGCAGGTAACTCACTATGTTTTGAAGATACGAATGCATGTTATAAATTTACTAATAATAATTTATCATTATATGCATGTGTAAGCGATGGTATTGATATTGCTGGACATCAAATTTCTATGTCAGTATGTAATAGTGGATTAATGTATATCGATGGAACAACAGATGGAATCGGTTTAGTATCAGCAGGTGGAGCATTGGCTTGTGTTGATGGTGCTACTAATGTTGTTTCACTTAATGCTGGTACTGTTTCACTTACTGGTGGTGTTAAACTTTTCACAACTCCAACTGGTGGTACAACATCAGATTCAGTATTAGTTTGGAATTCAACTGACAAACGAGTTAAATGTTTAAGCGTTGCAACTATAACTGGTGCAACTGCAATAAGTGCAAACAACGGTTTGACAAAAGCAGGTAACAATATAAGACTTGGTGGTACATTAACTGGTGCAACAACAATTGATATTAATACAAAACAACTGAATCTTATCGATGGTGTTGGTGAAGCACTTGGCATTAAAATGTGTCCAGGAAACTGTTCAGTGGTATTGAGTTCAAAGGCATTACCAAGCGGATGTTTAACATCAGTATCAGTATCTCAAGATAAAATTGCAGTTGCAACAGAATGTGGATTACTTTTCCACGGTCTTGAGTATACTCAACCATTCTGTCAATACATTGCACAAACCGAACAATCAATTCCAGATGTTTCTTGGGTTAAATATTTAATCACAGGTGGTACTGGCATATCTTTAGCAAATAATGGCTTAACTAAGGTTGGAAATAGAGTTGTTCTTGGTGGTGCATTAACAGGAAATACTTGCATCACAGGTGCATTCGTTTTAGGTGAAAACGTAAATCAAATAAATATTAGTGGTGCAACTGGTGGTGTAAACTTAGGTGGTTCATCCGTAGCATTAAAGAATCTTATTGGTTGTGCAAATAATTTAGTTTGTGTTAATACCTCAACAGGTGTACTTGGTACAACATCAGTTACGTCTCTTGGTGGATTAACCGGAGCAACAAATGGTATTGGTACAACAGGACAAAAAGTTTGCCTTGGTGGTGCTTTAGTTGCAAATACTATTATTGAATCTGATAATGGTAATCGTACATTGACATTAGGAAGATTTTGTGGCTTAAGACTTGCAACATCGGGTGAAACTGATTTAATTATTGTTGGACAAAGCAATGGTACAGTAATGTTCAAATCAGAATCTGGTAGTGGTGCTATTGGTAATGGTACAACAAATGCTATTGGTATCTTAGCTGACTTTAATGGTTCTTCAGGATTTAATATTTTCGATAATAGAGCAGGTGCTGCACAAACAGGTATTGTGTATGTATCTGATTATAGTTTGAACTATACAAATCGTTCTTTGGTTGATAAACAATATGTTGACAGTATTGCTACTGGACTTAACGTTCACGGAGCAGTAAGATTGGCAACTACAGGTCCAATAACTTTAAGCGGTAACCAAACAATTGATGGTGTTTTAACAGTAACTGGAGACAGAATTCTTGTTAAAAATCAAGCATCTGGTTCAACCAATGGTATATATAGTGCCTCAACAAGTACTTGGACACGTGCAACTGACTATGATGGAACACCTTCAGGTGAAGTTTCTAATGGTAACTTAATCCCGGTAACGTCAGGTTCAACACAAAATAATACTCTTTGGGCATTAACAACACTTAACCCAATAACAGTAGGTGTAACTTCATTAACTTTCTCATTATTTGCAACGAACATTGATGTTCAAGCAGGAGCAGGTATTGCGATTTCAATGGTTGGTGGAGTACATACAGTTTGTGTTAACTTAGGAAACGGTGGTTCTACAGGTTGTGGTTTATCTACAGCAGGTACTGGATTATGTGTTGACCCTAACCTTGCAGGTACTGCTTTAAGTTATTCTGCGGGTGTTATTAGTATTTGTGCTGCAAACTGTGGTGCAGTTCCCGCAATTCCTGTTGGATATAACGCAGGTGAATGTCTTGTGGTTGCTTGTTCAGATTTAATAACTGCAACAAATGCTATAACTGGAGCAACAAATGGTTTAACAAGAGCAGCTCAACAAGTTAAACTTGGTGGTACAATAACAGGTGCAACAACACTTACATTATCTGGAGTAGGTAGTCCAACATTGGTAATAACAGACTCACGTATTACTCAGGTTGGTATTCAATATACTGGTAATTATTGTGCAGGTTTTACAGCACGTTCACTTGTTGACGCAGGTTATGTAACTGGTAAAACTACTACAAGCGGTATTCAAACTGCAAATAACGGTTTAACAAAACAAGGAACAAATGTTAAACTTGGTGGTGCTTTAACAGGTACAACAAGTATAACAGGTGCATTTACTCTTAACGTTTGTGGTGGTGCACAATTGAATACTCAAGCTGGTTATCAGCAGAGTGGTTCAACAATATTAAAAATTGCTGGTAGTACATTAAGTAATGCTAACACATGGATTGGTTATGCTGCAGGTCCTGCTTCTGGTGGTGGTACATGTAACCTTGCTATTGGTTTTTCAACACTATATTATGCACAGCCAACTGCAAGTGGTAACATTGCTATTGGTAGAAGTGTATTGGCACTTGGTAGTAGTTTAATGACTGGTTGCCAAAACATCGGTATTGGTACACAGATAATGAGTTGTCTTAGTACAGGTGCTTTTAATATTGGTATTGGTTGTCAAGCACTTATGGGTGGTGCTATAGTAACTACAGGTAGTAATAACTTAGGTATTGGTCAAAATGCATTGGCGAATATTTCGAGTGGTAATGATAACATTGCAATTGGTTGTGCTGCTGGTTTGAATATCTCGGCTGGCTGTAATAACATAATTCTTGGTAAGGGTGCTGGTGCTGCAGTAACTGCTGGTTCAAATCAACTTTATATTGGTACTGGTACTAATGCACTTATTAAAGGTGATTTCAGTACATCTGGATTAACAATTAATGGTAAATTAACTCTTGGTGTTGTGCCTACAGCAGGTGCAACTTCTGATGTTCTTCTTGTAAGAAATACAGGCGGTGAAGTTAGAACACTTAGTGTTGCTACATTAACAGGATTAACAACAATAACTGCAAATAACGGTTTAACCAAAGCAGGTAGCATAGTTAGTCTTGGTGGTGCTTTAACTGGAAATACTAATATTACATCTACATCAAGTAGCTTATTTATTGGTGATAATTCTGTAACTTGTAGAGCATTTACGAGTGTTGACCCTAATAGTTATACGGTTTATTCTCGTGTATATAAATGTAATAATGATTATTCTGCAAGTTTATGTTTAAATGCAGGTACTTGTAAAGCTGAAATGATTGGAAAATATGTTAATGCTGTTACAAATATTACTGCACTTAGTTCATGTGGAGAAATAAAAACTACTGATGGCTTCACTACAAATAGTATAGTAGTAAATCCAACAAATGTTATAATTTGTGGTATAACATGTTTAGCTACTATACCAAATGCTGGTACTATAAGTGATTCAGTACTTGTAAGAAATACTTCCGGTGAAATTAAAACTGTTGTAGGTTCAAGTCTTGGTGACAAGAACAACATTTATGCTAAGACAACTGTTGCAGTTTCAACAACGTTGACAACAGGTAGTACATATGTACAGTTGGTTAATCCTACTTCTGGAACAACAATTACATTACCTGCTACACCAATCAATGGACAGGCATTCAAAATCAAAGACATAAGTGGTAATGCCTTAGTAAACAATATCACGGTTAATGGTGGCGGTCATAACATCGATGGTTCAGCAACTGGATTGATTAATACTGACTTTGGTGCACTTGAATTAATGTATGACACAGCATCAACAGCATGGTACAGTTTGGCTTTCGTTAACTAATAATAGTTAATTACGATATCAAAAAATGGAGAGAAGAAATTTTCTCCATTTTTTTTTATATAAATATAGATTTTCTGATTTTTTCTCGTATTTATAAAAAAGTATAAAAAATTATAATATGGCAGTTGTTTACATTTACGGATTGATTGACCCAAGAAATGACAGTATTTTTTATGTTGGATTTGCTAATGACTTAAATAAAAGATTTCATGAGCATTTAAATACGAATGGTAAGAAAAGAGAAAAGAACACACATAAAGATAATGTCATTAATAAAATACTTGCATTAGGATTAAAACCGGAAATTAAAATACTTGATGAATGTGAGCACGAATACAATAATAAATTGAAGATATGTGAGCATGAAAGATTAGAAAGATATTACATACAAAAGTACAGAAATGAGGGAATTAAATTGACAAATTTAACTGATGGTGGTGATGGTGGTTGTACTTACTTAAAACCTGTTTATCAATATTCCGAAGAAGGTAAATTTTTAAAAAGATATGATTCTGTTAATGAAGTTGCAAATACATATGGTGTTAGTGCTGATATAATTTCAAAAGTAATCGACCAAAGAGGAAAAAAATCATATAGGAGCACGTATTTATTTTCGTCCGAAGAAAAAGCAAATTCGTTTGTGTTTAAAGAAACAAAAAAAGACAACATACCAATAATACAATTATCTAAAAGTGGTGATTTTATTAAAGAATATAAAAGTCAAAAGGAAGCATCGGCAATAACAAGCATTTTTCAACCAAATATAAATCATTGCTTAAAAAAAGAGAGAAAGCACGCTGGTGGTTTTTGTTGGGAATATAAATAATAATTAATATAAAAATTCAAAATTATGGTAACAGATGATAAAATAAGAGACGATGATAAATATATAATTTTTCATACGGAAGGTGGTCATGGTAAGCAAGTTATGAGTGTTGCAGTTATTCGTGCAATTAAAAAGGCATACCCTGATTATAAAATAATTGTTGTAACTGCTTGGGATGGTCCGTTCTTTTACAACCCAGATGTATTCAGATTTTATACCTTTGGTCAGATGCAATATTTTTTCGCAGATTTCATTAGACCGACAACAAAAATATTCAGACAAGAGGTTTATCACACCGAAGACCATATCCTACAGAGAAAACATTTGACTCAAAGTTGGTGTGATATGTATAAAATTCCTTATGATGGTTATAAACCAAAAATCTATATAAACCCCAGAGAACTCGAAATAGCGAGAGATAAGATTAAACCTGATAACAGACCAATCATGTTATTACAAACGCATGGTGGCAGTCCTACGGGGCAATACTCAAAGAAATCTTGGTTTAGGGATATGCCAGTTGAGATTGCACAGAAACTCGTGAATTATTTCAGTAAATCTTACCGTATACTTCATATTAAGTCCCCAGAGCAACCTGTTTTACAAGGAGTAGAAATGCTTAACTTGCCATATAGAGAATTATATGCGGTGTTTCCTTTGAGTACAAAGAGACTTTTCATAGATAGTTTCAGCCAACATGTCGCTGCAGCTCTCGACCTGCAATCAACCGTTGTTTGGATTGGTAATAAGCCGGAAGTTTTTGGTTATCCGGAACATATAAATGTACTTCCAAATGCACAGTATATAAATGAACTTAACAAGTTCTCATACTTGGAGCAATTCGATATTAGTGGGCAAATCCAGGCTTTCCCATATGATACTGTCAACCTGTTTGACATAAACAAGATTATTGAAGCCGTAAACAAGCAGAAATAATTGCCATAGTTTTTAGTTTTAAGGAAACCCATCGAATTCGATGGGTTTTTTTATTGCCTTTCTAAAGTATTTATTAGAAAATATTAATATGTCAACAGCAGAATTAGATACAAAACAAAATTGGGACGATTGCCACTTCGACCAATTTCCCGGTCATTCAATACATTTATCTGGTCAGACAGTAATCTGTGGTCAATTAAAAATCTGTGGTCCAACAGGATTTAGTGCTTCTTATGGTGCAGGGCAAGGAAAGGCATGGGTATCAAATGCTTCAGGCATTGGTACTTGGGAAGTTGCTAAAGGTGAAAGTCTTACAAAATTAATAAATCAAACATCACATGGATTTAATTGTGGTGATGTAATTGGCTTCGGTAGTGGGGTGTATAGTAAGCCAATAGCAAATGGTGCATATAATGGCGAAGTTTTAGGCATAGTAAGCAAATGTTATAATGCCAATTGCTTTGATTTGACACAAGCAGGATATGTAACAGGATTAACGGGATTAGTTGCGAATTGCACGTACTTTTTAAGTCCAAGTGTTGCAGGTCTGTTGACAACAACTGAACCTTCGACACCGGGACAAATAGATAAATCTGTATTAATTGCTACTTCAACTTCAACGGGTTGGGTACTTCCATATCCGGGATATTATATAACTTCTGGTGGTAGTGGTGGAAGCGGTACTTTAACTGGCGCAACAAATGGTGTTTGTAAATATGATAGTGCTAATGTTTGTCTTGGTGGTACAATTACCGGACATGCACTGCTTTATGCAAGTGGAACAGGAAATGACTTGACAATGTGCTCAATCTTTAATAGTTGTTGTGGTAGCATGAGTGTTCGTTGTGGTGGATTTTTGGGATGTGGAGTACAAACGGGACTTGGGTGGACTGGTTCTATAACAGCAAGTGGAACGGCACAATTTACTTCAACAAACGGTGTTTGCTCAAATGATTTTACTGTTAGACCTGATGCAATTTATGTTACTGTGGGTGGTGGCGTAGGAAATTCTGGTATGCTATATACTGCTGATTATTGTACAAAATTTAATGCAAATTGTCGCAGTATTCCTGATGTTGATTGGGTAAAACGTTGGGTAACAGCGAACACTACATCTTCAATGAGTGGTACTGCGAATCGCCTTACTGTTTTTAATGCAACAGGAAATAATGTTTGCAATACAACGGCTACTTTTACGAGTAATGTTTTATGTAATAACGGTTGTTTGACAATTCAGGCTGCTGACAATAATTGTGTGTTTATTGCAGCAAAGAATGGTAGTACTAACTATCTTATAATGGGAAGTCCAACACAAGCGGGTGTTGGTAATGCATATATTTGTCCTGCAGGAACTTCTACCGACATTAGCATATTTATAACTCCTAAAGGGGCAGGTGCATCAAATTATATAATTGCACCAAACAACTACATTGGTCCATCTGGTCTATTTTGTAATGGGTTTGCTTTTACAACAAACACATTAACATTACCTTCAGGTTCAAGAATATGTGGACAGGGTGGTGGTACTGCCTTTACTGATGCAACTACAATGTGTATTTGTGGTGGAGTTGGATATGGTGCAATAGGATATGCGGGTGCGGGGGGTAGTATATTTATTTGTGGTGGCTATGCTGTTGATGGTATTGGTGGAACACCTAAAGCTGGTGGTGATGTTATGATTAAATCTGGTGCAGGTGTAAGCGGTGGTGCAAGTGGCTTAATATGTATGTGTGGTCAAGTATGTGCAAGTTCAACAATAACAGCATCAAACTTTATTTTAAGTTCTGACTGTAGGTTAAAAACTTGCATAGAACCAATAAGTATATCTCCAATTAATGTCGAGTATAAACAATATGAGTTAATTTCTGAGCCAAATCAAATTAGATATGGTGTTATTGCTCAAGACCTACAAAAAGTAAATCCTGAGTTAGTGAGAGTTGGTGCTGATGGTATGTTAACCATTGCACAAATGGACTTCGTGTTTAAGGAACTTGCATACTTAAAAAATAAAGTTGCTGAACTGGAAAATAGATTAGGATAATGGGAAGTGTACCCAATAATACGACATTCTGCCTTACTGATGTTATCGCAGCAGTAGTTCCACCGTCAAATGATTTATTGGCTGCAAGGAATTCTGCTGTTGCATGTGGTGGCTTTGACCCTACTTATGGTGGAAGCTGCAACAGTATGTTGAATTTCAGAAATTGGAATACACCAACAACTACCACTACTACAACGACTACCACTACGACAACAACTACAACTACTTTACCACCGACAACTACGACAACAAGTACTTCTACTACGAGTACGACAACCTCTACAACTACTTTACCGCCTACGGTTAAGTACATTAATTTTGAGATATGTAGCACTTCTTCTGGTGACCAATGTTATTGTTATATATGTGCGTATGTGTGTCCAAGTACACCATTAGAACTTGGCGATTGTTATAATTTATGCTTTGGCATGACTGCTCAAGCAGATGCGGGTGATTGGGGTGGTGCATATGCTGATTCACACATTTTCAATCCAAATCCATTTACTTTACTTGCAACACCTGGAACTGGCGTTTGTTATTGTCAATATAATGTTGTTGTAGGTTTGGGTGATGATTATTGTGTTGGGGTATCTGCATGTACAGTAAATGGCAGTGGTCTTTCACGTGGTCAAATACAGATAGTTGGAGTAAGTTGTGTTCCGGGTAGCACAAGTGATTTTCAAATTGGTGGTACGTGCACATGGTTAGACGCACAAGCACCAACATTTTAATTGTAATTAAGACTCACAATTTCAGTGGGTTTTATTTTTTCTATGCCTAATGGATTAAGTCTGTGTTTTTAAGTATTTATCTTAAATAAGATAAGAAGTTATGTCAATTGATACAAAACCCAACCTAAGTAATTGCAAGTTTGAACAGTTAGCAGGTGATTCACTTTATTTATCGGGTTGTACTGCAATTTATGGTGATTTTACTGTTGAATGTGGTGCAACACTACACATATGTCCACAAGCAGGTCTTGGTAAGTACTTGGCTTCTGATGAAAACGGTAATGCTACTTGGCAGAATTTTGCAGGTATTACTGGTGCAACAAATGGTCTGAGCAAATCGGGACAGAATATTATATTGGGTGGAACATTAACAGGTAATACTGGTATTAATACTGATAGTGGTTGCATTTGTTTCACCGATACTTCTGGTAACAATTATTTTACTGTTGCTAATAATTATGTTGATATATCTAATTATGATGGTAATAATAGCGGTGAAATGTATGTGGATTCAGTACAAGCATATTTATCCGGTGTTATTTCTACTCCAGAAACTATAGGTGCAATGATTTGTGCTTCACAGGGTTGTAACTATTTTAGTGCTTGTAATTATTCCACAGCATGTTATACGAGTATACAAATGACCCCAAGTGCGGTTACTTTTAATGGTTTACCTGCAAAAACAACAGCAACTTGTGTTTTATATATAGATGGTTTAGGTGCTTTAAGTACTGCTGTTCCTGAAGGTGGTGGCGGTGATGTTACAGGTGCAACAAACGGTTTAACTCTTAGTGATAAAATTGTTGTTCTTGGTGGTGCATTAACAGGCAACACTTCAATTAATACGGATGCTGGAAATTTCATTGTAACAGGTTCAACACTTGGTTGTAACAATGGCTTAACTATAACTCCATCGGTATTTTTATATGGATATGATGATTATAGTAATCAGCGTTTTTTATGTGTGGATAAATGTAGACTTTGGAGTAAATTTAATAATGCTGGCTATAATGGTATCAATACTGCTGAATTGTGTGTAGATGCTTGTTATGGTGGAACAAAGATAATTCAATTGGGTGATGATGGCTATAGTAGCAGGCAATACGGATGTATTAGTGAATCTGCAGGTTATTTAACATTAAAAACATATAGATGCAATTATACCCCAACCACAGAATATTGTAGTAGTATTGAACTTACTAATCCAAGCATAAATTTATATACTTGTTATCATTTAAATCAAGGTCAGATATATCTTTCAACAGGTGGAATTATTTTATTATCAGATAATGGTTGTGGTGATAAGACATGTATTTGCCAAAATGCTGCTGCTATTTGTGTTGAGGGTACATGGACTAATTTTGCAGGTATTGAATATTGTGCAGACTATAGTGCTCATTTTAGCAATTGTTCGTTAGTAAATAAGGGTTGGGTTATATCACAGATTACTGGTGGTACAAGTGTTTCGACAGCAAATAATGGTCTTACTAAAGTTGGTCAGAATATTGCTCTTGGTGGCGCATTAACTGGAAATACTTATATTACTAATACTGACGGATATTCGTTTCATATATCGGGTAATAGTGGTTGTTTACTTTTTGATGGCTGTCATGAATATAATCGTGTGATTTTAAGTGCAGCACGTCAACCAATGGCATTTAATGACCCACCGTTAATTAATATTGACACTACAAGCGTAATGACATGCGTAATACCAACATGTGGTGCAAATGCAATGTACACGTGTCTTTCTTATCCATCTGCTGCATATTGTGTTAATATGATGAATTGTGCAGAGTTAAGTCTTAATTCTTGCAACAATATCTCGATGATAAAGGGTAATTGTGTACTACTTTGTGGTTCACCATATATATCTGGGTATATTGTAGACGGTACTTGCAGTGATAGTGTATTGGTTTGGGATTCTGGAACATGTCAAGTTCATAAAGTACCATATGTAAGTGGTGCAACTGGTGGTTCATCACTATCAGAATTTACAATTACAGGTAATAGCACTGCAACCGGATTTACAATTAATCATGCCAAAGGTAAACAATTTGTTGCAGTTGAAGTAGTGAGAGGTAGTAGTCCATACGATACAATCTACACAAACGTACAGAGACCAAACGCTAATTGTGTTTGTGTAACATTCGATTCTCCACCTGCAAATGGTCAAGAATTTAAAATTTTAATAATATCTTAATAGTATTTATATAATAGTAAAATAAAATGGGTAATAGGTCAAATATAAATTTGGTTGGTAATACAACAACAGGTCAAAATCTAGGTAGTGGTGCACAGATATTTTCCGGTAAGAATAACGGAAATAACCTACAATTTAAATCATTGTCTGCAGGAACAGGCATAGTCATGACAAGTCAGGCTAACACTGTGACAATATGTTCACTTGGCGGTGGCGGTGGAAGTATTACAGGTGGTACAAATGGTTTAAGTACAAGTGGTGCAAATATCATATTAGGTGGAACATTAACAGGAAATACTTCTCTTGATTTAGGAACTAATGCATATTCGCTTGCAATATCAACCGATATACCTAACGTCTGTGGATGCGAAGCAACATTATACATTAACGGTAACCCCGGTGGAAGTCCGTATATATCACTTGCATCAAGAAAACTTGGTGGTTGTAGTTTTAGTGGTTATATGTCATTTAGTGGCGGCACAATTAAAGCAGGTGCTTCGGGTGTTAATTTCCCAGGTATTGAATATGTTACAGATTATAGTGCAGACTTTACAAATCGTTCATTGGTCGATAAAGAATATGTGGATACTCACATACCAACAGGTTCAACTGGTGGTGGAATTGGTTGGTCTAATGCACTTAATGGCTCAACTGTTGCAGGTTGTGGAACACCAATAAGCGGTAGTACTTTATGTGATAATACTTATTTTGGTGTATCTGCGGGTACTAATACAACAACAGGTACGGGAAACGTAGCTATTGGTGCATGTGCTCTTATGTCTGTTATAATTGGTAATAGTAATACTGCTGTTGGCTCATTTGCACTTAAAAGTAATACAAGTAGTCAAAATACCGCATTTGGATATGAAGCACTTAGTGCTAACGTTAGTGGATATGATAATACTGCTGTTGGTACAATTGCACTTAATAGTAACATAAATGGATTTGGTAACGTAGCACTTGGTTCATTTGCACTTAGTACTAATAGTAGTGGTTATCAGAATATTGGTGTTGGTTATCAATCACTTTTTTATAATACTACAGGATATGATAATATTGGAATTGGATATAGAGCACTTTATTTCAATACTGGTGGTACTAATAACATTGGAATTGGTTGTCAATCGCTTTGTAGTAATACAAGCGGAGGAAATAATATTGCTTTAGGTCAAACATCAATGACACAAAATCTTAGTGGACAATACAATATTGGGTTAGGTTTTAATACATTGGGTAATAATACTATTGCAAATTATAATATTGCTCTCGGATATCAAGCATTATGCGCAAATACAATTGGTGATTCAAACATTGCAATTGGTATAAATTCGATGACATGTAATGTTGATGGTTATGATAATATTGGAATTGGTATACAAGCACTACAATGTAATGTTTCTGGAATAGATAATATTGCAATTGGTTCTCAATCACTAAAATATATAACTGGTGGTACTTTTAATATTGGAATTGGTAATCAGACACTTAAAAATAATATATGTGGGTGTAATAACATTGCGATTGGTGTATGTGCTGGTTATAATGAAACTGGTTCAAGTAAACTACACATTGCAAACTGTGCAAGTTGCACATTAATATGTGGTGATTTTGTAAATCAATCAGTTAAACTTGATGCTTGCTTGGCGGTAGTACATGTGCCAAATGGCGCAACTGCAACACAAGGTTTAGTGTGGGACACAGGAAGCACATTAATTAAACAAGTTCCAATCATTAATGAATGGGTTAGTTCAACATCCGAAATATTGTACACTGGACAGAAATTTGCATATCCCACTCAAACAATAATGCAAACTGATGTTGGAACATGTGTTACAGTTCCAAACTATATTGTGGTTAGAGATATTAACTTGAAGAATGTCGGAGATACTTTAATATTTAGTATACCATCCGGCAAAGTTGCATTACTTAACCGTGCAAAACTCATAATATTATGTAATGCTTCTCCAACATGTTTCTCTGTAAGCATTGGTAACAACTGTTGTCCGGGAGACCCAAGCCTTTCAATGAATAATTTAGCTAACTTACAACAAATTTCAGATGTTTTGACGAATGAAACATATGAGTTGGATTTAAGTACAAGACATCAAGGTGTTCCAGATACTTGTGGTGTTGATATATTTTTCAGAGTTGGATGTTGTTCAACAAGTGTAAATCCACTTTGCGCACATTTATTAGTTGAAGGATTTGTTTATTAAAATATACTATGTTAATTAATGACGGTAGAATATTAAAAAATGGCGACAGTGTGTTTAAGGCACAAATTGTTGATTCGTATTTACGATTAAATTCGCTATATAGTAACTCAATGAGTTTTACACTTACAGGTATGACTCCGAGTAATCCTGTGAATTTTTATTATCAAACACCTGCGGGTACTCAGAAGTACAGATTTTATTATGATGGTCTTCAGAATCAAGGATTGCAAGCAACGAATGAAAGTAGTTATAAAAATTTTTATTTTTCAGGTAATTTAGATGCAATTACTAAAATTCAACCATACAATAATTATATTTATTATGGATATTCTTATGCTGGTGATTTGTTGAAATTCATGAACCAATTTCCTAATTTGAATTCAGTTATATTGAATTATAATGGTAATAATTATTACAATTACACAACCTTTAATAAAGATATAACTAATGGCGTGTTTCCTAAAAATCTTCGTACATTTCGTATTGCTGATAATACTTTGTCGGGTGATATTAACACAATTACAAATCTTAATAATGTCGAAGACCTGGAATTGGTTAATACACATTTCACGGGAAATCTTGGTAATGGATTCACTAAATTAACAAGGTTAGTGTTATCATATTTATATAGCTATCTAACTGGAAGTCTTAATGATATCATTACCAATAGTCCTAATTTAATTTATTCATACATACAGGAATGTTATGGAATTACTGGCGATGCAACGACCTTGGATGTTTCTAAGTTAAAATACATATATTGGTATTTGTTTAATTCAAATGGTATTACTGGTAATGTAAGTGGTTGGACGTTTAATACAGGATTGACTTCGTTTGATTTATACAGTAATCAATATTTAAGGGGCGATGTATCAAATTGGGACATTAGTAATACTCATCTTAGTAATTTTTTGTTATATGGCAACCAAAATAATTTTCCTGCAAGTTCCAATTTTTCTGGAAGTCTTTCTGGATGGACATTACCAAGCACACTTCAAAATTTTCAAATATATTTCAGTACGGGCATAACATCAATACCCATGAATTATAGTGGTCTCACCTATTTCAGTAGTTTGACAATGTATGCGTTGAACAATCTCGACATGAGTATCAACGATTTTGTTTTCAACGAAAAAATGCAGAGCATTAATTTTCTTAATTATTATGGAAGGTCAAAATTGCATGGAACACTCAGTACCTTTGTAATACCATTAAGCGCATCATCAATTACAATTAGAAATACGTATGTGACGGGAAACATAGAATTATTGGTGCTTCCACCCAAGTTGCAATACTTATCATTAGATACAAATTTTTTAACTGGTGATGTTAGTGGTATGACAATACCAAATACATTATATCAATTGGGTGTGAATAGTAATAGTGGTGTTACATTTACATTGAGTAGTACACCATATTATTCAGGTAAAACTGCTGGCGTTTTTCACACACAAAGTATCAATCAATTTGATGTCAGTTATATTGGTGGAATATTTGGTGATTTATCAAATTTTATTATTGATAATCAAATGAGCAACCTAACCTTATATAGCAATAATAATTTTTATTCAGACTTATCAAAATTGAATATAAGTAAGGTTTATAATTTTAATGCAACCAACTGTCCAAATTTACATGGTGATTTGACTAATTGGCTTACAGGTACATCAACAATTTATCAGATTGTACTAAGTAATTGTTCATTATTGTCTGGAAGTACAAGCGCATGGAATGTTAATAATGTTGACTTAAGAATTGACGGCACTAATTTGGGTGGTCAGTTAAAAATGACCAATCCGTATCAAGTTTTTGCAAATGGTACTAAAATAACCAGTAATATTGCAACTGATTTTAATTTTACTAATAGAACATATTCTGCAGATTTTAATGGTTGTATATATATGACAGGTAATTTATCGGGTGTAACATTAAATTATTCACAATATGCGTTCTATATCAATGGTTGTACAGGCATTACTGGTTCGAATAGTTTTATAAATTATTTGTTTATCAATAGAAAGAATTTCACAAACTATTCATTGAATATTCAAATAACCAATATTGGTGATACCGTTACTGGTGGAACTCAACAATTAGGTGATACTGGAACATTTCCACTTGGAACAGGTACAACTGGTCAGTGGAACTTAAGTGAGTCACAAGTTAACTTCTTGGTACAGGGTCTTGATTATACTGGAACAGGTACAAATACTCCTTGGACGCAAGGACAAAAAGTATATTGGATGCAAAATGCAAAAATCAGTAGCATCAATAATAATCAACGATACATATATTATAACATAAGCTATTAGAAAAAATCTAAGTATTTATATTAAAATTTAAAGCCATGCCATTAGAAGAATCAAATATCAACTTTCAGCCAATAAACACAGAACCAACCGTATTGGTTGACCAAGTGTCAAATACTAACATTTATATTGGCACATCAAGAAGTTTCAGTGACCCCGCAAAGGGAAACTGGAAAATCAAAAGAATTTGGCAAGTAGGTAGTGTTTGGAAACAAGGATATGCCAGTGGTGAAATTACTGCAAATGACTATATGGTTGTTCGTTTTGAAATCAGAGACCTATGTAAGGCAAAGGGATGGTCTAACATGACTAATGTTGAAAAAGATGTTGCAATTAAACATTATATCAGCGATAATCCAACTGATGCAGTAATTTATTTAATGTCAAAGGGTTATTCTCAACAACAAGCACAGGGATTCGTTCTGATGTCTTGGCATAAATATCACGCAAAATTGCTTGAAGCGTGTAATCTGAGAACATACTATATAAAGTTTGTTGTTCCACAATATGTTTCATTGACGGATGGTGAAAAATTGTTTGATGATGCACAAAGTTTAATATATGAATTCACGCAATTGGGTCGTTTCGGTATTGCAATTGGTGATAAAAAATCGGGAATTTTGGATTATATAATGTCAACCAATGATTATGCAGGTGCTGGAATGGCTGAAAGTGGATTGGTATTAACACAAGGTACTTGGGATATTTTCAGAAATGCAATAACAACAATATTAGTCGATGGTATTTATACTAAATATAATTAATTATGAATTTTTTTATAAAAAAAGACAGTACACTTCCGGAATTAGAATATCATCTTACTCAAGACATAAGAGAACAATACGATATTACCGATGAAATGCTCACAAATGTGGCAGTTACGTTTTCTATGATAGATGCTGAAACGGGAATATATCGAATTGCCAACGTTCCTGCAAGTATTGAATATACCAGACTTAGACCACAATATCCAAACAATTTTATCTATGCGTTAATTTATAGGTTTAAATTAGGCAATACCTCTAAGCCAGGAAGATACTTGGGAGAATTTGTAGTCGATTTTATTCCGTCAGGCAATAATGGTGGTTGTGGTAAAATTAAATTTCCTGTTGATGGTCAGATAAATATACTGATATCAGATTCAATTACTAAGACTACTGTTATTTAACGATGCATATGACCACAAATTATATTAATCCACCCCCTTTTACTTGCAGCAGAATAAGAACTTGGTGAATTTTTTTGAAAATCATATTTTCTTTGGTACTTAACTGCTTCGTCATGGCATCTTTCAATATTCCAATATCCTGTGGGTTTCTGGGTTTTAATCATATGTGTTGTTATTATATCAAGCCAATTGTTTTTTAGTGCTGAATTATATGCGGAACCAGAATTTTTAATAAATTTATATTTTGTGTTATATTTTAATGCTTCCTCCTTACATTTCTCAAAAGTCCAATAAATTTTATTTCCACCCAATGCACCCGTTTTCGCCCTATTTAACATTTTCCATCCATTTGATTTATATTTCTCGTACCAATAATTTTCCAATGTTTTTGCCTCATTAACATCAACAAATTCATTTATCAATATTTTATGAATTGGCATTATATTAGTTTTTAATATGCGTTTGTAGACGGGACTTTTAATATCAGTTAAGTGTTCCCAATTTCTTTTTATGATATTATATGTTAAACCAACATATACATAATTATCCGAAAACTCATACGAATATATTAATTTCTTATGTTGATTACCTAATGGTATCATATGACCGCATATTTCATTTAAAAATTTTTTTCTTTTCGCAGTCTGATATGCAGAACTGGACTGATTTCTAAACTCAATTTTTGTTATATATTTTAATGCTTCATTTTTACAGGCATCAAAAGTCCAATAATTGTTTGGTTTATTAAATATAATCATATGTTTGGTGATTTCATCAAGCCATTTATTTTTTCGAGAAGCATTATATGCACTACCAGAATTTAAAAAAAAATCACCTTTAGTTTTATATTTTAATGCTTCATTTTTGCATGATTCAAAATTCCATTTATTCATAGCAGATACAATTTACTATAAATACGTGGTAATTGTTTAATATCTCTTGTATTTACATTTTTTATTATTATATTTGCACCACAATTGTAATAAATTTCATGCAACAATTATTATTTGTAGTTTCTTGTGAAAGAATTGCCAAAAGACAGGCATACTATCTTAGATTTTCATATAATGAAGGTCTTATTGAAAAAATAAAAAGTTTACCCGAAGAGACTCGAAAATGGAATTCAAGTATGATGGTTTGGGAAGTAACCACAGCTTCATTATTGTCTCTTATTAAGAAGTATAGGAGTTCTAAGAAAATCTATTTTGATTTCGGCAGTGACGAAAGTCGTAAAATTTTTATAAATCAAATTAGTAAAATTGAAATTGCTGAAGAAGAAAAACGCAAATTTATTGCCGACCTTAATATTAAGAAAGAGCATTGGGTACAATATAAGAGAGAATTAGAGACGACATATGAGAAATATAGTGAAGATATTCATAGGTTTTTGAAGCCGGGAATTCGTTTATATCCTCATCAAATCGTAGGTAGCATGTTTTTAAATGCAGTTAGAAATGCGTTATTGGCATTAGGAATGGGGTCAGGAAAAAGTTTAATATCAATAACTTATGCAGAAATGAATGGCTTTAAAAAAGTTTTTGTAATTACGCCAAATTCTCTAAAATTTAATTACCGCAATGAAATTGAAAAATTTACAAATTCAACCTCTTTTATTATCGGTAAAAAAAACAAGTGTAGTCTCGAAGATGCCAAGTTTATTATTGTCAATTACGATTATTTTAATTCGTCTGATTTTAATAAGGTAAAAGATAAATTTAATAAATTAAATATAGGAAAAATTGACTGTTTGATTGTAGATGAGTGTCATCGTATTGCTTCAACCAAGACAAATACATACAAAGCATTTAAAAGAATATTTAAGGATGATATCTTTACGAATGGTAAAGCATCAAAAGTGTTTATGTCGGGGACTCCCGCAAAATCTCGTGCGCATCAATTATATAGTGTATTGCACCAAATATCGCCAACTGATTTTGCTACAAAGAAATATTTTAATGAGTATTATTGCGGTATGGAGTATAATGTCGATGGCTTGGGATGGAAAACAGATATAAGTATGACAAAATTTGAAGAATTATTTAATAAAATTGCTCCTTTCACATACAGGAAAAAACTTGAAGAAGTCATTAAAGACTTACCTGAAAAAACAACACAAAGAATTATGTTGGAAATGACACCAAAAGAATATGAAACATATTTCAAAATTGAAGAGGGTGTTGCCAATGAATTCACAGATAAAATAATTACACATCCATTAGCAGTATTAAGTAAATTACGAGAATATACTTCACATCTAAAAGTTGATGGCGTGAAAGAATTAATTGATTCTATTTTAGAATGCGGTGAAAAATTTGTTGTGGTAGATTTTTATAAAGATAGTTTGTGTGAATTAAATAAATCATATCCCAAAGAATCTGCACTACATACGGGAAATGAAAAAGATACTGAACGTGCTGAAATATTAAAAGATTTTCAAGACGAAAATGGAAGAATAAAACTTTTATTAGGTTCTCAAGCAACCATTTCTGAAGGTGTTACACTGACTGCAGCAAATAAAATTGGTATTATTACAGTGCCTTGGACTCCTTCAGATGCAGACCAAATAATATATAGGATTTTAAGAATTGGTCAAAAAAATGCAGTTAATGCGTATTATTTCATATATAAAGATACTATTGATGAATATGTATTCGACTTAATTGAATCTAAGCGAGCAGAACTTTCACAAGTAATTGATGGAGAAAAATATGAATCGGACATTAATCAGAGTATTATTAATGATTTAATTGCGAAAATTAAGGCAAAACATGGGAAGTGAATATGTGTGGGGTCAGAATCCTATGCGTGATACATTATTGCAGATGATTGCAATAGGTGTTGACGTTTCGGATAAACAGTTCAAGGAAGAATTAAATACAATATTTACGTTAATTCTTGAAAACTTCTTGAAGAATCGGGAAGATTTAGTATATTTGGACTTTAAAATTAAAAAGACTGACATGCATTATCAGATAATTGGTAATAACATTATTTCAGCATTATGGCTCTCTGGTGTATTACCAAAGAATCCTCAAGCAGTACTTTTAAGCAATCAGTGTCATATTAATGACACGATATATTCCTTTGACAAACGAAGAAAGATACTAATAAAAACAATTAAAAAATAGTTATGGTAGAAAACAAATCGGCAATTATTACCGAAATCAAGGAATTCCTTGACGGCTATAATAACGAATTAAAGTATTTGGTTAACGTTGAAACCGACCCCGATACCAATATTGCTCAGTGTATTATACATGAGCCAGGCAAATCTCCCGAAATACGTCCTGTAACATATATTCCTTTCATGTACATGAAGGACTTGTCTTTAACTCCAAACAAGTTAAAGTTATATGCCCATGACCCCGACATTCTTCCTAATATGATGATTAAGCATGGTATAACAATTACCCCGCTTAAGACTGGTGGTCATAAGAGAATGAAAAATGGTTATTGTTTCAAGATAACAAGCAGCAAATCATATAATCACATTATTGAGTTTTTAAAGGACGGTAGAGTTTATCCATATGAAAAACTTCATGACGAAGACGGTAATGAGGTTAAGGATGCAAAGGGTGAACCAATTTATCTTTACAGGGAATTCTTTTATGCACCAAGAATAGTTGAACAGTTCTTTATTTCAACACAATCAAGACTCTTTAAAGGTTTCGAAGAATATAAACAAGTTCATAAGGTTACTTTTGACATTGAAACCACAGGTTTAAGATACCAGAGAGCAAGAGTTTTCGCCATTGGTGTAAGAGACAATCGTGGCTTTGAAACAATATTAGAAGTTGAGAAGTCGAATGATGACGATGCCGAAATAAAACTTATACAGGACTTCTTTAACTTGGTAGTTTATCTTCAACCTGCGGTTATCAGTGGATATGATTCAGAGAGATTTGACTTTGATTTTATTCTCGGTAGGGCAAAGGAACTCAAAATGAATATGGGTAAACTTCAAACCACATTAAAGAAAGACACCTATATTAAAAGAAGACCCAATGTTTCAGTAAAATATGGTAATACTGCTGAGAAGTTTACTGCAACCGAAATGTGGGGACTTTCAGTCATTGATATCATTCATGCTGTTAAGAAAACCGCTGCAGTAAACACGGAAATCAAAGCAAATGGTTTGAAGTATATCGCCAAGCATGAGAAGATTGCCAGACCGAACAGAACATATATTCCCGGAGAAGACAATGCAATCGGCAGATACTATACTGAAAATAAAATGTTTCTTGTCAGTGAAACCAACGATTATTTGCAGATACCCGATGAATTTCAAACATGTTCAAGAAGATTATACAGAATACAAGCAAATAAAGCCAATCTTTCAGATATAGAATATGCTGGATTAAGAACTCAATGCCTTGATGAATGTCCGGGATTTGTTCAGTGGTTCAGAGCAGAAGCTGCCCCAAAGAAAATGACAACCTTTATCGGTGGTAAAAATCTTGTTAAGAATTACTTGCTCGATGACCTTTGGGAAACAGAACAGGTCGATGAACTTTATAATCAGTCAGCATTCATGTTGGCTAAGATTGTACCAACTACCTATCAGAGAGTTTGTACTATGGGTACGGCTGCAATCTGGAACTTACTTTTGACTGCATGGAGTTATGAGAATGACCTTGCTATTCCACATTCCGATGTGAAAGAAAACTTTTCGGGTGGTCTTGCAAGATGTTATAAGGTTGGTTTTACACAGAGACTTGTTAAGATTGACTACGCATCACTTTACCCTATGCTCCAGTTAACTTGGAACATATTCCCGATGTTCGACATCACGGGTGTTATCAGAAAAATGTTGTTGTATCTTACAACTACTCGTAACATTTATAAGAAACTTGCAAATTCAGATAAACTGAACGAGGAAGAACTTATGTTGATACAACTGATTGACCCTGACGTTCATAAAAAATATTTGAGTGATACTCTCACCACTGCGGACCGTGCAATGTTTAAAGTTAAGCAGTTGCCTATTAAGATTTTGAACAACTCACTTTTCGGTGCTTTGGGTTCGGATATGTCATTCAACTGGTCGGACAATACTTGTGCAGCTCGTATTACTTGTGCAGGTCGTCTTGAACTTCGTCATGCAATCACATGGTTCAATCGTTTTGGTTGTGTTGCATTGCTTGCTGTAACAGACGGTATAAACTTCCATATTCCTGACAGGACCACAATAAGAGTTACCGATGAGGGAATAACTGAGGGAATAACTGAGGGATTAATTGAGGATATGTGGCAGTATGGTGGTAAAACAGGTGTTTCTGCACTTATTAAAAAGTTTAACACTGAGGAAATGAAATTACCGTACATGTCGGTTGATAATGACGGTGAATTCCTTTCATGCTTGAACCTTTCACGTATCAACTATGCAACCTTGTCGAATGTTAAAGACAAAAAGACAGGTGAAATGAAAGAGAAAGTCAAACTCACTGGTAATACAATTAAGTCCAAAGTAATGCCTGAGTATATCGAAGAATTCATTGACAAAGGTTTCGAACTTATTCTCCACGGTAAGGGTAAGGAGTTTGTTGATTACTACTACGATTATGTCGATGACATATACTATAAGAGAATTCCATTGAAGAAAATCGCAACCAAGAACAGGGTTAAAATGTCTTTAAATGCCTACATGAAAAGAGGTAAGGATAAGAACGGTAGGGATAAGGCAATGCAAGCACACATGGAGTTATTACTACAGAAACGTCATAGAATTGCTGATGCGCTTTTCGAAAAGTATAAGGCAGAGATTAATTTCACCAAGCAGGAAGAAAAACTTACATCGGACGATAAATTAAGACTTGTGGCTAATTATATGCCACCCGAACCCGAATTAGATTCTGTTGTATACCAAGTTAATACAGGTTATTTGAAGTCTCACGGTAGTTCAGCTACAATTAAGGACAAAGATACTGGTGAAGACAGGTTTGCATCTACTTTAATTAGTGCAGAAGAACTTCAAGAGAATCCCACAATGACAGGTTATTATAATGTCGTGAAATACCTTGATGCATTTAACAGCAGAGTTAGTTCAATACTTGTTGGCTTTGAGGATGAGGTAATTAATACAATGCTTGCTAAGATTGTGAAAAAGAAAGTCAAAGATGAGTTTGGCAACAAAAGTACTATTGAGGAAATAACTAAATGTAGTTACGAACCAGGAAAACTCGAACTTAAAAACTTTGACAGTGACGATTATGATGATTCAATGTATCTCGAACCTAAAGAAGTGGAATTCTGGAATAAGACCGGATATGACCCAAGACTTGTGTGGAATGGTTTTAAGATGCACGAAGACGATAAAGTTTACTACGAAATTTACGAAGGTGCTTTGAAGTTCTTGAACGACAAAATGGTAGCAAGCGGTAAACCACAAATCAAGTCAATTAATGACAAATATGATAAGGGTGATTTAGTTCTCGTTAAGGATGGTAGCCAATATCATGTGGGTAAATTCAATGGTATTTTCATGGAAATTATCAGAGACAATGTTGAAGTACCTAAGAGTGAAATCGAACTTGAACTTGATACAAAAAGAGCAGAACAGCAAGAAAAACTGAAAAATCTCGAAGAGGCTAATGTTGAAACTGAGAAGGATAAATATTTAAAAGCTAAGATAGAAAAAAGAATATTACACTTCCCCGGCTTTGTGAAACAATTTGGACTTCCTGCACACATAACTATGGATAAACTTTTCGTGGAAGTACCCGAAGCAATGGGTGCATTCGACACTTATGTGGAGAACATGGAAAGCGAACAGGAAGAAGAAGCTGCAGATTTTGGCTACGATGATAGTGGCGATGGTCCGGAATAATAATTTCGTGGTGCGTATTAGCATTTTAATAGTATTTATATGAAAATATTGCATCATGAAATTCAAAAAGAGCGAATTATTAGAAATCATAGACTCTAACGGTGACCTAATTGGAAAAAATGACGTGCCTACATCAGGTGCTGATTTAGAAACTGCAGCCAATGGTACTACTGACATTAATGCCAAAATAGGCACACAACCATTTCGATATGATATGTTGGGTCGCTTTGGCTTTTCTATGTTTCCATTCATGGAAGGAAAAGAAGAAAATTCACAACAAAAAGCATTACTCCGTGACCTGTCACAACTTATGCACGAAAGATTTATTGATATTTTAGGTCATTACTACAGAAATCCAAATAAATTAAAGCCAGATTATAGAAAATCATCTGAGGGTCAACATACTGAGGAATGTCAGAAATTCGATGACCAATGGGCAAGAAAAATTGTTAAGGTAGTTGAAAAACACTTTGAAGATGCATTTAAAGAACCTGAAAATCTTGATGAGGCTACGGTTGTTGAAGATAGGGTTATCGAGAAACGTAGTGAAGATGAAATGGCAAGTAAAAGCAAGGATAAAGAAATTGGCGACAAGAAACTTGAAAAAATTGCTGACCTGATTGACAAACTTGATAAAGAATCTAAAGATAAACTGAAAAATCTACTCGAAGCAAAGTAATGGCAAGGATATTAACTATAGATGCGTTTATTGCTAAAGCAAATGCTGTGCACAATAATTATTATGAGTATGATTTGGTTGATTTTAAACATACACACGATAATATTATCATATCATGTCCCACACATGGCGAATTCATACAGCGAGTAAATACTCATTTAGAGGGTTGTGGTTGTCCATTGTGTGGTAAAATGAAATTAAGAAAAAATACTGATTATTTTATTACTAAAGCAAAAGAAATTCACGGAGATAGATATGATTATTCTAATGTTAACTATATAACAGCACATATTTATGTAGAAATATTATGTCCGATTCATGGAAAATTTAATCAAAAACCAAATACTCATTTAAAAGGATGTGGTTGTCCCAGTTGTACAGAATCTATCGGAGAAAGAGAGATTGCAAAATATTTAATAAATAATTCAATTGCTTTTGAAAGAGAGAAAAAATTTAATGACTGTAAAAATATAAATAAACTTGCATTCGATTTTTTTCTTCCAGAGAACAACGTATTAATAGAGTTTGATGGTGCACAACACTTTATAGCTAATAACCATTTCGGTGGACTTGATAAGTTTAGAATCCAGAAAATTAACGATGAAATAAAAAATACTTTTGCAGAATCAAACAACTACTTTCTATTGAGAATAAAGTTTGACCAAATCAACAGAATAAACAAAATCTTAGAAGCATATGAACCAATATCTCAAAGATAAGACATATAGGATACCCTCAAATGTACTTAATGGTATTGCGGTGGCTAAAGCATCCACTTCGAATGAAAATGGTCTTAAACGTGCTAATTTCATTCTTAAGAACGGTAATTTAACATATCAAGCAATGAAAAGACTTAAAAACTTCTTTGATTATTTTAATCCACAGACTGATGATAAAACACAATATGCCCTTGCTGGTGGGGAAGCAATGAGACAGTTTATTGAAACTTCATTAGCACAAGATAGAGCAGGTGTGGCAAGGTCAAAAGAAACCAAGCAGGATATGACATCAAATCCTAATTCAGAATTAATGCCGAATAGTCCCATGCCAACACTGAATGAAGAAAAGAAAGAGAAGAAAGAAGAAAAACAAAAAAATGCCGTTGCAGTTATTGTAAATAACGACAATAAGATTTTACTGTTGAAAAGAGGCAAAGAAGCACCTTGGATGCCGGAGAAATGGGCATTGGTTGGTGGTGCTATTGAGAAGGGTGAAACTCCACAGCGTGCTATTGAGAGAGAGATACTTGAAGAAATTGGGTTGGAAATTAATAAGTTTGTCAGGACCTTCACAATACAAAGGAATCCTGAGAGCATTGAAACAGTTTTTGCTTGTCGATATGAGGGCGACCCAACTGAAATTGAGTTAGATAATGCCGAAAACACAAACTATGGTTGGTATGATGTGGATGAAATGCATTACCTGGACATTGTACCAAATTTGATTGAATACATAACATTATCGTTTAAAAAGTACGATTAATTGTATTTATAGTAAATAATTGAGATATAAAACAAAATAAAATGAGCAGATTAGAAGATATCAGCGTACCATTCAGAAAAAACTTAGTTGCTAAAAACGACTATGATAACAACGACCCATATAATGCAGGAAACCCAGATGCTTTGTCAACTGGTGACGAGCAAGGTAAGGGCGAAGTAAATGGTGAGGTTGGCGGTGCAACTGACATTAAAGTAAGAAAAACTTTAATAGCTAAAAACAAATTCAACCGTAACAGAGAGTACAACGCAGGAACAGCATAAGATGTTAAGTGAGGCTAAAATATTCTTGGAAACCCTGACTCACTTCAGGCAACTTTTAAATGAAGGTGTTGGAGAGGGTACTATTGCCGATGCTATTAATAAGCATAAGTATGTTCACATATATTATGCTGGTGATGACACCATTATGAAAGGTTATCGAACAATAATGCCAATGGTATTGGGTCATAGTAAATCACAGAAAGCACAAGCGGAAGGTGGATATATGTTACTTCGTGCATGGCAGGAAGCAGGTAACACCGACAGTAGGAAAGTATATTATAATCAAAAGGGAAAGGCTAAACCCGGATGGAGATTATTCAGAGTAGATAAAATTACATCCTTTTTACCGACAGGTGAAATTTTCAGTACAAACAAAGATAAATTTCCCGAAGGATATAACCCCAATGATTCCCAAATGACGGGCATTGTGGCTGCAGTACAAATAGATAGCGGTGAACCACAAACAAATGTTGTGGGTAATACTACTGCACAAAAACTTCCCGAACCACAACCATCTGCATTTGCAGGACAAAAGAATAAGTTCAGAAATTTCTCAAATGTTGCTAAAAAACAAAGAGATATTACTGCCGATGAAGTTAAACATCTGTGGGGTATGGTAAATCAGATGAGAGCAGGTGGTTCAAGAGCAAAATATTGGGTGGTTAGTACAGAGAATGGCGATATGGTATTGAAAACAGAGAATCAGTTACAAAGCATTGACCCTAATTCAGTTGTTGGAAATCTTAAAGACTTATACGTGAAATTAGTTCAGCCAAGTCAGAAGCAAACCGATGTCGGATTTTTTAAAAATGCCGAAAGTGATGCAGTGAATGAATTAAATAGAACAAATATTGCACAAGAAAATCTAAATAAACCGACTTTTTTCAAATAACCACGTATTTATTATAAAAAATAATAAAATTTTATAATTTTAAGATAATGGCAAAACCCGATTTAAATAAACTCAGAACTGAGATAGATACCCGCAAAAAGGAAAAAGGCATTCTTGGTGAAACAATGCAAGGTACTACAATACCTGCAAAAGATGTATTCCTAAATAGCTTGCTTACATCACTTCATACAGGTCAGAATACTCCTGTTGTGAACAATATAAAGACAATGAATGAAAGGGCAGACATTATTAGTGGCGCAGTTAAAAGTGGTGTCGTAACACCTGAAGCGATAAATAAAATTAAGGAATTAAAAAATTCTACAAATTATGTTGCTCCTGCAGCACCGCAACACAATCAACCCCCACAGTATGTTCAGCCGGGAAGAATTAATGAAGCCGATATGGGAATGGGACCAGAAAGAGACGATGCAATCTTCAGTGATTTTCAAAGAAAATTCAGAAGTGTTGGTGTGGCAGGTAATAATGGAACTCTTGCTGAATCTATCGAAGGTTTTAATAACAATAGAGCAATGGCTGCAAATCAGCTATACAATGCCAAGGGACAACCCGTTAATCCTGATGGAAGTCTATTAAATCCACCTGCAGTGTCATTCGGAAACAATGGTATGCCAATGATTAATGAGGGTTATTTAACTGAGAGTGTAAAGAGAACAGTGAATAACTATCTCATGGAAAACTTCGGTCCGATTGTGGAGGAAGCCATTAAGTCAACCATACTTGAAATGTATGCTGTTGAAAGAATCAAAGAAGTGCTTACAGAGAATAAGGAAATGATAAAATCGGTGGTTTACGAAACCATACGAGAATTACAAAACAAAAACAAAAATAAAGGACAGTAAGATGTCCTTTCTTTTTATAATCAAGTTTGTATTTATTAATAACTTAATAATGTTGGCATGACATACGCTGAATTCAAAACGAATTTCTTACCAGAATTCCTTAAAATTAAATCATTTAATGGAAAAATAAAGTACGCAAATCAATACTTACCGAGAATTGGTAGTGGTAGTGGTCGAATCGTTTATGACATTGATGGTGAAAAGGTATTAAAACTTGCGAAAAACCCCAAAGGTGTTGGTCAAAACGAAGCAGAGACAGGTGCAGGATATTTTGAAAGCAATCATCATATACTTGCAAAGGTTATTGATTCTATGGATGACGATACTTGGTTGATAGCAGAAAAGGCTAAGAAAGTCAATGAAGCACGTATTAAACAAGTAACAGGTATTCCAAGTTTGAATGATTTAAAAGAGTTTCTTAAGAATGCCGAAGAATTAAGTAAGGGGCATAAGAAAATATTTCCACAATCACCCGAACTTGAAGAATTTTTTTGGAATAAAAACGAATTTGCATTTTCATTAGCCGATTTTGTTGCAAGCTATGCTCAAAACTCAGGCGATATGGGTAGACCAAGTACCTTTGGAGAAGTACTGCGTAACGGTAAACCTGCAATAGTTTTAACCGACTATGGGTTAAATGATGAAGTTGTAGATACTCATTATAGTGGCAAAAACCAAAAGTATCAAATGTATGAACTTTATAACTTTGCCGATGGTAATGACGATATGCTTGGTGATTTACCACCACAAGATGCCGTTGATACCCGACAAGCTATGTGGGGACTTATGCCTTACGGTGTAGGTGACGGACCTGGCGTAATTAATGAAGATTTTATTTCATTTGTACTCAACAGAGACAAATATCCAACATCAAAACTTCCAAGTGCTCCATATATTGTCGATGAATTTCATGATGTAGTAAACAACCTTAAAGAAGTACTTGAACACGTACCTGAGAAAAAGAAATTTTATAGTAACTTATTGGAACTTCAAGACTATCTTATCAGAGGTAAATTCTATGATAGAGAACCACTTGAGGAAGAAACTGTAGAAATAAATGAGAGTAGTCCAAAAGTTGCAGCAATGCAATTACCAAGAGAATATTCTGATACTCTTGCTAATGCGGTTGCACAGAAGTTAAATCTTGGTGCTATTAAATATCTTGGTGGTGGTGGATATGGATATGCTTATGAGGTTAATAACAACAGGGTTTTAAAAATTACTACTGATGCATGTGAGGTCGATGCTGGTTTAAAAATTAGCAGGGGTAAGCCTAAAACACTTGCAATGGTTTACAATGTGTATAAGGTAACTGACACCGAACAAAACAAAGCAGTTTATGCGCTTATCGAAGACAATATTGTTGATAAACCACATCAGGAATTTGAAAGATACACTGAAATAATTAATTCGCTCGGTGAAGACTTATACGGTAGGTTATTGAGAATTTTAATCAAAGGTAAACCTAAGAAAGAAGATACGGAATTTTTTGGAAAAACATTTAACGATTTTCCAGAATTAGCTAAACTAATTTTAACGGCAAATCCCGATGCTAATATTGCTGCAGGCGATAGAGAAAAGGCATATCGTTTTATGTTGGGACTCTATGACATTAAAAGAGAATTACTTGCACTGATGATTAAGTCAGACGATTATATGACTCTCAGTAATTTGGGATATAAGAACGGTATTTTAACATACTATGACATAGGTGGATGCATGGGTGTAGTTGTACCGGATTTACCACCAGAAAACCGAATTTCTTTACCCGAAGGTGAAGAAGTACTGAATGAAGAACCTACAGGATTTCCGAGAGAAGTCGCTAATAAAGTGGCGAATAGTGTAGCACAGAAGTTTGGATATGGTCAGCCAAAACCTCTTGGTGATGGTGTATTTGGCTATGCATATGATATAGGAAACAATTTAGTATTAAAGGTTACTAAGGACCAAAGCGAAGCAAATGAAAATCTTGAACTTATTGGTAAACCATTAGAATACATTGCTCAACCATATAAGGTCTACTCAATTAAGTCTAATACATTGTCGGGCGAAACGAGATATGACCTTTATGTGATAATCTTAGAGAAGTTAAGAACAGATAAGGCTGATTTTATTGCAAGAGTTGAAAGAATGAAATTTGCGTTTGAAAAAATAATGGGTGCAAACTATGGCGATGTTCTTGACCATTTCATACACAATCGTTTTGGCGATGACAATGTGGATGAAGATAAGGTTCAAAAATACTTTGCAAGAAATCCACAAGACAGAGAATTTTTTGATAAAATACTTAAAATTGGCGAAGAAGTAAAAAAATACGGCTTAGAAAGTACAGATTATACAAATCCAAATAACTTAGGATATAAACCAAATGGTAATTTGGGATTTTTTGATGTAGGTTTTGGTAATTATTTTTTTAAATCTAATAATATGCCAGAACCTGTTCAAGTTGACGAAGACGGTTCAGCATTATATTCGACAGACAATAGTTTTGGTCAAGATAATTTTCCAACATACAATAATATGGACACTTCACCCTCAATAAGCAACGATTTAAACGCAAACAGTGAAGTAAACGAAGACTTAGAATATAACCATGTTGTCGGTGATGCAACCCAAGACGAATTTCAAATAACAGAAAGAGTTCAGTCGTTTCAATCTGGCAGTAAAACTGTTGATGTTAAGAAAAAGTGCAGACTTGGTGGTAATGGTGACGGTACAAGCACTGCCTGTAATCAAGGAGATATTGGCAACTTGACATTTGGTAGTATTAAAGAGTCTGTGAATCTTAATCTACCAAACAATTTAAGCGGATATGATTCGCTTAAGATAACTGATGATGGTCAAGTCGTTGGTGAGGTAGGTATCATGGACAGAGGCGTTCAAGGTCAGAATCATTACATCGCAATAGATAAAATTTTTATCAACAAAGAATTCAGAGGTAAAGGATATGCCAATGATGCAATGAAACTTATCTTTGACTATGCCGACAGAAATAAATTAATTGTTACATTAACTCCCGATAGTATGTGGGGCGCAAGTAAGTCTAAACTAACTGCATGGTATAAATCATTGGGATTTATCATGAACAAAGGCAGGAATAAGGACTTCCAGACTATGCAGTTGATGTACAGACTTCCCAATACTGCAATAAATGAAGTGGTAACAAGTGGTGGTGAAAAATATTATCGTGCTGTTGAAAAATATATGGGTGAAACGATTGAATTTGAACCCGAAGGTTATTACGAAGCAATTGACGATGACGGTAATCCAATATATAAGTATGATACGTTTTGGGTTAGTGAAACACCAGAAATTGCTGCAAGTAAAAGTGTTGGTGGTGCTTTAATGGGACTGTATTCGATGTTTATGCAACACGGTAAAAATCCGGGAGTTTTTTATGTTTATGAAATAAACGAAAAACCCGATGCGGACATTTCTCATTGGGAAATAGGTGATTTTACTTATTTAAAAGAAGTTAGATTCAGAAGGGCAGTACAAGGTCATTATATTGGCAAAGTCGATATTACTGATGATTTTAAAAAGAGAATGAATGCTTTCTATGAGATTAATGGTTTAGAAGCATACGATGAGCCAGACGAAGAAACTTCTGAAATATTTCAAGATACAGACTATGAGCAGTATCTCGATAAAATGAAAAACACAATACACGAAGAAGAATTTCCTGTAAGTGAACCACAGATTGAGAAAGACAATACTACACATGAATTGGATAAGAAATTAATCCGTACATACAATGACGGTATTGATGTCAATCCCGTTTATGCAGTTAATGGTGACGAAGTGCGTGACAGTGGTTTTATTGAGTGGGTTGAAGGTGGCAATCATTGGGTTGACTATGACTTACCAAAATCACAGCAAAAATATGCTAAGCACATTCCAGCAGACGAACTTTGGGTTGATGACGTACATTTGACAAAGCCAAACGACTTTGAAGGGATTTTACTTCATGAAAGGGTTGAAAGCTATCTTATCAAGCATTATGGTTATACATACGATAACGCCCATGACATTGCAAATAAAGTTGAATTGCTTTTCAGAAAAAGAACAGAGAGTATCAGTGAAGAAGGAGAATCTGAAAGAATTTCAAGTCTGATGTACACTGCATTTAAGAAGAATTTCAAACCTACGGGTGGTAAGAAATATCAAATGGAAGGTGTGGCTGATAAATATGCTGAGAAAGCATTTAATATTCCCGACCCACATGCAGAACAAGACGTTCAAGCACAGGGTGAGATAGAAAAAAATACGAATGAACCTGTTGGAGAAGTAGTAGATACCATTGGAAGAGTTAGTCAAATTTATAAAAATCCCAAATCCTTAGAAAGATTTCAAAGGGATGTACGGGCAATCGCAGATACAGATGGAAATCTATATGTTGCACAAGCAGATTATTCATTTACCCACGGTAATATAGCAAAAGCATTGGGATTATTCACGATTGATGCAAGAATATATTCAGAATTAGATAAATATCAATTACTTAATAGGGTTGACTTAACAAATAATTTCGGTTTGGGGGACATTTCTTCAAGATATATTAATTCAAATGCGCATAACTATGACAATGCAATTGATATATTGAAAGCCACAAAAAGACGAAATCCACAATATGAGTTTTATGAAGAATATTATACTTTTATTGAAGGAGAACCAGTAAGTGTTGACGAAGGTGTAGCGGATGTTGCTGCGGAAAAAATGTTTAATGTTCCGAATCCTGATGCAGAATTCAACGATAGGTTCAACAGGGAGCAGGATTCCGAAGATATCGTTTACAATAATCCCGAAAATGGGTTGGTAATAATAAAAAATCCGAAATCTTGGAAAAATATTTGGGGTGATGTCCGGGGTGTTGTTGACAAAGAAGGAAACTTATACACTGAACAAAAAAGTGTTGTTATACACTTCGAATTACTCTATACCCTCAATAGCTTGGGAGTCATTGAAAATGAGGAACATTGGGATAAAACCCCACCAACTAATTTTTTGACTGTTCAACGATATAAAAGAGATAATATCATCTTAGTTGGAGAGTCAAATGCACCGTTATATCCAGAAGAAAAAAGAAACTTTCATTCAAGTTATTGGGAAACTGTACCAAAAAGAGAAGAAGCGTTGCCATATTACGAAAAATTCTTATCTTTGGCAAAAGAAAAAAATCCGACTATGGAATTCATAGCGGAATCAATACGTTTTTATGGAGATAATGCACTTGAAGAATCAGTCATGAACGAAGCGGAAATAATGTCATTACAAGACTTGCCTTTCAAACAAGAGGTTGAGCAACTTGGTGGTAAAATTTATAGTGTTGGTGGTGCGGTCCGGGATGAATTTCTTGGTAAACAATCCAAAGATTTGGATGTGCTTATTACTGGTGTGCCGTTTGAAGAACTTGAACAACTTCTTGGCAAATATGGTCGTGTAGATGCTGTTGGTAAATCATTTGGTGTGTTGAAATTCAAGCCAAAGGGTGCTACCGATGATATTGACATTGCTATTCCACGTACTGAAACAGCTACGGGTGAAGGTGGTCATCAAGGTTTTGATGTTAAGTCTGACCATGCACTACCGATTGAAAAAGACTTGGAACGCAGGGATTTTACAATTAATGCTATTGCAAAAGATTCAGAGGGTAATATAGTTGACCCATTTGGTGGTCAAGAAGACCTTAAAAACAAAATTATTCGTATTGTTAATCCACAGGCATTCAGTGATGACCCATTGAGAATGTTGCGTGCAGTACAATTTGCATCACGTTTCGGGTTTACAATTGAGCCACAGACTATGCAGATGATAAAAGAAAATGCCCAGAGGGTTAAAGAAATTGCACCAGAGAGAATTTTAACGGAATTCGATAAGATAATCAAGAAGGGTAATGTGAAAATGGGTGCGGATTTACTTGTGAATACTGGCTTATATGAACAGATTTTCGGTGGACAGCCAAAGCAGATTAGCGATAGAATTGCCGATGTTAAAACAATGGGTGAATTTATTTATCTGTTGGCAGTTGGTACTGTTCAGAGTCCTTCGGAATTTTACAAGAATAATCTCAAAGGTGATATCCCAACATATAAGGAAATTAAAGCACTTGAATTAGCGTTTACATTACCCGACATAACACATGATGTTCTCGATAGGTCAATTGCACATAATATGTATCTGCTAAGTCCACAGGCATTACAGAGTCAGATAATTCCAATGGGACTTCAAAAAGCCTCAGAAGAATTTCAACAGGGCAAATATCCTAAAACTGTCAACGAATTAGCTGTTAATGGTAATGATTTGTCACAACTTGGTTTACAGGGTAAGGCAATTGGCGACATGCAAAAATCATTATTGCTAAAGGTTTATGCAGATAAGGTTAGGAATAATCGTGAAGATTTATTAGCTTTGGCGAAACAAAATGGCGAAATGATTAAGGAAGAAGTAAAACCCACGGACAAAATAGAATATGGATGTCTGATGTTGTTTCTTGACGTTCCGATTTGGACAAAAATTACGTCAATAATTTCTCCTGATGATGTTTATGACGAGCCAGGATATGGAATTGAAACAGAACCACATACTACAATATTATATGGTTTTCACGATGAAGTAACTTCAGAAGATTGCTTTAGTTTGTTTGAAAAAAATATGCCGATAGAACCAATTAAGATAGGAATTAAGGGCATATCGTTTTTCACTGGTAATCCTAAGTTTGATGTTGTTAAGTTCGATGTTGAATCTCCAGAACTTACAAAATTAAATGAGATAATGAAAGCATTACCACATACAAGTGCATTCCCCGATTATCATCCACATATTACAATTGCGTATGTTAAACCCGGAGAAGGACAGAAGTACATTAAACCATTCGAGAAGAACAGAATGCTTAACGGTACTGAATTGGTTTATACTTGGAAAGGTCATAAAGGCAATGATGGCGATAAACTTATGCTTGACGGTAGTGTAGATGAAAGTATTGCCGATAAAGCTGCTGAAAGGATGTTTAACATGCCAAATCAGAGTGCAGAACAAGACGTGATTGCAAGGGGTGCAGTACAGGCACAGGAAGAAGAACCAGTTGCTATGGTAAGAGATAGAAATGGTAAAAAGTCACCAATATATGAAAATCCTAAATCATTACGGAATATCGGTCCGGGAGTCAGAGGAATAATTGACCAAGAGGGCAATTTATTTCTTGCACAAAAGGACGGTTATTTTAATCATGGTAATATTGGTAGAGCATTGGGATTTATTGAGGGTGATACAGAAGCCATGTATAATTATTTGACTGAATGGATGCTTGTAAACAGAATTGGAAGCACAAATGATTTCGGTTTGGCTGACAGTAGTTATGATTTTGCTGCAGATGAATATGATTATGACAACATAAAAATTGTTAATGACTTCTTAAGAGCTGCAAAAAGACGTAATCCTCAATATAATTTTTATCCGGAGTATTATGAGAATGTTAAAGGCGAACCAATTACACTTAACGAATATAGTTATCCTGAAACAGGTCAAGAGAAGCCTACTTGGAACGTAAATGGACAACAGGTTGATATTAATTTCTTTACGGATAAATATTATGAGTGGAATCAAGGTGGATATGAAAGTGCATCAGATAAATCCGTATTGGAATTCTTACAGAATAATTATGAGGATTTCAGCCATGATGAAAAATTAAAACACGATTTATATCACAAATTAGTTGATAACGAAGTACTTGACGAAGACATGAATAAAAATGTGAAATATACTGCCGTGGTGCTTGATGACAAATCCCGTACAGCATTGCTTAAGAGACTTGGTAATATGATTCCCGAAGGTTGGGAAACTATTGCACATCACATGACAATGAACTTAGGTCCGATTGCTCCAGAGTATTTGAAATTCTTGGGCATGACTATTGTTATGGAAGCCACAGAATTTTCTATGGATGATATGGTTATGGCAGTTGGTGTGGTGGTGGATAAATATCTCACAAAGAATAAGAAGCCACATATAACTATTGCCGTAAATCGTGCACAGGGTGGTAAACCAATGATGTCAAATCAATTAAGCATGTGGGTAAATTTGAGTGAACCATTGATATTAACAGGAAAAGTAACCGAAGTAGAATAATATGCCAAGTTGGAAAGAAGCATCTGCAAAAGGATTTGATTTTGAAAAATTCGTCTTAGAAGATATCAATAGTAAGGTATTACCTCTCGCATACAAAAACATGAAAAGAGAAGATTATAGTTTCTACGACATAATTCTTTTCAACGGAGATTTCAGTAAATCCTCAAAGACTCTTGAATGTAAGTATGATGAAATGTCTTATATTACGGGCAATATTTGTATTGAGGTTGGCTGTAATGGCAGGTGGTCGGGTTTATTGATTACCAAAGCAGATTATTGGCTTATTGCAGACGGAGAAACAGCATACATAATTGAGAAGCAAAGAATTCACGATTGTATTGTTGAGCATCCTGAAACTCGATATGAAACCTTTAGCGTTCAACAAGAAGGAAATATTACTAAGGAAATGAACATTTATTTAATAAAAAAAGATATATTTGCACCGTATTGCTCAGAGATAAGCAATATTAATGAAATAAAATATAATTGTTTGTTATGATTAAGAGATTAGCAGTATTTGATTTTGACGGGACACTTATGAATTCTCCTATGCCAGAAACAGGTAAAAAAGAATGGTCGGAGAAAATGGATAAAGAATATCCATTTAGTGGATGGTGGGGTAGACCAGAAAGCCTGGACTTAGAGGTTTTTGACATCAAACCATTTCCAAGTGTGTTAAAACAACTCAAAAAAGAGATTGTAACTCCCGGAACTTATGTTATTGTTTTAACATCGAGAATGGAAAAACTACGTTCAGAAGTTGAAGCAGTACTTGATGCAAATAAAATCAAAGTCGATAAATTTGACATGAAACGTGCAGAAGGCAACAAAGGTGTTAAGGTTATGCGTTATGTACAGCAACTACCAGACTTGAAGGTAATAAACGTCTATGAGGACCGTGATGTTGATATTGAAGCATACGAAGAAATCAGAAGTAAACTACCATCGGGTGTTGAATTTAATATTTATCGTGCAACTGAAGGTACTATTGCTTTGACAGAAACAAGTCGAAGTCAGAATGCATTATGCATTATTCAAGACGAACTAAAAAAAATTATAATCTGATGTATTTATAGTAAAATAATTCTATGATTAGGTCAACAAAAAAATCAAACACAGGAGAATTCATATTAAAATCACTAAATAAACATGGTGATAAATATGATTATTCGAAAGTTGAGTATGTTGGCAACAAAAATAAAGTTATTATTATTTGTACTAAACATGGAGAATTTTTGCAAACACCGAATGACCATTTAACGGGATATGGGTGTAAGAAATGTCAATACGAAAAAATCTCAAAAGAAAATAGGTTCACCAATGAAACTTTTATTGAAAAAGCAAAAGAAATGCACGGCAATAGATTTGATTATTCGTTAGTAAAATATGGTGGATATGAAAACAAAATAACGATTATTTGTAATAAGCATGGTAAATTTGAACAAACGCCCCATGCACATTTACATGGATATGGATGTAGAAAATGTCGTGCTTCACATAATGAAGAACAAATAGCAAATATTTTGTTGAAACACAACATTAACTTTGAGCGTGAAGTAACATTTAATAATTTAAAATCTGTTTCGAATTTATATTATGATTTTTATCTACCCAAACATAAAATATTCATAGAGTTCGATGGAATTCAACATTATAAATCTGTTGATTTTTTTGGTGGTGACAATGCTTTATTGGATACAAAAAAACGTGACAAAATTAAAATTAATTATGCTATTAACAATGGCTATAAATTAATTAAAATACCTTATTCTGTATTAGGCACTGTTAAAGAAGCATTAGAATGTGAATTAAAAAATTTGTCAGTAATATGATAAGAATGAAACACAAGCCGTACTATTTGCCACAGATTAGCGCACCTGTTGATGCTGTCGTGAAACAACTCGATGAGGAGGGTGTTGATTATGAATACATTCAAATTAGTCCAGAAGAGTTAAAAAATTTAAATGTGTCACAAGGATTTACTTTTTCTGATGATGTTGAAAAAGCAAAGCCAAATGATATGAATCCAATTTGGCTTGATAAAGAAAATACCATCTGTGACGGGCATCATCGGTATGTTTTTGCCACAACAGATAACTTACCGTTGACAGCAATTAAAATCGACTTAGAATTTAAAGATGCCTGCAGACTTTTAAATAAAATACAGGACGTTTATGACTATACCGAAGTGCAGAAAATGGAAGAAGTGGTCGGACAGGATGTTCTTAATGCAAATAATCAAACAAACTCAGGTGTAAGCTACAATGAATTTCTTTCAGCACTTGAAGAAAATAATGCAGGCGTTGAATCAGAAAATCCAAGCAAAAATGACCAGTCGATAATTGCGTATCGTAGAGAACCAATTAAAGAAAGGTCCGTCATTGGAAATTTCTTTACATTAACACCTGTTGAAGGATTTATTAAATATCAGATTGATTTTGAAAACTTACTTGATACCAATGACTTAGGCATCGAGTATAAGGACAGCCAAATACCTGCAGAAGTACTTGCTAAAGCATGGTTTCCGCACGTAAACTTTGAAAAATTAGGTGAACAATATAAAGTTCCACCAATTAACTTAAAAAATAAAGCAATTGCCGAAAAAGCACAGCATATGGGATATGATGGCATTAAATATGGCGATACATTAATACAAGGACTTAAATAACTACTACAATGGCAAACTACAAAATAACAAACTTAACAAATACCGCAGGAAAGCGTGATTTGAAATTCAACACAACACTGTCGATTGACTATGTTGATTCTATGCAGAGAAAAAGTATTCAGGTTAAACCCGGTGAAACTATTTTCTTACAAATACATTCATTACCACTCTCAGTACATAAATTAAGAGTGAAGAAACTCATTAGCGTCATCGAAGTAAGCACTAACGAGTTGAACAATAGTATGAATGCAGGTAAACCAGTTGTTACAACAGCACCTGTGGAAGAACCCAAAAATATTGATATGAGGGTTGACACTACTCCAAGAAAAAAGATTGGGAAGAAATTACACGACACCGAAGTTCCTGGTAATGAGTAACCTAATCTAATTTAACGATATTAAGCCAACGATTTGTTGGCTTTTTTTTTAAAATGTCTTGCCACTTGGCAGATTTTCCGCTATTTTTACGTATTTATAATTAATTGCATAATTTTATAATATTTTATAAACACAAGATGGACGGAAAAATTAGAATTTTATTCTACAACTTAGATGGAGCAGGTGTAAACTACTTCAGAACATTAACCCCGGCAACGGAACTCGATAGGAATCATTCAGAAGATTTTTATGTTGAAATCAACCCCGAATTAGACTTTAATGACCCTAAGACAATTGATTATCTCAAAACATTTCACATTATACATTATCACCGTCAATTTCTTCCCGACCCAAAACAGATGCAGTTACTTGCAACTGAATTGCGTAAGTCAGGTGTAATATTGATTGTGGACATTGACGACTACTGGCAACTACATAAGAATCACCCGTTCTATGGTCTTGCACAGGAAAAGAAAATGCATATTCCAATTCTGGAAAACTTAAAGATTGCTGACTATGTTACTACAACTACGGACATATTTGCGGACGAAATTCGTAAAGTGACAGGTAAGGATAATGTCATGGTGTTCTATAACAGTATTGACCCTACTTGGATGAAGCAGTTTCAGAACAACTGGAAACCCGACCCAGATGGTCGTGTAAGAATTACTTACATGGCAGGTTCTTCTCACATGGGTGACGTTGAACAACTCGATGGAGTATTCAATGTACTTAATGGTGACCCAATGCTCCATGATAAATTCAAAGTCATTATTGCAGGTTGGGACACAGAAGGTAATACAACTGATATTACATTCAACCAGGAATTTGGTACTGAATTGCAGAAATTAGGACTTTGGACCATTGGTAATGTTAAAATAATTAACAAAAGTCGTGGTAATGTTGATTTAATTCCTGGTTTACCTGAAGCATTAAAAGAAAAGTACAGGGGTAAAGTTTTCAATCAGGAACAACGTGATATTAAGTCAGAAGAAAGCGTATATCTTGTTTACGAAAAGATTTTGACCGATAATCACAGAAATATTCAAGACAAAGATTATCTCGAATGGCTCGGCAACTTCGAAAGAAATGTGAAGTATGATAATGAAGGTAACTTTGCTCGTAGATGGACACAGAAAGCCAATACATACGCACAGGTATTGGATGAAACCGATATAGTAATCGCACCACTTGCCGACAATCCATTTAACAGGATGAAGTCAAATTTGAAACAGGTTGAATGTTGGACAAGGAAACTTCCAATTGTCTGTTCAGATATTCCACCATACGATGTGGATGGTAGACACATGGAAAATTGTGTGTTGATTCCTGCAGAAAAAAATGCCAGAAAGTATTGGCAGAAGTATTTAAAGAGACTGATATTAGATGCAGACCTTCGTAAACAACTTGGGGAACAGCTATATGAGGACTTTAAAGAAGAATATAATCTTGCCGAAGTTACTAAAAAACGTGCGGAATTTTACAAAGCTGCAGTTATGAAATCTTTGGCAGTAGTTTAAAACTAAAAACAATGAAAATACCAACTAAAAACAAAGAAAAAAAGAGATTCATACTCTTTAGATGGCTTACTAATTTAAGTAGAAGTCTCGCAGGTCGTTATGTAAACGATTGTCATCCGGTATTCATGCAATACCTTGCGGTAAATAACATTACAACTGCTTCTGTATGGAACGATGCAAGAGCAAGAAGGTATAAGGAAATCATGAAGATTCTCGACAGTGATAAGTATAGAAAATTTTTCTATAATGCTGTTGACTATAAACGTGGTGAACTTAAGCCACTGCCAGTAAAATGGTATGTACGAGCATTTGATAAGGTTATTTATAACATATCTAAGGCATACGTATTTGTTTTCGAAAGAGAACTTTACAAGAAAATCAAAACCTTCGAAGTTGTTTCTGCAGGTGTTGTCAGTCTTACCAAAAGAATGGACGAATACATTGCCAAGACCACTCCAGAGCAGAGATTGTCAAGAATGCATGCGCTTGGAATTATCTCATACGAGAGTTTCAAAGACGACTTGGATGTAATTGTTAACAGAATACCGTTGGAGGTTGTCGAAGAACGCAATGCGAAAAAGTATGAAACTCCCGGAACATTTGGTTCACAATGGACAATGAAAAGAAAATTACCGGACAGTGTGTCTCAGATAATAGCCGACATGCAAAAATGATAGACTTCTTCAAGAAAATATATTTCTGGTGTTATATCAAGGTCCACACCATGATAATTGCAATTACTATTGCATTATATAACACCGAACAGGAAATTCTGAAAGCCGACCCAAATGATTTGGGTGAGAGAGATAAAAAAGAAACTCGTAAACTTCATAGAAATCAAACTCTTGAAAAATTCTATCAAGGACAAACAGACGAAAAGTACGTGAAAGATTATTACGAAATTCTCAAGAAAGCCGATAAATTCATGCGTACTGCAACACCACATCAAATGGCGGTTGCTGCAGACAAGTACGGCACTTCATATGGCATGAAAGATACTCAAGGTAGAACACATGAGCATTATGGATTTTACGATGAGAAACATAAAAATGCCGGGAAGACAATGGAAGAAGTATTTCTCAAGGAATACGAAGAAAGACGTACCAAAGACGATGACTTGGAATTACTGTACATCTTCAACAATAAGCCAATTGTGGCTGGAATGGGAAAATTATATGAGGCAATGGAGAAGGCACAGGAAGAAAAGATTGAGTTTGAGGTTGCAGTTGTTAAGTCTTGGGAATTTCCACTTAAAGTTGAACGTGAGAATAAAGACGCAGTTAATAAAATCGAACAACTTGCAGAATTCCTTCACGTTAAAAAAATCGGCTTTGAGCATCGTCAACTCGAATTCTTAATTCCGCTTAAGTTCAAAACACTCGAAATATCTGAGGATTCAGACATTTTCAAAGAAATTATTGACATTAAAGAAGTTTATGTTAAAGACGAATATGGTCAGTTACACGGCTTTGGCGTTACTAAATATTTCAAAAGAATAATTCATAACAATACTCACGATGTTCTGATATTCGAAGGAATCGAAATGGAAAACATGGGTATACACTAAAATCAAATAACATGGCACTATCACCGTTTTTAGAAAACTTAAAAAAGTCTGTCGATACAGGAGAATTTAATTCTGACGCAGCAAAAAAAATCATTGAAGTCAACAAACTTGCAGACAATCCGTTATTTTCGGGTGCTCTTAGCAGTGCATATGAAAAAGCAACTGCAAATAAAGAGATTAAAACCGTCACAGAGGCAGAAGCTGCAACAATTAAGGAAGATTTTGACAAAATGCAAGTAATTAAAGAAAAAGACTTAGCTTTGCAACAATTGGCGATGTTACGTGACATCGAAGAAACAGTAAGACTAAGTGTATATGACATGCGTGATTTTCTTAAAACTCTTGATGAAACATTTGACAAGAACAATCCAAATTTCGCAGAGTTATTGGCTGAAGTTGAACTGATTAAAAATAAATATAGTTCTATTATTAACAATTAAAAACAAATTACGAAATGGCAAAACTTTCAAAAGCATCCGATGAAGTAAAATTACTTTTTGAAGAAGTTCGTGAGAAGACCAGCATTCCACAGTGGGTGGAAATTGAGGTTCTTTGTAACGACAAACAGAAGAATGACCCCTGCAAACTTTTTAAAGCAAATGACCTCATTGAAGCACTTACCAATACAGATGGTGGTGGTGGTATTAATTTTGTTGTGGTTATCAACGAATCGATTTTCTCTGAATTACCAGAAGACATGCAGGTAATTGCAATTGATGAGTGCCTTGCAGGTGTTGGTATCAGCGATGCTGATGTTCTGACACTCGAAAAACCAAATTTCAACACTCATACAGGCGTTCTTGCTAAGTATGGCGACAAACCTATCATCGTATTACACGAGTCGATAAAAAGTCTCTATGACAAGAAGAAACAGCAGGAAGACGAAGAAAAAGCACAGAAGAAAGGCAAGCGTGGTAAAAAAACCGCAGAAGTATAATAACAATTCGGACAAGTTTAGACAAATCCCGGCAATCGATGTCGGGATTTTTTTATTTATAAGTATTTATGGAAAATACTTTATATGATTACGTACAATATCAAATTTCCTTTGAATGACGATTTAAGTAAAAACACGTATTTCTTACTGACACAAGTAACTAAGGAAGCGTTTAGTTCTGACTTGCTTTTGCTGTTGCTCACTCAGAAAGGAGAAAGGTATTATGAGCCGGAATACGGTACAAACTTACTGAAATACATTTTCGAACCTAACGATACTTTAAACGCTACAGATGTTGAGCAAGAAATCAAAACTACTGTGTCGAAGTACATTCCAAACTTAAAAATCAATAAAATAAATTTTAATTGGAATCTCGATGATAATGGTCAACCAATATCTGAAAATCAACTTAACGTAACAATATTATTCACTTATACCGAAGATAGCTTCAGCGAATCAGGTCAATTAGATTTAAACTTTTAAAATATGAAAAAATATACCACTGAAGAATTTATTGAAAAGGCTAAGAAAATTCATGACGAGAAATACGATTATTCGTTAGTGGACTATGTTAATAATGTTTCGAGAATTAAAATAGTGTGTGCAGAACATGGAGTTTTCGAACAAATACCAAAACATCATTTACGTAATCATGGATGTCCCAAATGTGCTGGTAATTATATAACATTAAATGAATTTATTGATAAAGCAAACTTAATACACAACAATAGATATGGGTATTCTTTAGTTGAATACGTTAATGCACATAATAAAATTAATATAATTTGTCCAGAACACGGCATATTCAATCAGACACCAAACGGTCATTTAAACGGTAAAGGTTGCTCAATATGTAAATTATCTAAAGGCGAATTATTAATAAAAAAATATTTGGATATGCATATGATTGAATATGTTAAAGAAAAAAGATTTGCTGATTGTGGTAAAAATAAACTATCATTCGATTTCTATTTACCAACGGTAAACATACTTATTGAGTATGACGGAGAACAACACTTTAAACCAATCGAATATTGGGGCGGTAGTGCTAAACTTAACATAAGACAAAGTAATGACGAAGCAAAAAATTTATATGCCAACAGTAAAAATATCTTATTGTTGAGAATAAAATACAGCGAAATAAATAATATTAATCGAATTTTAAAAAACATAATATAATGGCTACTGACAATTCAACAAACATAATTCAATATGGCTCACGAACATTTGGGGAAATCAAAACAGATTTGATTTCGTTTATTCGTCAAGCATATCCAGAAGTTTTATCTGATTTTACCGATAGTTCCGTTGGTGCTATGTTAATCGACTTAAATGCGGGTGTTGGTAATAACTTGAGCGTTAATACTGACAGAGCATTTCAAGAAACACAATTGGAGTATGCACAATTGAGGTCATCAATATTAAATATTGCAAAAAATATGGGATTTAATATTCCCGGCAGACGACCTTCTGTAACAGTAGTAGACTTTTCTGTAACTGTTCCTGTACTTGGTGATAGACCCGATGCCAGTTATTATCCTACGCTTGCTCCTGGCGCACAGGTACTTGGTGGTGGTAAAATATTTGAAACACAAGACACAATTGACTGGAATTCACCTATGAGCAATCTTGGTGACCCTAATCGTTCAATTATACCAAACTTAAACTCAAATGGTATTATCGTAAGCTATAATGTTACCAAAAGAGAAGTAGTTATCAATGGTTCAACAAGCATATATAAAAGAATAATTAATCCACAAGACGTTACATCATTTTTTAGTATAACACTTCCAGACCCAGATGTAATTGAAATAGAAAACGTTATTTTGCTCGAAGGTACAAATTATACTAACAATCCACCGCTTTCAGATTTATATACAAGTGAAAATAGATTTTATGAAGTGGAGTGGCTTGCACAGCAAAGAGTTTTTGTTGAGAACTTCAGCAGTTCGGTTAACACACAGAATACGGGTATTAAAGCTGCTCGTTGGATTGACATAACGAAGAAATTCATTAAAGAATATACCCCAAACGGTTATTGTAAACTGACCTTCGGTAGTGGCGATGCAGATGCTGACGCATTTAAAAACGGCTTTATTAAAGTTGGTGTAAGTAATAAGTATTTTCTCGATAACTTCTTAAATAACACCGCTTTGGGTGAAAAACTTAAACCAAACTATACATTATTTGTGAGATATAGAGTTGGTGGCGGTATTAATTCAAATCTCGGTGCAGCAACCCTTACACAACTCGGTGGATATTCTCTGAGAGTTGCAGGTTCACGTTCTGACTTTAATCAGAGTGTACAGAGAAGTTTAAAAACTAATAATCCAATACCTGCCATTGGCGGTAATGATGGTTTGAGCATTGAGCAAATAAGACAGTTAATCAAGTTTAATTTTGCAAGTCAAACAAGGGATGTCACGCTTACAGATTATTTATTACAACTCTATAAAATGCCAGGTAAGTTTGGTTCACCTTTTAGGGCAAATGCTTTTAAATACAATAATAAGGTAGTTATTTCGATGCTCGGCATTGGTGTGGACGGTAAGTTGTCAAATACAAGCAATACTCTGTTAAAAGATAATATTGCGGAATACCTAACCGAATTCCGCATGGTAAATGACTATGTGGAGATTAAAGACGGTAAAATTTACAACTTGGCATTCGATATTGACGTATATGTGGAAAACATTGCAGATAATCAGATAGCCAATAGCATTATTACAATTGTCAGAGATTATTTTGATGTGAACAACTACGAAATGGACGAAAATATTTTCCTTGGTAGACTTCAGAAACAAATACTCTCTGCAAATGGTGTTATAAACGTCATCAGTATTAAGGTTTATAATAGAGTTGGTGGTCAGTATTCGAACAACGTTGTTTCTCAGGAAATCTTGAATACCACAACTGGTGAGATTAAAATAATCAACAACACTATTTATTCTACCGAAGACGGTATGTTTGAAATAAAATATCCCGAAAAGGACATTAAAGTATATCTGAGAAAGTCTGTTGTATAATGGAACTCATAAAGAAAACAATATATCGGATAATGACAACCGGAACAACTGCTCCGTGTTCGTACAGAGACCCGGAAACGGGTATTCTCATTACTGGCTGTACGGCAACCACAATGACGCTTGTTCCCGATTTGAGCAAAACATACTATGTCAAATTTAGTTTGACACAGGATGCCGAAGATATTGGTTTCTTTAGTGCTTATATAGCACCGCCTTTAACTACTTTAACAGTATCAACAAACACATTTTCAACAATTACTAAAAACTCTGCAATTGGCGGTGGTGCGGTTCTTGCAGACGGTGGACATGCTGTTACACAAAGAGGTCTTGTATATAGTACAAGTCCAAATCCGACAACAGCAAGTACAAAAATAATTGTTGCAGGTGGATTAGGTACTTTTACAGTGCCAATAAGCGGTTTAACAAATCTTACTACATATTATGCACGTGCATATGCTATTAATAGTGCTGGACTTGTTTATGGTGAGGAAGTAAATTTCACGACATTAGCAATTTCTACAATTTCTACAAAACCAATAACAAATATTACGTCAAGTGGTGCAACCACTGGTGGTGAAATAACTGCTGATGGCGGTAGTCCGATAATCAGACGTGGTGTTGCTTGGGGATTATTCTCTGGACCTACCATTGCAGGCAATACAACAACGAATGGGTTTGGAATTGGTAATTTTAATAGTTATTTGACGGGTTTAACTACATCAACAACATATTTTGTTCGAGCATATGCAGTTAATAATACAGATATTATGTACGGTAGTGAATTGTCATTCAGTACTTGGGGACTTGCAACTGTAACCACAAGCAGTATTACTGCAATTGCACAAACAACTGCAACAGGTGGTGGTAATGTGACTTCAGAAGGTGGTAATCCTGTAACTGAGAAAGGAATAGTTTGGAGCACAAGTAGTACTCCGACAATTCTGGACAATGTTGTTGTCGATGGAACAGGTATTGGAACATTTACGTCTTCAATCACAGGATTGACTAAGATTACTTCATATTATGTACGAGCATATGCAATTAATGCTGTGGGTATCGCTTATGGTAATGAAGTATTGTTCAAAACAGCAGCAGATTTACCAACAGTAGCAACTGGTGGCGCAGGTAGTGTAACTCAAACAACAGCACAAGGCGGTGGAGTCATACTTAGTGACGGTGGCGCACCAATAACTGTAAGTGGTATTGTTTGGAGTACAAGTCCAAACCCAACAACTGCGAATTTTAAAACAACTGATGGCAATAATACTGTTGGTGTCGGCTTTGCAAGTTTAATGACTGGTTTAATTCCAGCTACAACCTATTATGTAGGTGTATATGCAACCAATAATGCAGGAACTGCATATGATGGTCAATCGGTGTTTACAACAGAGGCGACAACCACAACAAGTACTACAACGACTACTACAACGACAACAACTACCACAACGACTACTGCACCACCACCGAATTATGTTACTTTATTTCAAACATATGCTGCTCCCGGTAATGACGGTAGTGTTTATAGTACAAGAGAATTTTGTTTAGCAACATCGAGTCCAATGGCTCCGGGCGATAGTTATTCTGTTTGTTTAATGGCTGATTTATGTGTTAATTATAACCAAGCACCGGGTTCATACTCACGTGCGGGTATAGGTCATAATGGGTCATGTTGTTTAACTTGTTGCATAGACCAAACAGAAGTTTGTGCTATACCAAGTACCACAATTATTGTTCATCAAGGTGATACGGTGTACATGTGTAATTATACGGAAGTAGCAAACATTACATGTCCGGGTGGTACAATGTCAGGCATATGTATTCGTTCAGTTGCTCCGATTGTTGGCAATTATCAATTAGGAACGCCTTATTGTTGCTGTAGTTATGCAGGGGGAACTCCACCTACGACAACCACAACAACAACAACTACCACGACTACCACAACACTTCCACCACCTGCGGTAAAATATATTGATTTATGTATGACATATGTTGCTCCAGGCAATGATGGTGGTATTTATAGTGCAAGAGATTTTTGCTTGGCTTCATCATATCCAATGAGCGCAGGTGAATGTTATTGTGCATGCATAACTGGTGATTTATGTGTTAATTATGACCAAGCACCGGGTTCGTTCTCACGTTTCTGTGTAATGTGTAATGGTAATCCAATGCTATGTTGTTGCATAACCGAAGCACAGGTTTGTTTAATGCCTTCAATTTCATTCCAAGTTCTTCCTGGTGACGATGTTCGTATGTTTAATTATACTGAAGTGGGAAATATTTCTTGTCATGGTGGTAGTATGTCAGCAGTATGTATTGGTGTTACACCAATTTCTGGCAATTTTGCAAGATGTAATCCATATTGTTGCTGTAGCTATGCAGGCGGTCCTCCACCTACGACAACAACTACAACGACAACTACGTTGCCAACTACTACAACAACCACAACCACTGCATCATATGTTTGTCAGATATATTTGGATATATTTAATTCTACGTGTGAGGGTCAATTGTGTCCATCTATGTGTGCAGGAGATTCATTTAATTTATGTGTTGCATATAGTCTTGGTAAAAATGCGTTTAAAGGCACTGCAGGTGTTTGTATCGTATGTAATGGTGTAACCAAATGTAGCTGTAGTATTGCAAGTAGTTTCAGTGGATATATTGGTGGAATTTGGGGTCCGTTTATAGTTAATGCAGGAGATAATTTATATCTTACAACACGAGCTGCAAGTATTTGTCCAGAGTCTGCAGCATCTGCCGATGCATACTTGGTGGGTGTGTCAAATATTGTTGGTAATTATGTCATAGGTAGTCCTAATGATGTATATGCAGGTGATATAGCACCAGTATAGTATTTATAATAAAATTAAAATGGTAGTAACAGGTTCATCAAGTAGTCGATTAACAGAATTGCGAAAATATACAATCACAAGTAATTTTCTATTGCAATATGTTGGTAACGGTAGTCCGACATTTGATGGTGTAGATTATTTTGTCTCAACAGCAGGTTCAAAAGTAGTGTATTATCTTGGTGGCATAAAATATACAGACATTCTCACAGGTGAAACAAGTGGGACTACGTTTAGCTTTATTGGACAAGGATATAGCAGTCCAGACTTCATTACTGCACCGATTTATAAAGACCCGAATAAAGAAAACATTATCAGTAACCCAAAAATTTATGATGATGTATTTATAGTAAGACAAGAATTGTCGGCTTTTGACCAAAACTACAGACTTGAATATATTCAAAGTTTGGTTGATTTGACGACATATGCTGGCGGTAATTTCTTTAATATAGTTAATAACACATGAGGATAGAATTTTCTGATATTGAAGTTAATAAAATCAAAAATTATTATTTGATTGATGGATTAAGTACGAAAAAAATTGGAGAACTACTTAACACAAGTCTCACTCCGATAAACAGGATTTTAAAAAGAGAACATGTATTAAGAAAAGGGAAAAGTAATGGTATTAAAATTATATTAAGCGAAAAACAAAGGGATGAAATACGTAAATTATATTTGTTTGAATATAAAAGTGCTAAGGAAATCAGTAAAGTGTTGAATATAAATGCTTCATATTTAGATAAATATTTAACTACCGTTAATTATAGGAGAACTGTTAGTGAAGGAGTTTCTGTAGGTTTAGTTAAACGCACAGGTATTGAATATAACACATATTTAAAAAACTTACCCGAATATAAAAAATATAGATTATTGGTTGTTAAATTAACCAATAAACAACCAATTAGTTTATTGGAAAATTATGAGAAAAGGGGTGTTTCTGGAATTGACGGTGCATATTGTTTGGACCATAAATATTCAATTTTTGAGGGATTTAAAAATGACATTAAACCAGAAATAATTGCAAGTTTAAATAATCTTGTATTTATACCTTGGAGAGATAATGTTGTTAAGAGAACAAAATGTTCGATAAGTAAAGAAGAATTAATAAAAGTTTAAGATGGCGATAGGTGTTTATGGTGTGGTTAGACCTTCTGATGTTGATTTAAACGATATCAGCATGTATTATAATTATACGCCAAGCAGAGAAATTCAGAACGATATAATTTACCCATTAGTTCCACAAGAAATTCTTTCTTATAACTATCTTCCGGATACCGAACAAATTGTGGGTAATGAAAACCTTTTAGAGGGTTTGTATAATCTTAAACTGCCTGCAACAATATTTAACCAGTTGGGAATTTACACGATTTACATCAAACCTAAAACTTATAGTACTGTTATTATCGACTGTAGCGTATTATCATCGCTTCCAAGCGTCAAAGGAATTGTGATTGATATCAACACTATTCCAGCAACATTACAGGCAAATAACGCATTGCAGGGGTATAGAATCGAATATATTAATACAGACGGTACTAAGTTAAGAAATGTGGTAAGATATGTTGCAACATCAAATAAAGCAGTTCTGATAAGTGAAAACGTAGGAAATACAACTCAAAAGGCAATCAGATATCGTTTTGACGATGCAGGCACACTACTTTTCTTACAATTGACTCCAAGCAGTTCTTCCGATGTGAAACCAAACGTATTTCCGTTCATTGGTAATCCCGGACAAACAATTTTAATGTCAAACACATTTTTTTCACCGCTTGCTATTGAAATCGACTTAGTTCAGAACACCATTGATACACTTGCTAATATTCTTGCGGGAAATCAAGTTAAAGACGTTCAGAAAGGTATTTTAACATACTATGACCAAAATAATGTCATCACAGACCAGTTTAATTTATTTGAAATTAAAGACTCAGTAACCGATGTTCCACTATATGAAGTAAAGCAAAAAAGGACAAATATCGATGAGACACAAAACTTTAAAGATGTAATTGCAGACATATAATAGTACAAACAACAGAAATTAACGAGAAAATCCCGATGTAAACAATTGGGATTTTTTTTATTATCGTATTTATAGTAAAATGTAAAGATTGTGGCAAAAGTAAAAGTAGTAGGTACAGGTCTTGACCAAAATTTAAACGGTACAAATTTTAATAACACGGCATCAGAAACCATTTTCCAGTTTGGTACGTTTTCTGTTACCTCTAACTTTAGTGGTAGAATACCAATTGACTACACAAACACCTTAGATTCTTTTGTGCGTCCTGTTACACTGGAAACTCTTGGTGTTACTGACGTACAATCTGCAGTATTGCATCAATATCAAGTAAACGCAGTGCTAAATCTTGATAAATCCAACCTTAATACGTTTGTTAGATTTGGTAGCACATATGAATTCTTCAGAGTTACAATACAGGAAATTATTTTAAAATATCCGGGAAGTCTTTATTGTAATTCAAATATAATTCTTGGTGGTAATCCAACTATTCTTAATTTTAACTACAATGTTATTACTGACGAGTCATTAATCCAGATTCCTTCAGCATGTATTGCAAATACATTCGGATTAGTCTTTAATATGGGTAATTTAAGTCAACCAAATGACATGGTAATCAGAAACTTAAACTTATCTTATGAGAAATATGTAATTTGGTCAAAATATGACCCGAATAATGCATATCCACTAATTGGTTTTACTGGCGATACATCGGGCATACCATATGTTTGGGTGAAAACTCAAGGCAACCCATTCCTGTTCAATACTGGTATGACCAATAAACTTGACTTTCATATCAAGCCAAATAATTTTGTTTTTGAGGAATTCAGAGCATTACTGACAAGTTATGAGCAATATATTGTTTCACAAAGACAATTTACAAGCGGTTTTCAGTTTACAATAAATGAACCATCACTACTTGATGACGGTAGTGTTGTATATAGTACAACTTCAATGTTGTGGACCACAACAGACGGATATAATATAGATATTAGTACTACTCCATATCAGAAGTTTTTAACATCTATGTTGGCAATTGGTGCTAAGTACGATGCAGTTAAGACCGACTTAATTGCAAGATTCTTAACACCCGCCTCAATTAAGACTTATGACCTTACTGAAGACGGTAAGATGACTAAACTTTTGAGAGTTTATGGTTGGGAATTTGACCAATTAAGAAAATTTATTGACTCTTTGGTTAATATAAACACAGTCACATACGATAAATTAAATAATATACCCGACCAATTAGTGAGCAACTTAGCAAGAACATTTGGTTGGGATTATTTCACGTTGGTCAACGAAGGCGAACTTGTTGATAATTTTTTAAGCATTGACAGCACCGAAAGAGTTTTAGGCACAGACTTAATGCCTGCCGAAGTAAACATAGAACTTTGGAGAAGGATTCTAATAAACACCAATTATCTTTGGAAGTCTAAAGGTACAAGACAAGCAATTAAATCAATATTCTTACTTATTGGTATTCCAGAACCCTTTATTAATATAACTGAATACGTTTATACTGTACAAGGTAAGATTAATCCGAATACAGTACCACTAACACAGGCAGATTTTCCGAATAATTCTCTACCATATGACAATAGTGGATATCCTGTAGCACCATTAGAATCACCTGCATTTTATTTTCAGATTAGCGGTGATACTGATAGTGGTCAAGCATACATGGATAATTTTCGTCAAGCCGGATTTAATCTTATGCGAACCGTTGACAATAAAAAGTCATGGATACAAACAGGTGCAACAACAAGAATTCATTATAGTACACCACAATACAATCAAGCCGACAGCAAATTAGTTTTAAATACCAAAGAAGTTGACGTTGCACTTGATACTGCACGTGGTATTGAATATGATGTTTATACTTACATTGAGAAAGACTTTGCAGCCAATTCAAGTGGATATACATTGCCATTCTCTTACGTGAACATATCGTTACCAGTAACTGGAACAGCATTAAGCGGACAAACCGAATTTACTTTACCGTTTAATGCAAATAAGGTTGGGGGATATTTAGAGGTTCGTTATAACGGTATTTTATTAACACCAAATAAATATTACGATGAGACTGGAATACATGACGCACCAACACCGCCATTTGATGTGCCTGTACCCGCATATGATTATACATATAGTAAGATTACTAATAAAATTTATTTAGTTAGAGGAAGTGCAATAAATCAAGGAAATCAAAGAGACGTAATACAAGCAACGTTTGTTTATTCTGGTGGCACACACCCAGTTACAGGTATTACCGTTCAATATATTGTTGCGAGAATTAAACCAACATTGACACAACTTGGCACATATATTCCATTACCGGGTTATCCACGTGGTGATGTACAGGTGACGATGAATGGTATTGCAATGACAAAGGGTACACCACAATTTGTTGCCGATTATATTGTTGACCCCGCTAATTCTGTTGGTGGTCTAAATAATATTATTATTCAGAACCCCGAAGTAATTGCATATCTTGCATCAATACAAAACCAAAGTGTTGTTGTTGCATATTTGGAAGTTAGTGGTAGTAACGACATTAATGCACGTAGTGAAGTACAGAGGGTTGATAGTTTTAACACAAGTAAAATATATTTCAACGTTTCAGCTAACAAGTATGTTTATAAAATGAACTACAAGGCAAATAGTGCCTCAGATGTTAAAGTACTTGTCGATGGTATCGCTTTAGAGCCAGGAATGGACTATGACATTAATCCTATGAATCTATTTGAAATCTTTTTACCAAGAGGTATCAACTATGGTTCGGTTATTAGCGTATATTATCTTGTTGGTGGCAGTGCATATTTCACGCCAATTGTTCACGATAGTTTTGGTGTTGGCGACATAAGTAAACTTTCTTTCTTGGAATTTATTGAATTAATTCAGAGAAGACTTATAAACGCAAAAACTCGTAAGACTATTTCGGACTTCAAAGGTGGTTGGTATCCAACACTTTTAAATGTTTATATTCAGTATCTTATCAGAGGTCAGTTGCCTTATAACGACCCGTTACATTCTAATGGTTATACTTTTGAAAATCTTTATCCGTTCTTAAGTAAATATAATGCGTTTTTTCAGAGATTTGTTGACGAATTACTATCAGCAACAATAATATTGAAACAGGGTGGATTACTTGTAAGAAATACGGTCTTCACCAAGCAAAAATTCATGTACAGAAGGGGTGTAAATTTATATTCGGGTAATTCAACGACTATGGACATGAGAGGTATGCCAATGGTACATTATTTGGGTGATGATGGCAGTACATTCTTAATAAATCAAGAAATCAATGCTCCACCGCCACCAGTTGACCCAACACTATTTGTTGAAACAACAGCAGGTAGTCCGGGAATCGGAAGCATTAATAATTTTGGTGGTAATAATATCAGTATAAGTACTGGTCTTAATACGATTACCGAATATGGCGTGAAATACAGTACATCACCAACAGGTCCTTGGCAAAAAGTATTTGAATTGGGTGCACCTATTACGAATAGTTATACTATGTCGGCATCGCCATCGCCATTAACTCCAAATACATTATATTATTATTTTGCATATATACAATCTGGAATATATTCGGCATCGGGTGCAACATTGCAAGCAACAACACTTGCAGTTCCGATTGTTCCAAGTCTTGAAACACTTGCAGGTACTTCAACACAAACAACAATTTCAACAGGTGGTATTAATGTAATTGGTGGTAATTCAGCCAATTGGTATGGTATGCAATTCAGAATATCTGGCGCATGGTCAACCACACCATTAGTTGCAGGTCCAATAATTGGCAGTACTTATAGTTATATTATTAATGGTTTAGTTGCCAATACAACATATGAATATCGTTCATATATGGTTATTGGTGGTGTTGAATACTATGGAAATGTTCTGACATTAGCGACAGCACAGATAACACCAGTAGCACCAACCGTTACAACGAATACAATAACATCAATCGCACAAACAACAGCAACTGGCGGTGGTAATGTCACTGATGCAGGTACTCAACCTGTGACTGCACGTGGTATTGCTTGGGGTGTATCAAGTGGTCCGACAATTGCTGGTTCACATACTGTAGATGGTAGTGGAACAGGTGCATTTGTTAGTAGTATGACTGGTTTAGCACCAAATACAACATACTATGTTAGAGCATATGCGACAAGTGCCGTTGGAACTTCTTATGGTAATGAAGTGTCATTTATTACACCTGCAACACCACAAGTTTATTTTGGTTCAGTTAATAACATACAACAGTCAGGTATAATGGCTGCCGATAATGCAACTACTCAAACATTTACAATAACATTTAAATATTTTGTTTCTGCTACTTGTGGTAACGAATATTCTGGTGGTTATAATCAATCACAAGCACAATTCGAAATGAGTACAGATGGTGTTAATTTTGGTATGATAGATGCTGTATCATGTGATGTAAATCCACCACAGAGTGGAGGCTATGCAGAAGCAACGGGAACAACAACAGTAACAGTAGCTGCAACAGATATTGCTAAGATTAGATTTAGAGGAAATTGGTCTTGGAGCACTGGTTTCAGTGATTCGTCTGATGGTGGATTCTGGGTAGAAATAATTTCAGTAGTCGCAAACATTGGTGGAGTAACAATTAAGTGCAATAATAGACTTCAAGGTAGTGGTACAGATTTTACGCCAACTTTAGATTGTAGTATTTAAAAATATTAGTATTTATAATTAAATTCATATAAAATGGCATTCATTGAGAAAAAAGACCCTGTGGTATTGAACATTAAATTGACTTCATGTGGTAGAGAATTACTATCTACGGGTAATTTGAATTTTAAATCTTTTGCTATCGGTGACAGCGAAATGGATTATGTTTTCAACAGTCAAGTATTACTTGATAATCCAAGTGACCCAACAGCAAGTCCATACTATGCCAGAATATTAAGAGCTGCAGATGCTAACCCAAGTTTATTGTCATTTATTCCAAGAAATATTAGTGGAAATCCGTACAATGTGATTCCAAGCGTACCAACTTCTGCATATTTGGTAACAAACCCAATAGAACCCGTAGGATTTTTTAATAGTGGTGCTACAACATTTTTAAATGACAGCAATCACTGTAAACAACCCGATGCAATGGTTTATATGAACACCGTTACAGGTGGAAACAGTTTGCAGTTACGCAAATCTCCGACTTATGGTGCAAGTGGTCAAGAACCAGCAATTGGTGACTTTGTATTGGTTAAGTGGACCTTAAATGGCGACACAACACCGTACTTAATAAATATAGCAAGACCTACACCGTATTTGATGTATCAAGTTGTAAGTAAGACAGGTACATTAGCAAATAACAATTTAACTGTTGTTGTTGACAGAGAATTACCGAACTTCAGTGGTTATACTCCAACTGGTTTAGCAGGTGCAATGATTTATGCAAACGTATTGAATTTAACCGGAGACACAATCTTAAATCAATATTCTACTCAATATGTTGAGGAAAGTGTATTGTCATTTTTAACAAATAGTCAGTGTGATACTGCAGCTTTTCCATTTTGGAACATGTCAATTGTTTTTACCGATAATATTGCAGGACTCACAGGTAATAATAGAACTTTCACAAAATACAACAGTAAAATATTTGGTGGATTTGTTTCGTATATACAAAATCAAGCACCACTTTATAAGAAATTAGGTATAATTCACTATACCAACCCTTCACCCGCTAATGTATATGGAGAAGGATTTTATTTAAAGACTCCTGAGTTGAATATTCCAACAATTATGTGGCATAAGTCATCAGGAAAAACGCTTGGATTGAAATTAAAAGCAACTGGTGCACCATTACTTTTAACAGGTTTGACAAAATCTCTAAACTTAGAATATTATGTCTTAGCCGACCCATATGGCAATCCTGTTGGTAAGTGTTTCACCGATTTAAAAATATTTGTTATCGAAGACCAAGAATTACTTTTTGCTTTGTCATACAAATCAAACAGAAGTTGGACTTATCCAGACTACATCGCAACTTTAGGTGGTGGTGGTTATGTTGGAGAAGCAGGATTTTCATTGTTGACAATCGAAGGATTTCCAGGTAGTATTGCAGGTACAGGTGGTGCTCAAATAACCTCACCAGAACTTGTTACTGAACACGGTATGTACTATAAGAAAGCCGTAGATAGTGTTTGGAGTAAATTGGTTGTGGGAACTACACTTCCTGCAGGTGTTAATCATTTCAGTACGGCAATTAATGGATTAGCCCCAAGTACTTTGTATAATTACATGGCATATGCTACTTGGAATGGTACTGATACTGTTTCATCAAGTAATAGATTCTCAATTACTACACCGGCTGCACCGACTACGACAAGTACAACTACGACAAGTACAACTACGTTGCCGACTACGACAAGTACAACTACGACAAGTACAACTACGTTGCCGACCACTACAAGTACAACAACGAGTACAACAACAAGTACAACTACTACGACAACAACTACAAGTACAACTACTGCACCACCATTAACACCAACATATTTATGTGTTCAATGTCAAGGCGGTAGTGCAAACAATCAATTTGGATATATTAACTTGTCACCAGTATTAGCACCGGGAAATTCACTTGGCTTACAGTTCACCGCAAACCTATCAACAACAAATCCGGGACTTGCATATTCTTGTATCCAATTTACTTGTAATACAAACATAATATGTACAATATGTTCAGACCAATTTACATGTCATACGGGTGGATTATTACAGCCTGTTAATCATGGTGATGTAATTGGTTGGACAAACTGGGTCGGTGGTGATGCGGGTTCATATAGTGAATTCGTATTACATACCAATGACGGTTGGAGTGTTGGTGTAACTGAGTGCTATGGTGATTGTGTTACTAATTGTGTTCCAGAAACACCACCTACTACCACAACTACGACAACAACCACTACAACACTACCACCATCCTTGACCATTAATACGTGTACAGATGTTTTAGGTTATTGTGTTGGTGGTGCAATGTGCTTAATGTGTTCTAACGATAGTGTTGTTTATACATTAGGTGTTCCACCAATTGCAAGTTCAAAATCTTGCACAGTAAATCCTGCAACAGGTTGTTATTATGTGAAGTACGATAACATTCTTTTGTATCAAAGTGGTCCTCAAGGACATACAGGTATTAATACATATATTAATATAGGTGGAACTGGAACCAGTTGGTGTACACAATGTTTTTCATATGATAGCAGTTCTTCGTATGTTGTTGTATGTGGTTGCGTATATTAAAAATAATTGTATCTTTGTAATATGAAACAACTAAGATATATTTGTGCACAGCCAGCCATTAAATATTATGCTTGGCAAATCGAAGTACTAATTAACAATTTTATAGAGAAAGGCGTTGACCCTAATCAAATGGACATTCTCTGTGCAATTGAGAATGACGTAATCCCTGAAGAATTTAAAAAACTCGTCAATACGTATCCTGTGAGGTTTTTCTTTTACAACGATACAAGAGAGAATAAAGTCTATATTCCCTCAATTTATTTTAACATGATGAAGCAACATATGCAGGCACATCCTGAAATTCATGGTGATGTACTATTCTTGCATGATGCTGATATTGTGTTTACTAAAAAGCCGAACTTCGAAGAAATGATGAACAATGACACTTGGTATATTAGTGATACGAGATTCTACATAAACTACGACTATATTCAATGTAAAGGAAATCACATATATGAAAAAATGTGTGAAATTGTTGGTATCGACAAGTTGATTCCTAAACTCATGAACAGTAATTCGGGTGGTGCTCAATATATTGTGAAAGGCACAAATTTTGAGTTCTGGGATAAGGTTGAAAAGGACAGTGCAAAACTATATGAATATTTTTGTAGTATAGAACATCTGCACATTAAAAAGAACGAATATGACTATGCCATACAGAAATGGACCGCAGGTATGTGGAGTTTTTTATGGAATGGCTGGTATTTTGGTCATGAAACTCTTGTTGATAAGAGAATGGACTTTGGTTGGGTAACAAACGGCTATGATGACGTTGAAAAGTATACGATACTTCATAATGCAGGCGTAACCGATGATACTAAAAGCGATAAGTTTTTCAAGTCAAATTTCATGAACGAATATCCATATGGAAAAGACCTTTCAGTATCTCCAAAATATGCATCATATTTTTACTGGCAAGAAGTTTGTAAAACAGCAAAAAAATCTTGTCTGATTTCTGGGAATACTTTTACCATGAAGAAAAATACAATACTTGATAAATTCAAAATAACCCAAATGCAGTTAGACCCCTTTGGTTTCTGTAATTCAAAGTGCTGGTATTGTCCGGTGAAATATATTGGAAATCCTTTGGAAGGACGTGAAATAATGAGTCCAGAATTGCTTGAGAAGATTATTAAGAATATGGTTGACGAAAGAAATAAACCAGATGGACTTGTAGCTAAGAACTTTGGCGGGTTTTATAGTGCTCACTATAACGAAATTCTGCTTTATCCTCACTATAAAGAATTCTTGGAAATCTGTGATAAATATGGCATGTGCTCAATGATATTGTCAAATGGAGTAGCATTAACGCCTGAGAAGATTGATTTGATAAGAAAATATAAACATGTAGTAAATGGTATCTGTCTTAACATTCCCGCATTCGATGCAGTGACATGGAATAAAAGAACAGGTTTCGACATAGAATTATTCGATAAACTTATTGCAAATATCAGGCATGCAATGGAAATGTTGCCAGAAAAAGTACAGGATAAATCATTCTCAATACAAGTAAATGGTGTTAATAAACAATCGTTTGTTGCAGACGGTGGTTGGCTAACTAAAGGTCCGGATTTTCCTCAAGATATTGACTTAGACCTAATAAACGGAGAATTAGCAACACAAGAAAGACTTGCAAGGCAACTATTTCCTGGCTTACAGATTTTCAGTGTACCTTCATTAATTGACAGAGCAGGTCTATTGGATAATGTCATGTCAAATAAATGGGCAATTGAGGCATACATGATGAAGGGCGATTTAAACAGAAAGGTAATTGGTTGTGGTAATGGTCGGGAAGTTGGTGGAAGACCAATTGGCTGGATACATATTAATGCTGCAGGCGATGCATTTCTTTGTTGTAACGATTATAAGTTCGAATTTAAGTTTGGTAGTTTTAAGACACAGGAATTACGGGATTTTTGGGGAAGTGAAGAACATCAGAATAAAATTGAATTAGCATATCAGACAATATGTAAGAATTGTGCCTCTGCAATTTTCGAATAATGAGTATTTATAGTAAAAACACAGTATGACTGATTATACGATTTTTGTCACATATCTTTTAAAACCAACAGTTGTTGCAGGCGGTTATAGTCCTGCAGTGCATTGTAATTATATTCATCCAGTAAAAGTGAGTACCGAAGTACTCGACATTGAAGAAGTTCGTATAATATTTCCTGAGATAAACGATTTTAAATTTTTAAACACAGGTGTTAGTGCAGGCACTGGCTATACAGCCAATTATCTTTATGCATTGGTTCAAACTGGTTTAACAACTACAAATCTTACACCAGACCCTGCTAAGTGGAAAATTGTTGACGTAAGTGGTCAAATTAGTGGTCATACTGCAGGAACACCATTAACACCACAGCAATTAACTGGTCAGGTATTTAAGGTGGCATTAAACAATTATAGTGTTCTACCAACATATAGTCTGAATACAAACATTAACGGATTAAACTATCCGTCAAATTTACAAGCTGCAGACAGTGAATTGTGTTTTGGTGACGAAACATTCTTCTTAGGAAATGTCGGTGCGGAAATACATGCAGATGTCTATACAACAAATCTTTCGATATTATTACCACTTGGTGAATTTAATTCGTCAAACAATAATACTTGGGGCGGTCAGTCAGTTTTCATGACTGAAATTGGTATCTATGATGATAACGGAAACCTTGTAGCTATCGGTAAATTCAACGACCCGATTGAGAAAAATGGTCAAATTTCAAGGACGGTTTTATTCGCAATTGATTTTTAATTTCAAAATAATCATAAATTTTTATATTTTTTTATAGTTTCTTAGTATTTATTATAAATTATCGAATTTAAATTTATAATATATATGGGCAAATTGTACATTGACGAAGAAACTAAGCCAAAATCTGTCATAATCGATGGAGAACTTCACAACAGATTTAAAATTCTCTGCAAAGGTAAAAGCATGAAAATCGGTGGTGTCATCGAAGACCTTATTAAGTTGTATATCAACGACTCTAAGAGTCTACAAAAAATGATTGACGACTTAAAGGAAAGAAACTAATATGGAAAAATACATATGGTCATTAGATGTTTCAACAACTAATGTAGGGTGTTCTCTTTGGGACGAAAAGGGTAAGCTAATCGAACTCAAGCACCTTGCTTTAAAGTCCGATAAAGATACTGTTGTTGAGGATAGAGATATTATTAAAGCAGAAGTCTTTAAAGAATATTGTATTGCATATAAACAGAGAATCGAAGATGAACTGAACGGTGAGATTGTTAGTGTTTTTATCGAAGCACCGCTTTCGAATACACCTAAGAATATCAACACCACTGCTTTATTACTTGGTTTTAATGCCATTGCAAGATACATATTATATAAGGTGTTTGATATAATGCCAGCAAAAATAAGTGTATACGAGTCTCGTAAATTGTTTTGTCCTGAGTTAGTGCGAGTTAGCATGAAAAAGGGTGAAAGAGTTGAGACACTTAGCTTCCCGGAAAAATATTTAAAAGATAAAAAGTTGTATATCTGGGAAAAAGTTGCTAAATTAGAACCCCAAATTGAATGGTTTTACACCAGGAACAACACTCTGAAAGACATGTGTTTCGATATGTCAGACAGCTATTGTGTAGGTGTTGCCGGACTGAAAACTTTGGGTATTCTTAAGTAATGCGATACATTTATTTAATACAATCATTAGAAAACGGGTATTATAAGATTGGGATTTCAAAGCACCCCACAAAAAGAATTCAACAACTGCAGACGGGAAACTCGTCTCCATTAAAACTCATTGACACATACTTAACTGAGCATGCAATTAAAATTGAGCATGCTTTACAAAGACGTTATTCTCACTTTCATAAAGAAGGTGAGTGGTTCGAACTATCTATAACTGAAGAGGTTTCATTCCGAAAAGAATGTATGAAAATAGAAGAAACACTGAACTTTCTTAAAAAAAATGGCAATGTATTTATATAAAACCTTGTGTTTCCGATATATTTAAATTATTTTTGACCGAAAATATCTTATAATTTTATCTAAATCATTAATTATGGCAATAAAAAGTGAACGAATAGACAAAGCAGTAGAAATCATTAATTATGCAATCCAACACAAAATATCAGTCAGAGCAGCGTGCGAAAATTTCGGACGTGCCAATACTTACGTCAAAAACGTAAAAGCAGTTGTTATTGACTTATATGAAAATGAAGCAATCTCTGATGAACTTTTCTCAAGGTTCAATGACGCATACACCGCTTATGAAAAACAAGAATTAGGTGTATCTCCAATAAAATCAGACATAGAAGCAACTGAAAAACCCGTAGACATTCCTAAAATTCAGGACGGTGAAAAAACAACCTTTAGTGCTGATGAAGAAAAGGAAGAAGCAGTAATCGACTGGACTTGGGGTGCAAACTATCCACCCGACCACATTAAAACTCTTGACGAACTCATTAAAATCTGTAAAGTTGACCTCAATGTGTGGAAAGTTGAAAGCCACATCGTCAACAAATGGGACGTAACAGCAATCGTAAACAAAGTACCAACAACCTTTCAGAATTTCCAGGTTAAAGCACGTCTTATAAGAAATAAGGCATATGTTAAAGAACAGGCAATCGGTGAGGCGTTTATTGAAATGGTACAGGATTACGTGCCACCAGTACTAAGCATAAAACCGCTTACAACAAAGACATACATCGAAAACAATCTTTTCGAAGTTTCAATCTTTGACTTACACATCGGTAAACTTGCTTGGGGTGGTGAAACATTTGAGAATTATGACGTGAAAATCGCTCGTGAGAGATTTTTACACACAATTAAGACTTTGATTCATAGAGCAAGCGGATATCAGTTCTCAAGAATACTCTTCCCTGTCGGCAACGACTTCTTCAACTCAGATACAATTCTCAATACAACAACTAAAGGTACACCACAGGATGAGGACTTACGTTGGCAGAAAACTTTCAACGTTGGAACCAGACTTCTTGTTGATGCAATTAATTTGTTGAAACAAACAGGTGTTCCAGTTGACGTAGTTGTAATTCCCGGCAACCATGACTTTGAGCGTAGTTATTACTTAGGCGCATACTTGGAAGCATGGTTCAACCAAGACCAACAGGTTAGCGTTAATAATGGTGCTTCTCCAAGAAAATATTATAAATTCGGTAAAGTATTGCTTGGTCTGACCCACGGTGGCGAAGAAAAGGAAGTTTCATTACCAATGTTAATGGCAACCGACATTGAATCAAAACCAATGTGGAGCGAAACAGTTTATCACGAATGGCATTTAGGTCACATACACAGAAAACGTAATGTGAACTATGCAATTCTTGACAGAAAACGTACTGTCAGTGAAGACCTTGGAGTTACCGTAAGGTATCTTTCAAGTCTTACAGGTACGGAAGAATGGCATCACAAGAAAGGTTTCGTTGGCGCAATTAAAGCAGGTGAAGGTTTCATCTGGAATGACGAAGCAGGTCTTATGGCACATCTGAATTCTAATTTGGTACTTTAAATAATTCCATGTTTAATAAAAAACTCGCATTATTGTGCGAGTTTTTTTGTTTTTATAGATTTTTATAAAATTTTACAGTATTTATATGAAAAATATAAAATTTATTAATATGGCAAAGAATACGAACTTATTAAACTTAGCAAAAGGTACAGCTACAAAGAAGGCAGCACCTGCTAAAAAACCTGCAACAAAAGTTGTGGAAAAAGTGCTTACTCCAGAAGAAAAACGTGACATCAAAGCAAAAGAAACCGTAAAAGATTTACTTGATGGCGTAAACTTGGAAATTACTGCACCTAAGAAAGAAGACCTTCTCGAAGTAGAAGAAGGAGAACCAAAGTCTGGTGATATCTGGCTCCAAGAACAGGTTGCATTGCTTGCAAGCGAAAACGAAGTACTTAAATCAGAATTGGCTGTTGCTAAAATTGACTATCAGAAGATATTCAACGAGAATCAGGCAATTAAAAATGGTGCAGGTATACAGAATGACGGTGACCTTAAAGGTGGCGTGTTGACACTCTTTCACGAGATACAGTCAAACTACATTAAAATGGGATTTGACCCGATGACACATAACCCAAATCTTATTATTCCACCTGCAGCTTTTATGAACAGGATGATACTGTTTTTCCCGTTCTTGCAGAAAGAAAAAAGATTCTAATTGAGAATATTTTAAAATGAGTGCTCCAAATCCTTTGATTGGAGCATTTTTTTATTTATATTTGTCCCTATGATTCGGGGACAGGAATTTCATAGTATAATCCAGAACGTCTTTGGCGATGTAAATGGTTTGCAAGTATCTGAACAGGTACAGGTTAACTGTCCGCATTGCCAAGAAAGAGAGGGTCTTAGTTATCCTGACGGAAAATTCAACTTAGAAATCAACACTGCTAAGAGAATGTTTAGGTGTTGGAAGTGTGATGAGCCAAAGTTCAGTGGTTCGCTTGGCAGATTAATCCGGACATTCGGAACTTCGATAGATTATGACCTTTATAAATCATATGCAAGCATTTATGCAGATTATGAATATAATGAGGATGATGAAAAAGAATATGTAGCTGTAAAGTTGCCAGAGGAAATGATTTTATTCAGTCAAATGGATGCAACAAATCAAGAACATTTTGAGGCATATAACTACATGATTAATGAAAGAATGATATCAAGGGATATAATTTTAAAATATCGGCTTGGTTTTTGTACTACAGGTAAATATGAAAAAAGAATAATTGTACCGTCATACGATAAGAACGGTGAGGTCAATTATTTCGTTGCAAGAAATTATGATATTGGAAATAAGAAAATTAAACCCTATGATAATCCAAAGTCTGATAAAGACAAGATTATCTTTAATGAGGGATTTGTAAATTGGGATTCTACTGTATATCTTGTTGAAGGCGCATTTGAAATGTTCAGTTTCCCCGTTAACATCATACCGATGTTGGGAAAGACAATTTCATCGACTTTATTTTTAAAACTGAAAGAATTAAAACCAGATGTTGTGGTTTTATTAGACCCTGACGCATATAAAAATGCTATTGAATTGTATTACACCCTACATAATATTTATGTGGATTGTGAGGAAAGGGTCAAAATAGTTAAAATTCCTTGTGAGAAGGATTTGGATGAACTTCGTAAGAGAAGAGGTATTGACGAAGTACTGAAAAGCCTACGTAGCGCAAGGGGTTTGACTGTGGATGATTACTTTATTAATAAGTTGGCAAAACCTTATGATAAGCAAGGAGCAGGACGATATAGTTCTAATTCAAAATATTTTGGATGGAAATCAGACGGCACAAGAAATACTGTATAAACGTTATAGAAAAGTTGTTAAAGATTTTATTTTAAGCAAATACAAAACCTATTACGATATTGACGATGACGTATCAGAAGTGCTGATTAAAATCTTCATGAACATCAAGGACTTTAGCGAACACAAAGCTAAATTCAAATCTTGGGTGTTGACAATCTGTAAAAATTACATGATAGATAAGTGGCGTTGTACTGCAGTCTGCTGTACCACCATATTACCCGCAAACACAAATGTTACTCTGACTTCCTGTGACTATGGTTCGGGTGGATATTTCAACAATACATTTACTGTGAGTGATGGGAATGTTTCAGTTTCAAACTCAGGCACAGTTACTGGCTCAATTGTAAACTCAACTTCATGTAACTTTGAGAATAGCAATGCACTAAGCTATATTTCCAAACAAATATCGCCCGATGACTATGCCCTGCTTGATATGAAATATGTTCAAGGGTATGACTATAAGGAAATTGGCAGTGAATTCCAACTTACGAGTAGTACTGTGAGCAACAAAATCAACTACATAAAAACAAAGTTAAAGAAGTCAATGCCAGAAGACATATTCGAATAAAAAATGAGGTCACAATTTGTGACCTCATCTTGTTTTTGAGACATGCGTTATTTAATCTCAATTTTTGTCTTTAGTTCTTTGGCTTTGTCAAGTTTTGGAATTGTAACTGTTAATACCGTTCAAAAAAATCTACAAAAAATTAGTACGAAGTTCACTTCGTTCACTATTTGTACTTTTTTCTTCTTGTCTCAACCAATCACTACTTTTTAGTACCTTATTGCTAAGTCTGTCATCCATAGTTGGATTGTCCTCAAGCGTAAATTCGGGATAACGTGTCCCTATTTTATTATTTAAAATTCTCTGACCTTCATTTTTAATGTTTGTTGCGGCATTATAATCTCTATTATGTTGTGTTCCACAGTCTGGACAAGTCCAATACCTTTCTTTTAATGATAATTCTTTATACTTATAACCGCAAACATTACATAATTTTGATGAAGGAAACCATCTGTCTATTATAATCAAATCTCTTCCATACCATTCAGATTTATATTTTAACTGTCTGAATGTCTCGTTGATACTTAAATCTTGAATTGATTTTGCCAAACAATGGTTTTTTAACATACCTTTAACATTTAAATTCTCAATAACTATCGTTTGGTTCTCACGAACTAATTGAGTTGTAATGTTATGTATGTAATTTATTTTTATATTATTTAATTTTTCGTGTTTCTTTGCTAATTTTAATTTGATTTTATACCTGTTATGACTCCCAATAACTTTTTTACTTAATTGTCTTTGTAATTTAGTTAAAGTCTTTTCATTATTTCTTTTTAACTTTAAGTTATCAAATACCTGACCATCAGAACAAACCATAAAATCTTTTATACCAATATCAATACCTAAAATATCATTAGTTGGTTCTGGTATTTGTTTTTCAATTATATTTTCAATTAGTATTGATAAAAAATATTTATCTGATTTGGTTCTACTTATAGTTGCTGATTTAATTTTATCTTTATGATTAGTTAAATAATTTTTATCTCTGTCACTGCATTCAAAGCCAATCTTTTGTAAGTTTTTACCTAAAGTTATTTTATTATCTGAATAACTATTTAGTTTTGATATTGCTTCTAAAGGAAACCTTGCCGATTGTTTACTGTCATGTTTTGATTTATATTTTGGAAAACCAGTATTGTTGATGAAGAATCGTTTATAGGCATCCATTAAATCAATAATACTTTGCTTTAATACTTTAGTATTGTGTTCATTAAGATAATTAAATTCTTCATTTTTAGTTAGGTCTTGATGAAAATATTTACCTAAATCACCAAATGTTACTGTTGTTTTATCTGTTGTATAAGCGGTTATTTTCTTCTCCAAACACATATTATAAATCTTTCTATATGAACCACATAGACGATTTATATAACTACTTTGAGTTTTGTTCGGATAAAGTCTTATTTTAACTGCTTTTATCATTTTTGTTTTACGGGTTAATTTTTAATCCCTTTTATAAATAGTATATATTAAATAAAAATATCGGTTTTTCTTAAATTTATTTTTTTCATAGATTTTCATAGGTTCTTGTAATTTTTTGTAGATTTAACCGAACTGTTCATGTACCCCGTCTTCCAAGTTGGCTGTGATGTTTTCTGCATCGGCAATATCCGGTAAAATGAAAGACCTTTTATATTTGCCTGTATAGGATTCTTTACGGTTGTATTTCAGGTCTTTAACTTCCTTGCGTACTGCCTCAATTGACAATCTCCTTGCGTTGATATCAACGAGAACATCTTCCTTTTTAACCCCGGCTAACATTGCTTCAACAACAAATTCTTTTTCGTTTTCGATAACATCGTGAATCGGGCATTGAATCGATGTGTCTTTGAATGGATTAAATAAATCGTCATCGAATATCAAATCCAAAATGGATGGTGTTGTGCTTCTTCTTACTAACATAGCTTTTAAAATTTTAAATAAAGTTATTTTCACATAACTTATCAGAAATCATACCATTGAGTATTTAATGTCAAAATTTACATTAAAACATGACAAATTTCAAAATTGTCAGTATTTATATAAAATTTTAGTTATGAAAAAAATTGTGTATGAGTTATCTGATGGTTTATTTAATAAACTTGAAGAAATTAGAATAACATTATCTAAAGATGAAAATCAAGACGTTAGCGTAAATGATGTGATTGAGGAAGCGATATTAGAACATTATAAGATTAAAATCACCGATATTAATTATTTTAATGAAATAAAAATCGAAGATGCTACAATCATCGACACAATCAACAACAATCGTGCGACCAATAATTATTACGTTTATGTATATTATAATATGAGAAAAGAAGTAGATATTAGAGTTGGTAATTTTTATTTATACTATGAACCAATATATTTTGGTAAGGGTAAAAACGGTAGAATTTCAGACATGAATAATAGGGACACTAATTTAATCGAGCGCATTAATGAATTAAAGTCAACCAATGATTTTTCTGCCGTAAAGTTGATTGAAAATGTTACTGAAATTGATGCATATCATATTGAGCAAGTGTTTATTAATTATTTCGGTAGATTAGACAATGGAACAGGTATACTTTTTAATAAAAATTATGGTGGAAGCACAATTTTGAGAAAGGTAGATAACGGTGAATTAAATTTAGAATTTCAAAAGGTTTCATCGATGCTTAAGGCATTAAATTCATCCGGTACGATTAATATTGCAGCCAAAAAAATAAATATGAATTTAAGGACATTTTATAGACTGATAAAAAAATATCATATTAAAAGAGATAAGTCAAGTAATTCGTGGATTATTGACAATTTATAAAAACCCTTGCATTATAAGGGTGATTTAGATATATTTGTAAAAATTTTTAGTAATGATAAAAAAGATTGCTCACCTTGCAGATATCCACATCAGAAAAGTACCAGTACGAAATGACGAATACGAAGAAGTATTTAAAAATCTCATAAAATCTTTAGAAAAAGAAAAACCCGACAGAATTGTTGTTGTCGGTGACTTGGTTCACGATTACCTTGACTTACAGGGTGAACAACTTATATTAGCACACGATTTACTCAATACTTTGGCAATGATTGCTCCTGTGAGGATAACAAGAGGTAATCACGACTGCAGGAAGAAAAATCTCAAGCGAGTTGATAGTATACGTGCAATCGTCAAGACATTGAACAATCCCAATGTCGAATACTACGATAAAACAACGTTATATCAAGACGATAATGTAGTTTGGGCGGTTTGGCATCATGGTGACCAGAAAAACAATCCTTGGAAAACCAAGGCAGGTAAAGAATTTCTCAGTGGAAGAACTGATGGTCAAATTGCAATTGACCTATTCCATGACCCGATAAGTGGCTGTAAGTCAACCACTGGGTTTGAAATGAAAAGTAAGTCATATTACAAACTTTCAGAGTTCAAAGGCGACCTATCTATGTTTGGTGACATACATAGGATGCAGTATCTCGATGCATTACATACCAAAGCATATTGCGGGTCATTAATTGCACAGGACGTAAGTGAGGGTGACGACAATTTCCACGGATATCTGTTGTGGCATTTGGATTCTATGAGTGCTGAAGAGTTCCCAATTAAGAATAATTATTCATTTAAAAACGTCAAAATCACTCCGTTTACTGACTTTGATGACTTGGAATTAGACATACCAAATCCTACGAAGCACATGAGAGTCAGATTTGTCTGGGGTACGCTTCCGCAGTCAAGGACAAAAGATAATGAGAGAAAATTAGTTGAATTTTTAAAGTCACAACATAAAAACGTTATTATCTCGCACAAAAACGAATTCATTGAAGCCGATAAAATGGATGTCAATGAAAACGTTACCATTGAAAACATCAGCGATGAGGCTGTTCAGCACGAAATATTCAAAGAATACTTGGAAAAAATCGGTACTGACCCACAACTTGTTGCAGATATAATTGCATTGGATGAAGAGATTACTGCAAGCATTACCCTTGATGAGGTAAGCAACCTTGAGTGGAACGTGATTAAGTTCGGTGGTAGGAATTTCGCATCATATGCTAACATTGACGTTGATTGGCGTGACATGGATGGTTTGTTTCAGATTACAGGTATAAACACTGCCGGGAAAACAACTATCATGAAACTTATCACCTACATATTGTTCGGTAAGTCATTGGAAACAGAAAGTCGTAAACAATTTGGTGATTCACGTTTTGTCAACAACAGAAACGGTGCGACCTTTTGCGAGGGTTATATTGTAATCGAAGCCAATGGTGAATATTATGGTATCAAGAAAAAAACCACAATTGAAAAAAACAAATCTGGTGAGATTAAAGGTGCTCCAACCACATTGAGTTATTATTTGCTGTCAAATCCTGATGAAGAAATGGATGATAATACAGTATTGGAAAAACTCGATGATGACCGCAGAATAAAAACCCAAAAGAACTTAGACATCATCTTAGGCACTTATGATAACTTTATGCGTATTGTCATGACTACCTCTGATACGTTAAACCGCATATTATCAAATGATATGGCAGTTTTTATTGACTCACTACTCTTCGACACTGGCTTAGACATTTTCGACAAGAAACTCGAAGGTTTGAAGGTATATCAGAAAAAAGCAAATGAGAGAAATAGAGTCACATGTAATGTCGAAGCAACCACATCGCAAAATCAACAATACTTGGAAGATATTAGATTGCTTGATGCCGAAGTACTGGATTACGAAACAATTAAAATCCCTGAAGTTCAAGGAAAAATTCAAACAGGTAGAACCTATGTCGAGACATTGACGAAGAAATTGTTTAAAATAGACCCCGAAATAGCTAATTTAAGCGTAGATAGTGTCAAGAAGACTATTGGTATACATAACGAGACTATCAAGCAACACAATCAACGTAAAGGCATTCTTGAAACAAGTATCGCAGCTTTGCGGGAAACATATGATGCTGAAAGGTTACAACAACTTACTTGGAAAAAGGATGCACATAAAACTAATGAGTATACTAATAGGATGGTAATCAAGGGTCATGAACAAACCATCATGGCTGCAGAGCATCAGATTGAGATATTTAATGGCTATGTTTTAAGACATAAACAACAAGGTGCACAATATAAGAAAGATATTCAAGAACTCAAAGATAGTAAAATCTGTCCTACTTGTGGACAGCTATTAACTGCAGAGCATCAAGACCATATCACTGAAAAGATTAAAGCAGTTGAGGCATTAATGTTTCCTCTTGCCGATGACATTAAAAAATGGCTTAGTGTTGACATTAAAAATAATCAAGATGTAATTGATGCTAAAAATAAGGAAATTACTGGAGTTAAGACAATTATTGAAAACGATGCTCTTGAAATGGAAAGTACGCTGAAAGAAATCGGTACGCTCACCAACGAAATGAATGATGTCAACAGGCGTAAAGAACTTCAAGTAGAACTCGACCAGATTCCCGTGAAGATTCAGAACGAAGAACTTAAAATTTCAATCCTGCAACAGAAAATTGACAATTACGACAATAACATATTACAAATCGAAGAAAATCAGAAGATTGAAAAGGGTATTGTCGCTGCAAAGGATAAGATTCGTTTACTTGAAAACGATGAGCGTGAACTTACAGAAGATTTGTATCTGAAAAAAACAGCAATTGCTGACAGACAAATCAGAATTAAAAACAACGAATTACTGATTGTCGAGTTTAAAATACAGGAATATCAAGACTCTGTTATGGCACTATATAAGAAGTGCGTGCACCGTGACGGTATTCCAAAGCAAATGCTTGTTAATTATATTCTGCCTAAGATTAATCTGACCTTGGAAAACATATTGTCGGTAGCACAGTTTAAGGTATGGCTCGATGAAGACGACCTCAGACCTAAATTAGTCTACAACAGCAGACCTGGCGCAGTCATTGATTGTATCTCAGCAAGTGGTAAGGAAAGAACATTCTCAAGCGTGGTGTTAAAGTTCGCTCTGAATCAAATTAACATCAAGGCAAAACCAATGATGTTCTTACTTGACGAAGTTATGGGTAAATTAAGTGACGAAAGCGTTGAAGAATTCATTGAGATACTTCATGTTATTAAAAACCACATGAAGAAAACTTTAGTCATCGAACATAAGGAAGAAATCAACCCAGATTACCTTATTAATGTGACTGTGGATGAAGACGGTATTTCCTCATTAGTTTTGGAATAAACGACTATTTATGGGTAAAGTATAATTATGGATTTAAAAGATTATGACAAACTACGAAACAAGATAAATGTCAAAGACTTTGAAGGCAATAACAAAATCTTAGATAAGTGGCTCTATGGTTTCTCATTCGTGGGAAACTTGGGGTCAATTTTCTTCTCGTACTTCCTACTTTACCCTGCACTGCTTAAGGCAATTAACATTAACTTAGTCACTGGCTTTTTAGGCACAGCATTAGCACTTGTATTTTCAGTTACTTTCTTGACAATCTTCGAGATAATCAAAAGATATTTGTTCAGAAATTTCAGTAGTGATTATGTTGCTAATAGTAAAAAAATCACTGGACCTATTGCAGCTTGGTTCGGTGTATCTGTTGCAATTGTACTACTGAGTTTCTACCTGTCACTCGTTGGCTCAAAGAACCTTGCAAGTACAAGCGTCAAGCAAAATACAATTGCTACTACTCAAGTAGACTTACAGAAAGACAGTCTTGCAGTTCAATATGAAAGAAAGAAACACACCTATGAAGTAGACAATCAAGCACTTCGTACTGTCAACAACGACTTACGTAACAGTCTTGCACAAACACCAATGGGTTGGGTTTCAATACGAAGGGATTATCAGTCGAGCATCGATAAGAATGCTGGAATTATTGAAAACAACCAAGCAGAAGTAAATAAAATCGATGCACAATTAACTGTGAGAGTAACAGAATTAAAATCTGGTCTTAACACAACAATTGCAGATAATGCCAGTGAAGATTCAAAAAACATTGTTTTATTTATTATTATCGCTATCTTTGCAGAAGTAATAATTATTGGCGGTGTATATTTCCGAGAATGGTATGAGTACAATTTGTTTGTTATCAATCAGCAAAAATTCGAGAAAATCTATCAGAAGAAAGACAGGTATAAAGCATTACTTGCGTTTGTGTATAAGGACGGTAAACTTATTCCCGGTGAGCAAGTTATGCCAGGTCAGCAACTGAAAGAGATTGTCAGTGAAAAGGCTAACATACAGAACTCCAATAAGTTTGTTGACGATTTTTTAAAGGATATGGACAATTTGGGGATTTTTACAACCGTTGGTAAACGTAGAATGATAGCAAGCACATATCCCGAAGCGGAAAATATAATTGAGCATTTTGATGATGCTTACAGAGTACTCGAAAACATAAGATAAATGGCAGACAAAGAATTAGAAAATTGGGAAGAATATGCTCGTCAGAAAAAATCTGATGATAGGCAAACAGCACAGATTCTCAAGGATTCACTTAAAATTGTGAATGCTTTGGCAAAAATGGATGTCGATGACATTTCACATAATGACGATGACATGGATAATTTGGATGAACTGATTGAAAAGGCAAAAAAATTGACTAAAAATCGTCTTTTTATTCTAAGATAATTTTCATAAAAGTAGGATAATTCAAAAAACATAGTATTTATTCATAAAATAGATACTATGAAAAAAAGAAAAGGAAGAAATTATTGGAATAAAGAAAATTGTATGACTGTGGCACTTAAATATACAACAAGAAGTGAATTTAAACTCGATTTTCCGTCTGCATATATTAGTGCAAGGAGAAATGGTTTTATTGATGAAATATGTTCACATATGATTAAATTGGGCGATAAGTGTCATAGATGCATATATTCTCACGAATTTTCAGATAATTATGTTTATGTTGGATTGACAGGTAATATTAAAAAAAGATTAATTTGGAGAAAAAATAACCCGGATGATGCAGTCACTAAACATATTTCCAAAACGGGTTTAATACCCAATTTTATTCAACTAACAGATTATATTGAAATTAATGAAGCAAGTAAATTAGAGGGTATTTTTCTTGAAAAATATAAAAACAATAATTGGATATTACTTAATGTGGCAAAAACTGGTACTATTGGTGGAAATAATTTAATTTGGACTAAAGAAAAATGTGGGACGGTAGCATTAAAATATAATACAAGAAACGATTTTAGAATTAACTCTGGGTCTGCATATAATTCAGCACAAATGAATGGATGGTTGGATGATATTTGTTCTCACATGGAAAAATTTAAACGTAAAATTTATTGGACGTTTGATAAGTGTGAAAAAGAAGCGTTGAAATATAACACAAAAAAAGAATTTAAAACAAAATCAAGTAGTGCATACAGTACTTCGGTAAAAAATGGATGGGTTGATAAAATTTGTAAACATATGGAGAAATTACCATATAATACCATTTATTGGACAAAAGAACGGTGTGCTGATGTTGCTCAACAATGTAGAACAAAAACTGAATTTGCTAAAACATATGGTGGTGCATATTATAATGCACGTAAAAATAATTGGTTAAATGAATTTTATTGTAAATAATTATGGAAAATAATAAATGGGATTTAAGGTTTATGAAAATTGCTGATTTGGAAGTGGCACAATGGAGCAAAGACCGTTCAAGTAAAGTTGGGTGTGTTATTGTTAAAGACAGGGAAATTGTTACAACTGGTTTTAATGGAATGCCACGTGGGGTTGACGATGATATAAATGAAAGACACGAAAGACCCGAAAAGTACCATTGGTTTATCCACAGCGAAGCAAATGCAATCATTAATGCAGCCCGACAAGGAAAAAGCACATTGAATTGCGATTTATATGTCAACTGGTTTCCTTGTGATACGTGTGCAGGATTTATCGTTCAAGCAGGTATTAAAAGAATATTTTGTGATAAAGAACCAGACTTAAATAACATCAAATTTGGTGAAGGCTTTAAACGGGCATTACAAATTTTAGCCGAAGGCGGGGTAGAGGTTATATACATGAATTATGATGCACATCGACAGTAGTACATATGCAATCACAGAAGACCAAAGATATAAAACGGAAATTGCTAAGACTCAGATAGTTTTAGCCACAAGTTTAAGAAAGGGTAGTAACCATATATTGAGGTTACAGAATAAGGACTATCATAAAACTATGAAGTGGAATACTTATACTGTTTCCCGGACAGGAGAAATTTATGAGCATTATGACCCACGGTTTCATTCAGATTTTCTTGGTATTAAAGAAGCAGATAAAAAGTCTGTTTCTGTTGTTCTTGAGAACATGGGAACACTCTTTGTCACTCCCGATGACAAGTATATCAATTGGATAAATGAGATTTGTGAAACCGAGAATGTTGTAGAAAAGCAATGGCTTGGCTATAAATTTTGGGAGAAAATCAACGATGAACAGGTTGAAAATACTGTATTGCTTTGCAGAAAATTGTGTGAAGAATTTAATATTCCAAAGGTAGCAATAGACTTTCATCACTTCAACAGGGATATTGTAAGATATAAAGGTATAGTCTTTAGAAGTAACTACATAGAAGACAGTAGTGACATTAATCCGCTATTCGACATACAAAAATTCAACGAAATGTTGCACAATGAATTCGTTTAAGTATTTATAGTAAAAAATAGTATGAAAAATAGCATCAACGATAAATCTGCTCCAAACCAAATGCGTGTCTTAATGAAAAGATTACGTGAAGGTAAATATAGTCCTAACGCAAATCAAGAAACAACGAAGCATGAACTATCGGTACGTGATATGCTTAAAATTACACGCAATCCCGTTAAGTTGAATGAGGATGCTGTACCAACAAATACTCCGCAAGATAATGTTCCCGTAGGTCAGGAAAACACGACTCCAAGCAATAATAAAGAAACAGTTTACGACCAAACACAGGAAGAAGAAAAGTTTCGTAACTATTTCAATGACATGAATGTTGACATCAAGTTTACTGACTTGAAGGTATATGACAATTTAATCTTTTGGGGTGGTACGATTGACGGAGTAATACAATTTGTTTATAAAGTAACTCCGGATGAAAAGACTACGGGAATCGAGTTTAATTATCTCCCAGATTTCACCGCAGACAATCCTGACAACGATTTGATTATCGAAAAAATTGAGTCGTACTTCGATATTTTCTACAAATATTGGAGAAACAACATATTAAATACTGCTTCCCCAGAAATGAAAATGGCTGCAGAATAAGTTAGAATTATAAAATTTTATTAAAAATCGTATTATTTGTTGATATTAAACTATTTATTGAAAATAGTTGATATGAACGCAAAATTAGTACAATTCAAAAGTTGGTTGCTGACAAAAAATCACTTACTTATAGTGATAATTGCTGCAATTATATTAGGTTTAGGCGCAGTGGTATATTTTCAACGTCTGAGTATTAAAAATCTAAAGAATAAGTATAATACTGAGGTTAACCTTAAAAACGCTTTGTTAGATACGATGAAAATCTATAAAAACAAAGAAGGTGAATGGACTGCAGAAAAACTTACAATACAAGAAACCATTAAAAATCTTCAAAAGATGTACGGTCAACTCACCGAAACACAAAAAGAGTTGATTGACAGAGTGAAAGAAATTAACAAGAAAAGTGATGTAATTGCCGCAGCACTTATTAACGCAAACGTAAAAATCGATTCATTGTTACATGGTGGTACTGTTGATGTTGATACAGTTAATAAAAAGATAACATTTGCAGAAGTTAAGAATCCCGACCTTAAATATCATCTTGAAGTTCGTAGCGTAATCCCTGCATTTAAGAACGTACAGCCATCGTTGTTCATCAAGGACTTATATCTGCCAAATACGACATTTGTTAGTTTTCAGTTCGATAAAACAAAGGGTAGTCCAATTTCTTTCAGCGTCTCAAATTCAAATAAATATTTTCAAATTGCCAATATCGATAGTTACGCAATTCCCGGTATAAATAAGGACATAGTTCAGCCAACGGGATGGCAAAAAACCTGGACTTGGGTAAAGAAAAACGGCACGATAATTATTGTTGGTGTTGGTGGTGTTGTTGCAGGGCATTATTTGTTGAAATAATATACTCCCTGAAGTGGAGGACACATTAATATTTCTATGGAACGCACATTATTGTAATGTGCGTTCTTTTTGTATTAGTCAAGTATTTATAAACAACTGGTAATTATAAAATGGATAAGACTGAGGTTAAAGCAATTGTTAATGACGAGATTAAGAAATTCGTTGGTGACATGCTCGATAAAGAAATGAAAAAAGTTCTTCATAGCAATAATAGTGCTACGAGAGACGAACTTATTCAGACGATAAAGAACTCAATGGAAGCCGTTTATAAGGTATTGTGGCAGAAAAGAGATTTTTGGAAATCAGACATTAAATAAGATGGCAGAAACAAATATTAAACCGACATTAAGTAAACCCGTTAACGACTTATCTAAGGGTTATCAGAGAACATTTGATACAAAGGGTGTTGCTAATTTAAATGAGATTGACGGCATGTTGGGCGAAGCAGAACAGTCTTTAAAGAAAAAGATTTTCAGTCTTGCTAAGATGGAAGCGTTGGTTTTCGGTGACCCTAAACTTGCAGCCATTTATGAGGAAATGTCTGAGAACGGTGAGGAAAAATATGGTTATCATTACAATGAAACTATTATGAATATGCTTTTTAATGATTATGTTCTTAATAGTCCAAAGTATCTACAGAAATACAAACAAGCAGTTCCGAAAGAGAAAAAACGTAGGGACAAAAGTGGTATAAATCAATTAAAACATGCAGGAGAAGATATGCAAACAAGAAATCTCGAACCCAAAAAACCAAAACCAATTCAAGAGATTGGCGTGGATGAAACCACAGGCACTGGTGGTGCAGGTGGTGGTGGAGCATTCAGTGGCTCTGGTCAATATACAGCACCTTTAGGCTATGCTAAAAAGGTAGATGAGGTAGAATTCGAAGAACCTGAAGAACAACAACCAACTCAACCTGAAGAGGATGATTGTGTTATAAGTTCAAACGGCAACATATATTCTGTAAGTTGTGGTGGAAAATACATTAACAAATTTGTTGAATGGGAAGATGCTATGAAAGCAGTTGTTGATTGGCAAGAAGCAAACAATTTTTATCCAAACATTTGGTTTATCTCCGACCACGGAAATGCTGACATAATTGACAGAGACGGTAAGATTCTTAGTGAAACAACAGGCAGTGCATCATCAGGTGCATATGTTGGACCTGCAATGTGGGGTAGTGGTGACCTAATGAAAACCAAAGGCAAGGCTAAAGTAAAAACAACACCAATGATAAAAGGTGGTACAATTATACAGGAAAATAAGAATTATCTTATCGAAACAGAAGGTTTCGAAGATTTCTTCAACAGTCTTAATGAGGCTGATTTGTCCTATCAAGAAAAATTGAGTGATGACTATAATAAGAATCATACAAGCAGTAATAAAGGATTGGGCGTTAGTGAAGTACCTCAATCACCTAAACGTGAAAAATTAAAAGCAGGTATTGACAACAATACTTCTCTGTATATTGGTCAAGACGTTGATAAAATGAGAGACGATGACGTTAAAATTTTAAACAATGACATGACAAAAGAACATTCATATTTCCCTCATCCCGAAAATCCTAATTTACCTACAGATGGAATTTCAGGTAAAATAAAAGAAAATAGGGGTAAAGAAGATAACACAATCATTAACGACACATCAGCATTCACAAGCGATACAGTAAAACATTGGAACAATAAAGATGCTGGTACTGAAATGAATACAATAAAAACAGGTGACCCTGACAAAGCTAACTTAAATTCAATGGAAGAGAATAAAAACATAGACGAAAAAGCCGTTTCTAAGAAACAGCAAAAATTCATGGGTATGGTTCATGCCGTACAAAAAGGCGAACTTAGTCCCGATAAAGTTGGTGGTGATGTTGCTGATACAGCAAAGTCAATGAAGCCAAAAGATGCAGAAGATTTTGCGTCTACTAAGCATAAAGGTTTACCAGAGAAGGTTAAACCTAAACTCAAAGAAGAATCACAGACTATGATTGGTGACAGTCCTGACACTATGGCAAATAAACCACAGCCAATTGGTACGCAAAGCGGCAATATGGACATGGGTGCAAGGTCATCTGGTGGTGGTAGCATGAGTGAATCATTCAACCTATTGGAAGAACTAAATAACGAGTTGAAAGCATTTTCAATTCACCAAGATAAATTAAAGAAAATGACAGAAGATAGAAGACCGTCAGCATTAATACTCAAAGACCGTTTAGGTAACGACAATGAGAAAAATTTCAAGAAAGACCTACAACACAGTGGAACTAAAGAAGTTATTGACGTTGAAAAAGAACTTCAATGGAAAGACCAACAGACTGAAGTAGGTAAGAATCCATATGAGTTGGGTGAAAAACTTGAGAAGGGTGAAATCAAAGCAACTGATGCAAAATCCGGGGAAGCACTTAAAAACGTTGGTGACAGTGCCAATGATGCAGGTGACGAAATTCCAAAGCGTAATCTCAGCAAGGAAGAACAGGATGAAGTAAATCTTTATCGTCTTGGACTTGGCGACTTTGTTTATGATAACGAAGTTGGAAAACGTTTCGAAGACCGTATGAAGGCTGACATGGGTGACAAACTTTACAAACAGAGACAAGATAAACTTGCTTTCCGTGCTAAAGCACCGATGTACAATAAAGACCCACAGCCAGTGGAAGATACTACATCTGACAAGGTACAATTCAACAAAGAACAATCTGGTTGGAATGAACGTGAAGGTCTTAAAGAAGGTATGGTAACAGCTAAATATCGTGATTATCTCGGCAAGAGAAAAATCATTGACTTCAACTTAAACGAAGTATGGGAACTTAAAACAGATAAACCTGCTGAATTCCTTTGCGATTTGAGTTTTGATGGTCTCGGTAACACATATACTCAAAAGGTTAGTGTGAACGAAAACGTTGTTAAAGCAATGGAAGGTAAGAAATTCTATACAAACGGTGTTGAAGTATTCGTGTTTAAAACACCAGCTAAGAGCATCAACGAGTCTAAAGAAGTTGCTAAACCAGTGGTTAACGAGCAGATGAACAAGATGAAACATCTTGTTGGCTATAATACCGCTACATTTGTTAAACAGAGTAAAATACTATAATGACAAACATAACCGATAGAATATCTAAAGAACAATTCGACTTGGCATACGACAATCATCTGCCAAATGGCTGGATTAGGTTCGCATACAAGTACTTCTCAAAGGAAACCGAAATGAAAGATTTTGGTGTTAAAAAGACAGTTGTGGGTGTTCTCGGTGGATTATTTCTCCTTGGAATGATTGCAGCAATACTGAATTTATCTAACAAAATTGTTGGTTTATTCGTTATTCCATACTCAATACTATTGGCAGTATTAGTGCTGTACTTATTCTCAGCAGTATTTTTAAACAATTGGAGAATCAGACAAATCAGAAAAGAACTTGGCATTACACGAGACGAGTATGATGCTTTAGTGTCAGTATATTATTAGAAGATATTAGAAGAATTTATTAGAAGGGACAATGTTAATACACTGTCCCTTTTTTTATTGCGTTATCCGAATAAGATAGTATTTATTAGAAAAAGTATTATGGTAGCAACGATATCACAACAAAGACTGCAGAACTTAAACTGTGTGTTGGGTTTAGACTGTTCTAAATACCAAACAGACATTAATTGGGGTCTTGCCAAAGCTGCTGGAATTGAGTTTGCTTTTGTAAAAGTCACAGAAGGTACAACCGGACATGAAGACAATCTTTATAATTTAAAGGCAAGAGTTCTTTCAGCACAGAAGAACGGTGTTAAGGTCGGCTACTATCACTTTGCACGACCAGGAAATGTCGGTGTTCCTGAAGACGATGCCAATGAAGAAGCACAGAATGTCTTAGGTCATATTGCCTACCTGCCAAAAGTTGAATTTCCGTTAGCATTTGACGTTGAAGCATATTCGTCTACGGTTATCTGGGATAACAAAGTTGACCACATGAATAGGTTTATCAAGACTTTCATAGAAAAACTGAAAGAACATAATGTTGATGTTTTAATTTATTCATATAAGAGTTTCTTAGATACTAATTCAAGTCCGATTTTCGGCACATATCCACTATGGATTGCAGCTTACTTGAATAATCCCGAAGGTAGCTTACCTGTAGTTCCAAATGGTTGGACCGAATGGAAAATCTGGCAGTTTACTGAGAAGGGGCAAGTCAATGGCTATATTGGTGACATTGATTTAAACATAATGCATAAAGATTATTTCGATACATTTTAATATGTCAGCAACACAAAAATATATTATAATCAAAGACAGGGTTGAAATTTACAAAGACTTTACTATCAACCTGCTTAATTATATTTATGCTTATTATCTTGGCTCAGAAGTTTTATCTCAAGATTCAGACATACATAATTATTTTAGGTGGTGTTTTAATAAGGTTTGCGATGAATTTAAAAGGGAAGGTCTTGACTTTAGTGTTAATGAGCCACTGAGAGCGTATTTCTACGACTTTTTCTACCACCAATATTTTAAGAGAGAAAATCAGAATATCACACTTGATTATTATGAAAAGTTTTGGCGAAACATTTTCGATATTACACCCAACAAGAACAAAAATGTTATGAATACCATGATAGAATTGTATAATATCTTCGATACTTCTGTAAATCAAGAGAAAAATATCTTGGAAATCGTATAAAAATCCTTGCATATAGTATTTACTTTATGTACTTTTACGTGCATAAAAATAATATTATTTAAACCAGAATCAAAAATGGCAAATTTAAAACTCGACCTCTTAAATAAACTGAGGACCGACAAGTATTACGCTGAAATCGAATTAGTGCGTCTCGCACAAGACCCTAACTGCAATTATCTTTTCAAAATCAGTGATATGCAGCAAAAACTCAATGAAATCGCATTAATTAATGCAAGTCTTGGTCTTGCTGAACAGTATTTCCAGGAACCAGCACCTGCAGCAGCTCCTACTACAGCACCTACAGGTCCGGTAGTTAACGCTCCACAGGGACAGGTACATCCGGGACAAACTCACGGAGAATAAGAAATGACAGTACTAACTGAATTATATCAGTTTCTATTTATATCTTCCAGCATTTTTATGGCATACATCGTAGGTGATTTAGTCATAAAAATGTATGGAAGGTTTAAATTAAACAAAGACACGCATTTTGTTCTCACTTCTTTTGAGAAGATAATGCTATGGATATCTTTGTCGGTATTTTTATCATATTTAATATAGCAGATGAAAGAAATAGAATCAATATTAGCACCTATTACAGGTTATATGAAGTCGCTTTACAGAAATCCACAAGAGGGTTGGTACGAAATGGAGATTGCAATACCTAAAAATTGGGTGTTCGATGAGAACGAAGAAATTTCAATTGAAGTACTTAGTGAGAACGACCTTGGTAAGTTGCTTAAAATCTCTCCGAAAAATCAGAATGTTGTTGCAGACGACTTGGTGCTTTTTGTTGAAATAATTATCAACACCAATCAGAGAATTGCCGAAAAGGAATTGGAATTCAAGCAACAGATGGAAGATATGAAAAGCGGTCTTGAAACAAAAGCAAGAGAATTTTTCAAGGAGTTGGATGAACTGAAAGAAAATTCGTTTAGAAAACTCAACGATAATTTTGTTAATGGCTTGGCTGCAACAAAGAAAGAGAGAAGGAAAAGAACTCCAAAAGTTCCAGTTGTCAGTGGTGATACAAGCAATAGAGACATGTATGGCTCAAAATTAGAGGATTTGCCGGAATAATTTCTTATGGAAGTCGATAAGAAGATATTATCCATTGATTCTGACGATGAGGGTGTAGATATTAAGTCGTTTACTATCTTCATGGAAGATAACACCAAAAGAAACAAAAACAAATCTGCTAATGATTTCATGGAAATCGGTGAGGACCTACTTGCCGAAGTAGAGGCGAAAAAAACGAGGAAAGAAAAAGAAAAAAAGAAGTATATCAGATACATCCTCAGACATTCAAAAATCCACATTAAAAGTCAACTCACAAGTTATTCACTTGAAGACGTAAAGGACATCTACGATGAAATTCGCAGTAAACGTCCATTACGTAAAGCAGTTCATTTTATCTTTAACCTTTAAGAGTGTCGTTTACAAAATCCGCTTGTTCTTTAGGATTTACAGTTGTACACACCATACTGTCTTCGTCATGTTGACCATCACCCATTCTACCTTTAGTGTCTTCGTCATGTTGACCATCACCCATTCTACCTTTAGTGTCTTCATTGGTAATTGCACTGTTATTATCATTATTACCGTTAGTGGTAATTGTCTGTCCATTACCTTTAAACCCAAAACTATTTTTGAAACCTAATAATGTTAATACAAAACCGATTAATTCGACAATGAATACGTGGTCAATTTCTCCCTTTTGACACATTATAACTAAACCAACAATGATTGTTGCAGTCAATAATATGAAGCCAACTAAAGCTGCAAACTTAGTCATACTGTACTTTGCAGTATTGGTATCTCTGAGAATATCAAAAAACATTCTACGAAAGTTGTGTTCATGCATTTTTATTTCCATAATATCCTTGCTTTTTCACATAAATACACTATATTTGCATATAAATATCTAATTCATTATTAACTATGGAACTTTTCGAAGAAGTTTTTAACAGAGCAAGCATCTACGATATGCTGTTTTTCAACATTAAAGCCGTTTTAGAACACCCCACACTTGATGACCTTAAAGATAAGAACCCCGCACTATATGAGCGTTGGGGATATCTATCAGAGAATAAGTTTGATACTGATAAAAGAGATATGGACTTGGCTGAGAAGGTTTATCAAGACCGGGCAATTTTCTATCCGGAGTTCTCAAGAATAGTTGCAATTACCTATGCAAGTCTATATTCTGAGAACGGTAAGTTACAGAGATTCTTTAAGAAAATTGCAAACGAAGACGAATTTATGGTACTTGCAACTTTCATGGATGTCCTACACCAATTATCGTCAGAGGGTGCGAAATCAAATCCACAATATTATCCGACCTTCTGCGGACACAATATACTCAGTTATGATATTCCTTTATTAATCAAGCGATATATTAAACACAAAGATAAGTTCGAGAATAAACAACTTCCTTTCATTTTGAAAAGATGTTTGGCTGCCAAACCTTGGGAATCTAAGGTTATCGACACGGTTAACGTGTGGAAACTCAATGGTAGTGACTATACTCCTTTGATGTTAATAGCAGACTATCTTGGATTTAAAAAATCTGTTGAATTACTTGCACTTCCAGAAGTCAGTAAGCACTATTGGGAAACTGTTACTAATAATCCCGAAGAAGCACTTGAATCAGTATCTTTGCAATCCGCAAATCAAACAAATCTTGTCATACAGCTAATGAACGAACTAAGGCAGATGTAGTTTTTTGTTTTCATTTATTTTAATTGTATTAAATAAAGTAAGTCCGAGCGACTTACTTTATTTTTTTTGGTATTTATAGGTAAACGAATACTATGTTAGATTTTTTAAGTTCGATTAAAATAAATACTGTATCTGCTACACTACTTTCAGGAACTACTGTATGTGGAGTATCATGTTTAACATCTGTAAAGGTTATTGAAAACGGTAGTTGTTTGGCAAATAAATATCTTGCTACTGGTGCTACTGCTGTTTGTGCAACTACTGCTGGCAATGCTTTGGCTCTTTGTGGTTGTGTTCCAAGTTGTTTCTTAGGGGCAACTGCAACAGCAAGTAACTCTTTAGGACTTTGTGGTTGTACCCCTGCTTGTTTCTTAGGTGCAACAGCCACAGCAACTTGTGCGACAACTGCAGGTAATGCTTTGGCTCTTTGTGCTTGTACACCAAACTGCTTCTTGGGTGCAACTGCAACTGCAAGTAATTCAAGTGCCCTTTGTGGCTGTACTCCTGCTTGTTTCTTGGGTGTAAGTGCAATTGCCGCAAATACCCAATTTATGTGCATTTGCGATAATAGTACAAGAAGTGCAAACGATTATAGTCCAAATAGTAATGGACGTTCAATGCACATGAATTTCGTTAGTTCTGGTAGTGTTGGAACTGGTGGTAATTATGCGGGTTTAATGACAATTACACCTTATGATGGCAATACTGCAAGTACTGGTGATGCTTCATATCAATTAGTTTTTGGTGGAACAGCAGTAAATGGCGGTGGAACACCTTGGCTTAGAATTAGAAAAGGTATTGATACTACTTGGAATGCTTTTTACGATATTATAACAAGTGCAAATATTAGTACACAAAGTGTTGCAGTTGCAAGTTGTTTAAGTGGTTATAGTGCAGGTGCAGCAGGTTATGCAACATGTGCATGTTGTGCCAATGCAGTAAATATAGTTTCAGGTAATGAAGTAACATTAGGTTGTGGTTTTGCAGGTGGTGTGTTATATTTGGCATATAGAGGTTCTTCGGGTGCAATTACATCATATAGAATGTCTAATGGTATTGCTGATGGTGGTTTAGCATGTGTATGTGCAATTGACTATATTGCAACATCAGACTGTAGAACTAAAACATGCATCACGCCAATATGTAATGCATTGTCAACAGTATTACAATTACGTGGTGTTAACTATGAAGAATGTAACGATGAAACACATACAAATCGTATTGGTTTGGTTGCACAAGATACTCAGATGGTACTCCCAGAGGTAGTAACAATTGGTGTTCCAGACGATAAGGATATTTTACATGGAATTACTGATGGTAGATTAGGAATAACCTATGATAAAATAACTGCAGTACTTATAGAAGCAATTAAAGAGTTAGATAAAAAGGTCAATTGCCTTTGTATGGAATTAGATTGTTATAAAAATAAGGAATAATTATGTCAATGTGTGGTAGTGGTACTATGGGAATGTTATCTGCACCGCAAGGTGGCTGTAGTAGTATTTCTTTGGCATCGTGTATTAATACAAGCGGACCTAAATCATTACTTGCTTTAGGTGCTTCCGCAGGTAAAGGCGGTTCAATAAATATGACAAGTTGTTGGTATGGATATAATAATTTTCAAGTTACACCAACAACAATAGTTAACATACCTGCTGCAGGTGGAATTGTATGTGCTACTGCATGTGGTCCAGCTGCCAATGCATATCAAAGTGGTGGTGGATATTGGAGTACTATTTTAACACTTCCAACATTGTCACCGTCAGGTGTTAATCCACAAATATGTGTTTATGCAAATACTGGTGGTGCAAGAGCCGAAAATGTCAGTTTACAACCAAATGCTTGTAGTGCTGATGTTAAATATATTTGTCTTTGTCAAATAGCAGCAACCACAACTACTACGGCAGCACCTTCATATAAGCCAGTTTGTTTTCAGAACATATATACATGTGATACTGGTGTTGGTGGTTGTTGCGCACTTGCTTGTATTCAAGGAAATCCAATCAGTAGTGAGTGTTATAATGTTTGTTTACAATGGTATTTAAGTAATAATGTGGGTAAAGCAACAAGTTCAATGGTATCAGTATATAATGGTGCTTTTCAATATTGCGTGTGTTCACTTTCAAACCTTACTAAAACTTGCAGCGGTACTTGGTGTATTACAAGTATTAATGGTGCTTCTTGTTGGATGGTTTGTACACTTGCATCAAGTATTCCTACCTTTGGTGGAAGTTCAATTGCAGAAATTCAGATATTAAGTGTTACTCCAGTAAATGGAAGTTTCTGTCGTGGTACGCCATACGACCAAGCAAGTTATGGTGGTAGTCCACCCGCATAAAATATAATAAAATGGATATGAACGATTACATATTGAATAAAATAAACGAATATTTTACAAGAATTTCGTCTGATGCTTTTGATGCATGCCTTAAAGACGTTGGTTGTGATTATTGTCCCACACCAATTGAGTATATTACTCATACACTTGGTATAATTTGTGAACGTATAAAAAAAGAAAATTTTATTGGTAAAAAATTCTTAGATATTGGTTGTGGTGTTGGTAATGTGTGTGGTGTTGCAGAACAAATGGGACTTGTTGCAGAAGGTATTGAATTAAATCCAGTCCTGTACGGTATTGCAAAACAAATATATTCAACACTTAATTTTTATAATGTAGATATTCGGGATTTTAATAATTACTATGATTATGACATAATTTATTATTATGCGCCATTTTGCCGGGAAGAACTTCAGAAAGTGTTAAAAACAAAAGTTGAAGACAATATGAAACTTGATGCATATGTAATTGTATGTGGTTGGAAATTTGAAAGTGAAAAGGATGATAGATTTTTAAAGATATTTGCGGATGAAACAAGACATTTGCGCATCTGGCAAAAAATCAAACAATAATTTGTATTTATAAAAAACTAAACTCATGAATAACAAAAAAGCTGCAGTTATTTCGGGTGGCGGTTCATGGGGTGCTTACGGTGGTGGTACGCTTGCAAGAATTAATGGCGATTACGATACTATTGTGGGTGTCTCAACTGGCAGTCTCTTAGCACCATTGACAATTTTAAAAGAATGGGATTTACTCAAAGAAGGTTATACAACAGTGACTAATAACAGTGTGTTTGATAATTATTGGTATAAGCCTGCGCCATTATCACGAGAGGGTAAATTAAGGAAGTTACCAATACTAATTTCGTTCATAATGGGTGAGAAAACCATATGTACATCTAATTCCATGAGAAAAACAATAGACAAATTTTTTCCCCAGGAATTTTTTGATTTACTAAAACAACAAAACAAAGAAATTCTTGTAGGAACACAGAACTACGCACAACAACCATCGAAGATTCATTACTTCAGTTCACAAACAGAAAATTATGAGGATTTTAAAGACTGGATGTGGTGTTCAGCTAACTTTCCATTCTTCACAACACTTGTACAAAAATCTTGGAAAGACTGTTCGGGGAAATTTCATGTTGGTTTATGGTCTGATGGTGGTTTAACCGACTTAGTTGGTTTGGACCAAATTATGGGTAAAGGATACAAGGAAATTGATGTTATATTACACCGTACAAATACTGTAGAAAAATATGAGGGTTATGAAATACGCAACATATTGGAAAATTTTACTACAAGCGTTAATGCAATGCGATATGACATTGAATTTGAATACTTTCTACAGAAGATACAAAGACTAAATGACGAAGGCACTAAAGTAACTGTTTATTGGCTACCAAGAAAACTAAGTGCAAATTGTATGGTGTTTAATAAGGAAGAAATGACTGCTTGGTGGACCGAAGGATATGAAACCGCTTTTGATGAAGACCGTAGGATAGTTTTTGAGCCAACCAATTGGTAAAAGGTCTACACATATGCAATTGCACAGATATAAGCTAAAAACCCCGTCAAAACACTAATTTGACGGGGTTTTTATGTTAAACCCAAACTAATTTATTCGTAAACTTACCGTCTATGTGCGGAGCATCGAAAAGTTTATCATAGTCGGCTTCTGACATGTATGCTCTTTTCATCTTGTCTTCACTGTAAAGCATAAAACTCCACATATCGAACATTGTGTTAAAAAAGACATACATACCACCGTCTTCTGTTTCTCTGAACATATATACAAAACTTTCTTTAAAGTCATTATGTTCATTACTATTAGTGACTTCGTAATTGAGTAGTACTCCCAATGTTCTACTGCCATTAGAGTACTGCTCTGTGTGAACTTCTTTAATGTGTGTTATCATGCGTGATTTTTTATGTCGTTACCGTATTTTTTCAAATAGCTTGCATAGAAACTTGGATTCGAATGTGCCTTGAGTATAAATGCAATGAAATCAGTGGTCTCACCTATTGGTGGAATTCCTTTATAGTAGATTACAGTGCCCTTACCTGCATTATATGAAGCTAATGACAACTTCCAAGAATAGCCAACAGAATTACCTCTGCCAACCCAATAATTATATAAGTCTTTTACCATATATATACCTATATAAATATCCTCTTGATTTTTATCAAATTTAAGAGTATCTGTACGAAGAATCTCTCTATATAATTTGCGAGTGTCCGGCATTAGTTGCATAAGACCACCTGCACCCATTGGTGAAGTAACGGTATCTCTAAAAGACGATTCCTTAAAAACTAATCTGAATGCAGTCCTAACTGGCACACCATTCTGATTTGCAGTGTTATAAATAAATTCCACATACTTAGTGTCAAGATATTTTGGAATTATTACCTCTGATTCAAGTTCAATGTATTGTATTAAACTTTGTAAATACATTTGAGTTTTTAAATCCTCAATTTGTTTCGTTAAATATTCGCTCATTTCGTCCTTGTCGCCATTTTCTGCATTGGTAACAGGAAGACTTGTAAATCCAAAGGACGAAAACATTAAAAACAAAAATAACAATAATTTCTTCATAGTCGTAAAATTTAGTAAAGTTATTAATCAGAAAATCAGTGACTTAGGAGCCTGATTTTCAATATTTATTGGGGTTATTAAATGAAAATGCCCAGAAATGTGAGTTTTCCTGGGTGTTGCGAAGTCTTGCAAAGCCAAATTTTGAACAATATCTACCTTTCTTGAAGGGATTTTTTGTCGAGAAACCGTTGATATTTTTAAATTACTGTCCATTATTTATCTCATATAAATACTTCGCCACCAAGTAAACTACAACTTATTGCTTACCACGTTGTTCCGAGTCGTTTGGAAATAATTTCATATCCAAACCACCAATCATCTGATAAACATCCATTACATTTTGTTCAGCCACCTTAATTAATTTTCGTAATTTCTTGTGTTTCATGATGACAGGATGCTCTGTTAGATGCTCATTTATCATATTACCAATGATATATGCTCTATCGAGTGCTTCGTGATAGTGAAATCTATCCAAATCTTTTATTTTATTTCTTCCTTTTCCCATGATTCGTCTATATGTTTATTTATTTCCTTTTTCTTCTTAATTCTCTCAAGTATTGTGTCCGGGGTGAGTAAAAACAAATGTGAACTATTAATCCTGTTGAATCCACATCTATTTGCCACTGCAAATAGCTTGTATTCGTTCATTTCAGTATCGGTTTTGTCGATGAACTTCTGTAGAGAATAATACTCTGCAGCTTGCAATACGTTAGACCTATTTGGTGCACCATAATCGTTGCGGACCAATACTGTCTTCTGCATCATGTAATAGTCTAAATCGTTAACGTTGTTTTGGAATGGTTGAACTATTGCGATGATTGCCGTTTTATCGAAGTGATAATCCCGGTAAATCATTTCAATGAACTCTTCGGTTATTCCCATTTTCCTGAACTCCGGATGAACAACTAAACTGTGTATAAGAACAATCTTATCATACTCGTTAATGTTGATTTCCTTTGCTCTTATCATCTTAATCAACTCTACGTATGCATTGACCATGTGGTGTGCATCAAGTAGCTTATTCAAGTCAATTTTCAGTATCTTCGACATGGATATGTCCCAAACTGAAAATGTGTATTCGCCAATAATCAATGCGGGTTTATTTTCACTTAATCTTGCCATGAGAATATTCCCAACGTATTCACTGATGATGTTTTCGTTCTCAGTAATGAGGTCAAAGTTCTTCCTGTATCCCTGTGTCTTAAATGTAATGTTATTCAAGACATCCCATATTTCCCAACTTTTTCTGTCCATAGTAGATGCAAATCTAAGTATAATTTATTTAAAAATCAAGTGTTATTGTAATTCAAAGTCTTTATCAAGTTTATGCAAGAGGTCAACATAGTACGGTTTTATGTCGTCTTTATGCAGGAAATCCTTGGGTTCAAAGTGTTCATCCACCCACTGGCTCCATTGAAGTTCTACCCCATATCGATGCATGTCATTTATAAAATCGTTGATGTTTTTTGGTAAAAACGTCAGTTTATGTTTAATAACAGTTCTACCGTCTTTCTTACAAATGTCATAGTGATTGGGGTAAAACTCCAGAACAATCTCCTGTTCGTTTGTGAATTTATAGTAGCTACCCATATCCTTTCCACGCCAACCATCGAAGAGTCTATCACAAGACTTCTCACCAAACACAGGGTACAACATATCTACTTTAAACTCTACAGAGAGAAACTGATGAAACTTCTCAGTACCCATAGTGTATATGAACGGTACGGCTTTCATCATTTCAGTTTGTTTAAAACAATTGTAGTACCTACCGCATCAATAAAAGCACTGTAATCCACAATTTTGAAATTTATTGTTCCTGTCATACGTGGATTTTCCCTACTACCATCCCAATATGTAATCTTAAATGTATTACCATCGGTAAACTCCATATAATCAGTATTACGTGTTCCATACAATATCGGATATTTAACAGTACCAATTGTTTTGTGCCATATTGGTTTGAAGTCTTTCGACCAAGTACAATAGTATGAAGTAACGTTTTTCACTGCCTTACCTGCCTTATTTTCAGGTTCAAATAACGACACGTGATAAGTTTCCTTGGTGATTGTATCGGGAACAAATATTGCGATGCTGTTATATGTATTGCTTTCTTTCGGATACCATATCTCAGTACTGAACGTAACGAATACCGAACCATTGGAAATCTTACGGACTTCACCATAGAATTGGTTTTCAAGAGTATATAGAGTATCTGTAGCATTCCAACGAGTTGTACGAGATTCGAACCTTTTCATATATTCTTTAAACTGATAATCATCTACAGCGATTAAATCCGAAGCTGGCTTCCAACCATCGTCATCCCTGCGAAACAAGTATAAACTCTTGTGGTCGGTAACGTCATATGTAACAACATACAGTTTATCGTTGCTGATAAAGTACAGTTTGCTTTTATTTATGTTCCATAACATACTTTTAATTTCATTGGCTTCTCTGACAAATCGTCTTTCACCCAAATCATTAAGATATTGCATATATTTATCGATTTCGCCAGAACCAAGTAATCCGATAACTTTATTGTATTCGGTAATACCACAAGTATCAATGAATGGTCTTACATAACCTTCCATAGTGTTAATACCACCATTGTAGTCGGGATTGATTTCAGTCTCGCTTATCTTATTGAACCACAATTTTATTTGTGCTGATGCAAGTACTGAAAGCATCGAAAAAATCATAATTGTTAAAATCTTTTTCATCGTATTAATTTTAAAGTTATGACTGATTATACGTAAACCGATGAAAAATGTTACAAAAAATGCGCATAAAATCACTTCTATGCGCATTTAAAACACTTAAAAAACACGTTATTCTTCCAGAACCAATTCAGATAGTACCAAAATCAATACTTTTTTTGGTAATCGTTTACCTTTAAGTTTTGCTTGAAGTATCATATCTCCGTGACGAGCACTCAATATCTCACCCACATTCATCCAGTTTCTGTCTGGTACTTCAAGGATAGTTTCTTCTGTCGCTGCGTCAATGAACTTAACGTCAATTCTTGCTGTTTCTTTAATATATTTTGCCATTTTACGATTGTTTACAATAAATACTGTAAACAATTATAAAATTTTATAATTTTTTAATTAAAATCGATTTTTAATCCCATTTTCTGCATTTGTAGCAATGCTTCTGCATTACCGTTAAAATAAATCTGCACAAACTTGCACATCCTTTATTTCCTTGTAACGAGCACCGTATTGTCCCGTGAGAAACCGATTCAAAATGTTCTTACCCGCATTTATATCTGCATTGTCTTTGTGACCACATGATAGACACAAGAACACTTCACCGAGTCGATTTCCCCTATCAGAATGACCACATACTGGACAGGTTGTACTGGTGTAATAAGGTGCTACACTGCGAAAACTAACACGGTTAATCTCGCATTGTGCTTCTAACCTTTTGAGCCAATACTTCCAATTCCAAGTTCCGATAGAACGCCTGATATTTTTAGCCAACAAGCGTTTGGCTTTACTTTTATATCCCATCTTTTTTAGTTGTTCAACAACAATTAAATCTGGATTTTCTTTTACTAATATCTCTTTCGCTGTTTCATCAATTCTTTGTTTCAACGCTCTTTTAGCAACATAATAACCTTTGGACTTCTGCTTACATCTTTTAACTCTCTCGATACAACCTTTGATGTCCAGACCATACTGATTGCCGTTGTTAAGACTTGCCAGTGCGTTTATTCCAGTGTCGATACCGATGCAATGTTTACCTTCCTTTTTTGTCTCGGTGATTATCTCAAAACTGAACTGGACATAATTCTTGGTGATGATATATGAATTCAATCTCTTACCGATGTTATTATATTTGTTGAAATGTTTGTGATATTTAATCGGTAAGTCCATTATCATTTTGTTACCAACACTTGCTATGTGTAACCAAGCATCAAACCTCAAACTGTCTTCGGTTTTATATCCGTTGTTCTTTGTGGATACCAAATCAGCAATGGTGCAACTAACATACATTCTGTTACCTTTATGAACTGGCTTCACTGCTTTTTCTTTCCACCTTTGCTTACTGGCATTAATCATGTCGATTGCTTCTCTGGCTGCTACTTTTCTCAGTCGTGCTGATAACCATGTTTCGGGAATATCAACAACTGGTTTAAGAAGTTCACCTTTAGTTGCTTTATCAGCATTCAACCAGAAATAGTCAATGAAGATATTAACAACCTTCGAGTATTCACTCAAGATGACCGATAGTTCATTCTGCTTCTTCGCTGTTGCGAATTTCAGACTACATTTGGTTGAACGGATTAGTTTCATATTTATAAATTAACATCCACAACTGTAAACACTTTTACCACAATCAGGGCAATAAAACTCTGCGCCTGATTCCATTGGTTCTGATATTTCTTCTTTGTTTCGAATTTGTTCGTATGCCATATCAATCATTTTCCACACCTGTACATCAGAATAAAAATCAATCCCGTTTATTTTTGTGGGTTTAAATTTTTTAATTATTTTATATTGTGATTTCATATTATTAATGTTTCGGCAAGTGTAATAATATTCTTAATGTCTCTATTTTAATAGTTAAGGTTGTTTCAAGAGGTTCTACTGGAACACAATCTTTACAATGCCTGACCAATTCAAAATGACGGGGTGAATGACATTCACATTTAATGTCATAATGATAGTATGTCCTTTCAAGAGGTTTATCCTCTTTACAAATATCACATCTTCCGAATTCTACTTCTCCACTCATTTTATTCAGTTTTTTCGTAAATATTTCCTAATACTTTATGATTTTTACTCACTCTTGTATGCGTAGTTCCATAATCAACATAAAATCTGTCTTCATTGTATTTAACTACACCCTCTCCATCAATTTCGCCTAATGTGACAATATCTCCTTCGAAGATGTTTTCGATTCCAGACCATTCCATTATTTTCAATTGTTGTTGAAAATAAGGATTTTCTAATGGATGCTGTTTATCTTTAAGAGTTTGTTTATCGGATGTGAATACTATCCAATCATTACCTTCTTCTCCTGAACGAATGAATTGAAAGTTGTTGTGCATGATTTTATTACCTTCGTCCCATGCTCTAAATTTAATTTGTCTTTCCATAATTAACTAATTTATAATAATTCTTTTTCGAATAATTCAAAAATTTGAGGTTCGGTTAAATCAACTCCTTTAACCCATGTTGGCATCATTATCTTTCTCCCGTCTTGAGCCAGTGTATATGATACGGGATATTTTTTATTGGGTTTAATAAATTTAACAATATATCCCCCGTTTACTTTAATTTCTTTTGTCATAATATTTCGTCTTTTAATTGTTGTAACTTCAATTTTTCTTCTTTCAATTCTTTTTTACGCTTTACACTACGCTTCC